TAAAAATGGCACTACCAATAATTTAACAGTTCCTTTTGCTACTACTTCCAACGTATTAAATAACCTAGGAAATAGGACAGCTATATCTGGAACTACTGTTGGGTAGAGTGGGCTTAGGTTGTACAGAGTTTATAATAATGGTTATCCAGTAACCTACGGTAATGTTTTGAATATTGGTGGAAGTGGTTATGGAGAACTTTTGTTTTAGTGGACTTGGGATAGCAATCCTGGACATTTGTACTATAGAAGTAAAAAAGATGTGGCTTCACAAGCTTGGAGTAATTGGGTTACTATACTAGATAATAATAACTATTCTTCTACTCTAGATGGAAGGTATGTGACTCTTACTACAAACTAGACAGTTAGTGGAATTAAAACTTTCAGCAGACAGTAGAAGTTTACTGTAGCGACTGGAACATCTCCTTTTACAGTATCTTCCACTACTGTTGTTTCTAACTTGAATGCTGATATGTTAGATGGGTGGCATTTAAATTATATACTAAAAGATGGATATGTCACAAGTGGCACGCCTGGACTTTCCTCTTATTGGAGAAAGGTGTGGGATATAACCCTGAATAATTAGTATAATGATGTTGATATTAATCTTCTTGTGCATTCAGCTTATAATTAGTAGTGGGGAATAATTTCATTTAAGTTGAGGCAGAATGGAACTGGAACCGCAAAGAACATATCTGCTTATTTGGCTGAAGTTGTAGGAAATATACCACTAGATAGATTCAGATTATACTATAACAATAGCAGTGGATTATGTTAGTTATGGTGCAATCCAAGTGGTTAGTATAACGTCTATAACTATAGGGTTCTAGCTAAGACTTGGAGAACAGGTACTGAGGCTACTACTCTTGGAACATTTTATACTGGTAATACTACTACAGTATAGTCTCTTCCTTCTGGTAGCTATGTTTCTATGACTGGAATAACTATTGTAAATACTGCTGCTAAAGTTGCAAACACTTTAACATTCTCTGCTGGTAAATTTTCGTCAAAAACCTATAATGGTGGTGCTGCTGTTACAGTAAACATCCCTACTAATACTAGTCATTTGACTAACGATAGCGGATTCTTGACTGGTAATGTTATTAGGGCTGTTAGTGCTAATGGTTATTGGGGAATGGCAAGACCTGATAGTAATACTTCGGATTGGATTAGAACTACTTCTTCCGGTATTATTCCTTATCGGTCTGGAGGTAGAGGAGCTGGACATTGTGGATTAGGAAATTCTAGCTGGTATTTTTCTTCTGCATATATTGATACTGTTCATGGTAATCTTGATGGCACTGCTACTAATGCGGATAAATTAGATGGATTTCATGCTAATACTTCATAGAATCCGTTTGGAAAAATACCTACAATAGGTTCTGATGGAGTAATGGAAGTTGGCAGATATTTAGATTTTCATTATAATTCCAGTGATACTTCTGATTATAGAACTAGATTATAGATTAACCATAGCAGCGGTTCATATACAGCAATTTTACCAGCTAAGTCGGGGACATTAGCAATGACATCAGATATCCCTACTGTAACCAATTATTACTGGGCTAATGTTAGAGTTAGTTCAAGTTCCAGTACTAGTACATCACCTACATTTAGTACTGCTTATACTAGTAACTGGTTTAGAAGTACTGGATCTACTGGATGGTAGTCTCAGACTTATGGTGGTGGATGGTATATGTCCGACAGTACATGGATAAGAACCTACGGAAGCAAGTCAGTTTATCAAAATACTGGATAGATAAGAACAGACGGATATTTAGTTACTAATGGTGGAATTACTATAGGAGCTACCTCTCCTAATAATGACACTTATAAGTTATATTGCAATGGATAGTCTTATCATAGAGGAGATTCTTATTATACTGCAGCCATTAGATTAAATAATCGAGGCAATAACTCTATATATTGCGGACCTAATGATGCTGCCAATACTATAGGGGGTGCATTAAATAACTTAGTCTTTTCTTCATGGAATGGAGTGTCATTCACTACTAGCTGCTCAGGATAGACCTGTACTAATAAGAATGCAGTTAGTATCAATTGTAGAACTGGATATTTAAATGCGTACTAGGTATACGCTAATGGCTTCCATCACAGATTTATGGACAGCAATAACTATGTTTTACTAGCAGGAGGTTCTTACAAAAATCTAGCAGACTTTGCTAAAGGAAATGCTGGTGCTTCCAACAGAGGTGTATATGTAACTAGTGGTACTGTTAAAGCTATGACATATTACTTGAATGCTACAGTCAATAGCGGTTCATCTGGTAAGTTAGCCTATTATAGTGGTACTAATTCCATTGATGATTATACCAGTACTAAGGGTTCTAGTAGTACTCCTATCTATCTTAATGCAGGAGTTCCCACAGCTTGTAGTGGAGTGATAGTGAAATATTGGGGATGGTACAGTATAAGCTGCTATTCAAGTACTACTCCAATATATTCCAAAAAAGGTGGAAACTTTAATTTTGTTACCTCAGTCTTAAGAAGAAGTAAAGGAAAATATACTGTAGGAACTGTATATCCTAGTGGTTATACATGGAATAATACTATCTACTGGGGAAGTGGTAGACTAAATAAAGCTATGTCTAGTAACTCTTCTAATTCGTTACTATATGTGACCATGCTCAGAGGATACTAGTCTGGTTCTACTTATTATCTGTATGTTAACACAGCAGATGATTCCTCATCTAACGATGGTGTGTTTGATGTATTCTTCTTATGTTTTTAACATAAATTAAGTTTTCAAGTTGAAATAATATTAATATAGTTGTTAAACCAAAATTAATGATTTATGACTTTAAATGATGTATTGACAAAGCAAAATGTAATCACCAAAGTTATTCTCAAAGACGGTGATAAGGAACTCCCAAAGGAGTTAAAAGTAAAGATTATGCGCATCAGAATGGCTTATAATAAAATTAAAAAGCAATTTGATGCCGATACTCAAGAGTTTGCCAATCAGATTATTACAGATGAATTAAGAGAGCTGTCTGAAAAAGCTGATAGAACACCAGAAGAGGATGCAAGATTCAATGAATTAAACGATAAGACTAATTCCGAATACCAAGAATACTTAATCCAGAAAGGTAAAGAAGAGATTACTGATACTATTGATGATACATTTACTATGGACGAATATTCAGATATTTTGGATATTAATTCTGGAAATGATGTAGAAATTAATGGTAACAAAATTAAGGCAGTAGATTTTTTAGAAATTGTATATGATTTATTTGTAAAAGAATGATTGAAATTGTAAAACAAAACGAAACTTATAGAATTTCGGAAACAGCTGATAATAGTTGGGTAATGACAGGAACCGCAGAACATAATGTGGACGGTTCCTGCAGTGTTAATTTCTCAGTTAATAAACCTGGAGAATTAATGGAAGATATTGGTTCTTGTAGTTATTATAAACCTGCAGAACAATCAATGGTTTCTGTTAATTATAATGTAACAGAAGCTAATAGAGACGAATTTGTTGCTTATACTGATACTGTTATTGATGCAGTATTAGCTAAATTTGCAGAATAATATAAAGAGTCGTAAAAAAGTTAAATGCGGCGGAAAAGCTAAAACTAAAAAATCTAAGAAATAATATGGGTCGTAGAAAGGCTAATATACCAAGAGCAGGTGTTAAGAAGGGCGGAAAGTTAAAAAGAAGTGGAAAGAAATGTTAATAAAACTCTTTATAAGATATTATTAATATTATTAAAATATACTCCAATCACATTAGCTACTTTCGATATAATATATTCTATATTAGGATACTATTCAATAGAAAATTATATTATAAGCGGTATAGCTGGAGTATCTTTATTTTATTTGTTCACTTTGTACATCCTTTCTTATGTATTTAGATTTTGCTATTTATACAGAATACCTTTATATTATATAACTCTAACTAATATTATTGCGTCTTATGACGAATATTATAATATTCCAATAACAGATTTACAAATATTAAGAGTTTACTTAATATTAGCTGGAATAGGTATTATAAGTTATATAATTTTAAAAATAAAAGGAAGATGTTAAAATCAATAATTAAATCTCTATTATAGAAATTCATAGACGATATTGATACAGGAAACTGTAATATGACTATGGAAGAATAGGGTAAAGTAATATCAGTATTATCAAATATAGCTAATCCAGATTAGCGAATGAGTAAAATTTAGGCTTGTGATTATCTTGGAGTTAGTGGAGCTACTTTTGATAACTACGTTAGAGATGGATTTATTCCGAAAGGAATCAAATAGGAAGGTTTTAAAGAGCTAAGCTGGCAAAAGTCTGATTTAGACATATTCTTATCAACTAATGGATAGAAATAATTTAAATTATTCAGTATATGTACATACTAACAAAATAAATGGTAAAAAGTATGTAGGATAGAGTTCTAATATAGTAGAACGCTGGAGAAATGGAGGTAAGAACTATTTTAGCAGTGTTAAGTTCTTTAGAGCTATTCAGAAATATGGTTGGGAAAATTTTACTCATGAAATTCTCTACGAGAATCTAAATAAAGAAGCCGCTAATAAAATAGAACGAGATTTAATAAGAAAGTACGATTCTATAAACAACGGTTATAATATTTAGGAAGGAGGATATACCTCATTAACCTAGAGTAGTCTTGATAAAATGAGTAAATCCCTAAAATAGGGGTACTTAGATCACCCAGAGCGGAGACAAAAAATAAGTGAGAAGCTTATTGGTAGAAAAAACTCGGAAGAAACTAAGAGAAAGAAAAGTCTAAATAGTGCTAAAGCTAAATTGATTACTATAAATGGTGAAGTCGGAAGTATTAGATTTTGGGCACTTAAAATAGGAATGTCTCACACGACATTAAACTATAGACTTAAAACTCACGGAGAAGATAATTTAATCTAGTTTATAAAATCTAAGTTAAAATAAGTTTTCTTGGAATAAAGCTGACCTAGATATATTTTTAGCCAGCAAGAATTAACTCAGCAACGAGTTAGAAATCGGGAGTCTTGAATAGTTTATATTATGACAACATAATGTAGCTGTTTAAGATTCCCGATTTTGTTTTTAGTATTGTCCAATATCACTCATAGAAATGTATATTATAGTGTAGTTCTAGAACAAATAAACTTAATTATTAACATTTAAATCTTGAATTATGAGTGATACAAGAACTTACATTGTACCTGACGGTTAGGAAAATAGCACTAACCAGATGCTTCCTTGGATGGCTATGATGAATGGTGGAGGTGGCTTTGGAAATGGAATGTGGAATAATCCGTTTGTTTACCTCGTTTGGATGTGGATGATGCGCTGGATGAATAATGGAGAATTTAGAAACGGAAATAACTGTTAGAACCTATAGTCTGCTGAAATTCAAAGCCAGTTAGCTGGTCTGCGTGAATAGATAAATACCAATCAGAATACTCAGTTATTGATGGATGCTATTAAGGGCAATTCCTCTTCTTTGGAAACTCTTTCTACTAACTTGAACTGTGATTTTGGAGTATTGAAAGATTGCTGCTGCAATATTCAAAACGCAATAGCTACTGTAGGTGGTCAGGTTGGTTATAGCTCTGAAAGAGTTATCAACGCTGTAGAAAGAGGTAATTGCGATGTTATTCAGGCAATCAACAACTGCTGCTGCAATACACAAAAGGCTATTATTGAGTAGGGATACTAGAATCAATTAGCTAGTGAAAGACAGACCTATTAGATTACTAATAGTATTAATTAGGCTGCAACTGCTACAGAAAAAGGATTTACTACCCTATCATTTCAGAATTAGACTCAGACTTGTGCTCTTTAGGATGCTATTAAGGATACTAGTGCTACAAGTACAGCTTAGATTATAGCTAAGCTCGACGCCATGCAGAATTAGGCTCTGTTGGATAAGATCGATGCTTTACGTGAAAAGAATAGTTAGTAGGCTGTAGTTATCAATAATGCCCAATAGACTGCTACATTTGGACAAATGATAAGTCAAGCTACTACTCCTATTGTTGCTGCTGTAAATGCTCTACAAGGTGATGTAAATGGAATCAAGTGTAAACTTCCAGAAACTGTAACATTGCCATATAGTTGTGCTACTGCTGTACCAACTCAAGCCGTGTTTAACGGATATGCTCTTGGTACTTACGCAGGATGGAATAATGGATGCTGCGGTAACTCTCTTTGGGGTTAAGAAAGGAGGTAACTATGTTATTACCTACTTATATTAACGTAAATAGGGGAGGAATACCAGCAATTAGTAGCTTATCTGTAACAGTTACGGCTAATGAAGTACAATTTGACTTTAATAATCACCGTAACATAGGTACGCCTTTTAGAGGATTATTAATAGTAAGACTTAACTAGGCTATACCAGCAGGAACTACTACGACTTTACCTATTGTATTCACCAGTGGTGGAGGAGGTAACGCTCAGAAATTGACTGGTTATGACGGAGCAGATATAACTGTGTCTCAGATACCAGGAACAGGTATTTACTTATGCTGGTTTGAACACAGTACTAATACATTACAATTATTAACAGGGGTTGTATAATGGCATTTTAGAATTTAAGGAATAGTAATTAGCTATTTATCTTGCATAAAGATTCTGTCCCTACTCTGGAAATTGGTAAGGTTACTAACGTATCCATACCAGTTCCAAAGTATGGAAACCCAGGAATGTATAATCAGGAAATGATAGTGGATATTACGGCCGAAATAAACGGCACATCTGCTAGTTTCTAGAAATTACCTGCAATGGGAGACATTGCGGATTTCGGAAACAATATTGTGGTTTCCTGCAACAAAGAAGCAATGAATAGTGAAGTTTCTTCGATGAAGCAAAGAAGCCTGGATATAATTAATAGTATCGAAACACATTAGAGTATTATTAAAGGATGTGACGAAATTCTATCGCAATTAAATCCAGAAATAGTTGAGAAACAAAGACAAGAATAGGAGAATAAGGCTTTAAGAGAAGAAATAAACTCTCTTAAAGAAATGTTCAGAGAATTTATTAAAACATCTTTAAAATAGGAACAACATGGCAACAATAATTGAAATTCAGGAGTCAAAATTTGAGCATCTTTCAGATTGTGCTGAACAAATCGTTAAGCATGGAAAGAAATTGATGCATTGTTTATCAGAACTGGAAAGTAAATCTGGTGAACACTACATGGAAAGATACGGAAAACGTAGACGTGGAGGAATGAGAGATTCTGACTACGACGACGAGGACTACCCAAGATACTATTGATATGAGAGCAGCTTTGGATATGTATGACGATATGCCAAAGTATATGCGTAAGTACTTACAAAACTACGGTTGGCATTTCAATAAGGCTTTGTGTTCATACGCTATTTCTTTTATGAAGAAGGGAGGAAAATCCCTAGAGCCAGTATCCAAAGAATACATTGATAAGGTATTAACGTAGAATAACATTAAACTAGAAAATAATGTTGGCTATGATTATGTATTTGTTGGCAATATGTGTAAGGCTGATTATTACGGAAGTAGTATAACAGATGAAAGACATTTTGCTCTTTACATTAAAGATACCATAGACGATGAAGACGCTGGAGATGGTACTACTATGAGAAGATGGTATGCTACTATGGTAGCTAACGGAACTATGGTAGACTGGGAGGATGTGATATGACACATTTCAGAGTATTGTTTGAGAAATACGATTGGGATATAGAAGTTTGCATAATTGTAGAAAATCCCAATGTTCAATACATTTTGAGTAGATTAGAGGATTTGGGATGTCCAGACGATGTTTTACATAGGGCAGCTTCTAGGATAGAGGATTACGAAAATTCAGGTTTTACGTTTACTAACCAAGAAGAACACAAAAGCATCATAGTTATAAATAGACCTGATTCTGCTGAGGAATTTATAGATACTTATAACCATGAAAAGAATCATGTTGAAATGCATATATGTAAAGAGTTTGGTATTGACCCATATTCCGAGAAAGCTGCTTATCTAAGTGGTCAATTAGCAAAAAAGTTATTTAAAGCATAGTTGAGAAACTGGATTAGATAACTATATATAATTAGTAGGAGGATTTCCCCAAGTTGGGAAGTTCTCCTATTTTTGTTTTGATAAATCACTAGTTATGACTATATATTACTGTAAACATATAAATATATAATCTTATGAAATTTTTTACTGTCGAAGAACTAACAAAAAGCACTACTGCTTAGTAGAAGGGAATTAAAAATGTTCCGTCTAAAGAATAGGAACAAAATTTGATAGCTCTTATAGAAAATGTTCTAGACCCTCTTAGAGAGGCATATGGAAAGCCAATCGTTGTTACTAGTGGATATAGATGTCCAGCCCTAAACAAGGCTGTAGGAGGAGCTAGTAATAGTCAGCACATGACTGGATAGGCTGCCGATATAAGAACTATTGAAGATACTAAGGCGGAAAATAAAAAGCTATTCGATTTAGCCCAAAAGCTAAAATTACCATTTGACTAGCTAATAGATGAACATAACTTAGATTGGGTTCATATAAGTTATTCTAATAGAAACAGAAGACAAGTACTGACTATAAAATAATATGGGAGAAGGTAAAACCAATATGTTCGGTAAAACCTATAATACTATTGGTTCTACCGATTCTAATTTTATTATAAAAACAAAAGGAGATTTAAAAGTTTAGTGGGGCGGCAAGTTTATTGATATTATAAAGAATGGTAAAATTGCTTCTGCTAATTCTAATATACTAAAGACTGCATCTAGTGCAGATTAGATAACTAGTGATGGAATTTACTTAATAGTTTCTGATACAGGGAATGAAGTCTGGGTCCAAATAGACGGAACTAAGGTTAATCTAGCAGGCGAATTAGGAACTATGTATGTATCATTCTTAGAGGAATAGACTAGGGTTTCAGCTGAATAGAAATACACAGCCCTGACCAATATAGGGTTTTATTACGAATCTCTAGATTAGGCAGAATAGGCCGGGATAAAGGCTGGTATCATATTTATAGCTGAAGAAAATAAGTTGTATATAGTTAAGAATGGTATTTTGTCTGAATATTCATTTTCTAGCTCTTCGCAAACTGGAGGAACTGATAGTGATTCCAAAGGTTCTTTTGAAGAGCTTACAGTAGGAGAACTCCGAATATATAAAGAAGGTTCCTCAATGAATATTGACAGTACAGATCTACAATTTTACATAAACAATTAGCTCTGTGCTACATTAAGTAACATAGTTAGATCTTATTTTACCATAACTATGGCTGATGGAACATATATTTAGTCTGAAGGAGCTACTGCTGATAATGGATTTAGAATTTATAAAGAAGGGACAAAATCTATACTGGAAGTAGATTCTATAGTGTGGAGAAATATGGATTTAGAACTGGGGTTAGAATCATGGTACTTAAATACTGCTACTATTTATAGCACCCATAATAATACTATTGCTTCTGCCGAAGATGTGGACGGAAATATAGTATGTACTCTAAAATATTAGAATCAGTTTAAGGAAGACTAGAGAGTCTATGTATTTTTAGGACTTAATCCTCATGTATCAGTAAGTTACCAAGAAGTTGAAGAATAGGTTACACTAACCGCATAGTTAGATAACGATTTGCTAGCATCATAGGATATAGAAATAACAGTTAATTACAGTATAAACGAGATGCCTTATAGCGGAGTTATAACTATTCTTTCTGGAGAGAATAGTGGAGATTTGATATTAACTGTCTCTGGAACATTTGGAGTAACTGATTATGCTATTACATCTGGACCTGAGGATGTTATAGCCGGAAATACTGTAAGTAAGAATTCATTTATTGAATGTACTATAACTGAAATTAATGGACAGGAGGTAACTATTGAAGTTGATTCTATCTCTAAAGATTTATTTTTAGCCAAATGTAATAATTAGTTGATTTGTGCTTCAGATTGTCCCATAATAAAAATAGAACAAAACAATTTAGATTTGTTAGATCGTTCTAAGATGGTATAGGAAGAGATTACTAATGAATCTGGAATGCCGGAGGTTATAGAAAGACCAGACGAAACTATTCACACCAGAATTGGAGTGGTAAATGAAGAAGATTTAGAATCTTTAAAGGAGTGTCCGGAAGAGGAGGAAGAGGTCAAAGTAGGTATATATTCTGATAATTTTATTGGTTTAAATTCTAAATTATACGATGTAATATTTAAGAAACGATGTAGCTATCCTAGATATGATGAAAATATTGAAATACCTGAGGATTTTTAGGATGAAAAGTATAATTAGATGGTCCCTAATATAGACTGGATTAAATAGCTACTAAAGCTAGCAGTTCCTAGTGGGACTATTGCTATGTTTAACGGACAATCCGAAATTCCAGAAGGATGGGCTATATGTGATGGAAATAATGGAACTCCTAACCTAGTAGGAAAATTTATTAAAGCATGTGCCTCAGCAGATGAGGTCGGAGACAATGACTCTATACTTGACGAAAATAATGAATTAATTCTTTCATAGGATTACTTACCAAAACATAGTCATCCTCATAAAGCCCATACTCACAGCTTAAGTGGGGATTTATCTGGAACTACGGGAAGTTCTGGAGATCTATCTGTATCTTTGGAATATTCTGATTATAACTGGGGTATAGAATCAGTTTCTAAGACTTTTGTTACTTCTGTAACCGGAGAAGGTATCACTACTGAAACTGGGACAGTAGATGGAGTGTCTAATATAAGGACGTAGGGAGGTACTGCTACTGGTGGAAGCCATACCCATTCTATATCTTTGGAAACAGATGAAGGGACTTCATTATCTTCTGCTACTAGCGAAGAGTAGTCTTTGTCAGATTCTGAATGGCCAAATAAACCTCTAAAAATAGAACCTCGTTCTTATTCTCTAGTATTTATTATGAAATTATAATTTTTTATTACAGAAGTTTAACATTTAATTATGTTTTAATTGCTGTCTACCTAATCAATACATATATATTGTATGATTAACTAAAAAATGATTATGTATATGGAAAATTTTGATGAAGTGATTTTTGACGACGACGAGTTTGGAGGTGATTCCTTTGAACAAACAAAACCAGGAGATGGTGATGGCAACCAGCCTTCTAATGGCGGAACACCTTCTGGATAGCAAGATGAAGATTTAACAACTGAAGTACTACGTCTTAAAGGTATTACTGACCCAGAAAAAATTAAATTCGAAGATGAAACTGGTGCTATTGTAGAAAGAGCTTGGGACTCATTAAGCAGAGAAGAATAGATTAATATCTTGATTGACCAAGAACCAGAACAGTAGGACTTCGATGAATCTGAATTGTAGCTTATTAACACAATTAGAGAGAGTGGAATGACTCCAGAGGAGTACATCTAGTCTTTACAGCCAGAAGTTGAACCAACTAAACGATATAGAGTCGATGATCTTTCTGACGATGAGGTTTATGCGTTGGATTTATTACATAAAATTGGGTCCGATATTTCTGACGAGGAAATCAATCAAGCACTTGAATTAGCTAAACAAAATGAAGGTTTATTCAAGAAAACAGTAGAAGGTCTTCGTAAAGAATATATAAGACTTCAGGAAGATGAAGAAGCTCAGATAGCTAGTGAGAAAGCCGCTAGAGAAGAAGCTGCATATAACAAATTTGCTGACTCAATCAAAGGTCAAATTAAAGACCTAAATTCTTTTGCAGGACAACCTTTGCAACTATCTGATGATGATATAGAAGATTTATCCTCGTTTATGCTGGACATAGATGATTAGGGATTAAGTGCGTTTGGTAGGGCTATGAATGATCCAGCTTTGTTTACTAAGGCCGCATTTTGGATTCTTAATGAGGATAAAATAGTAGAAGAATTAAACAAACAGATTCAGGATAACTATAGAAGAGGTTATGAGCAAGCCAAGGCGGATTTATAGGGAAAACCTAAGCCTAAATTGGTGTTCAACAAACCCGCTTCACAAAAGAAAACCACAGACGATGTGTTTATAGATGATGAAGATTGGTATTAAGATTTATTAACATTTAAAAAGAATAATTATGCTTGTAGCGAGTTTTGTAACTAATCGCCCTACGATGGGTGACACTAGAACTTATGAAGATTTTAGTAAATTCTTAGGAGAAAGACCTCACCGTTTAGGCGTTGTATCTCGTCTTTATCCAGAATTAACTGCAACTTTCTTGACAGAGGCTCTAAGAAATATTTTCTATGGAGATACCAAGAAAGCAACTGGATTCCAGAATATTGATTCTACTTATTTTGAATGGGAAGTAGAAACTAATTATATTAAGAGAATCCCCTTCGCAGCTGTGCCTGTTGAAGATGGAGCTGATGGCTCCGAAATTGAAATGATTTTCCCTGAAAACTATTATCAATTACACGAAATTTTCAAAATTGAGAAAACTGGACAGCAATGTTTTGTTGTATCTCGTCCTACTAGAAAGGCTGACAATATGTGGTCTGTAATGGTAAGACTCATCGACGATGACTATTCATCAATCCTAGACAAAGATGGATGTTAGGTAGGTGATACAACTCGTTTCATTGGTAATGCTAAGCCAGAATTGCATGATACTGGTTTCGTTAAGTATCAATCTAATGTTGAAAAGATGAGAAACTATATGACGACTATTCGTGTTGACGATAGCTACTCTTCTAAATATGCATTGATGGAAGATACTTTCATTAAGGTTGGTAAAGGAGAAAATCAAGGATGCCTAACTGAAAAGATTTACAGACTTGAGCCTATGAAGAAGAATCTAATTGAAAACTTCTTGTATGCTCGTGAAAATATGATTCTATTAGCTAAAGGAAATATTGGGGTAGATGGTAAAGCTACTATCTCTGATAGAGGTAGTGGACGTCCAATTCCTATTGGTGACGGTATGATTCCTCAAATCGAAAGATTTGCTTCTAAATATGCTGCTAATAGAGTAACTATTAATACATTCCACACTATCATTTCTACGATGGTTGAAAAAGCTGAGAAGCCCACTGGAAACCACTTTGTATTCATGGTAAACGAAAGAATGTGGGGAATTGTACAGAGAGTTCTTGGAGATTATCTAGCAAATCGTAAGACTGATGGAGCTTACTTGTGGTCTAGAGGTGGAGAAGGAAAATACATCAAAGTAGGTGCTACATTTGATGCTTATGAATGGGGCGGAAATGTTGTATCATTTAAAGTTGATAGAACATTAAGTAGAGAGTTCTTAGAACCATACGCTCTATGTATTGACCTTACAACTGGTAAGACTTCTACTCAACCTCCTATAGCTATGTACTCTCTGAAAGGAAAAGACTACGTCTTTAACGAAGTACTTGGTGTAGGTGGACGTTCTGGTGGTGACAGCGGTGTAGTTTCCACTCCTGTTGCTGGAAGTATGATGACTATTCACGGATACGCTGGTATCGCAGTATTTAATCCCTACAGAAGTTTTATATTACGTTGCAAGGAGTAATTTTAAATAAGATAAGATTAAATAGAAATTAGATAAGGTAGGGAACGAGGTGCTTCCCTACCTAATTCTTTAAAATATGAAAATGAATTATGGCAAAAAAGGTTAATGAAGTACAAGACGGTGATTTAAAGAGTAACATCGTCGTGTTAAGAAGTGTGTTTGGTAAAGTAGGACAGAAATATTATATTCAACCTCAAAAAGATTCTCGTGGTAGATACGCAGATTGTGTTAAAAGAGTTAACTCCCAAGGAGATATTATTTTAACACCAGAAGAAATTGAAAAAGAGTCAAAAGGATTAGCTGCTTATATTCCAGAGACAGAGTTGTTTGTAATAGAGGATGGTAAAACTTTTAATTTGGATGATGTCTATGAGAACGCTGTTTGGGAAGCAATTAAAAATTGTGACCTCATCGCTCCAGACAGATTTGCAAAAAATGATAAAGGAGACTATCTAATTGACGGAACTGTAGACCCACGGTCTAAAAGACCTAGATATGGAACTGCAGAGCTTTATGTAGATAGACCTGGATTTGAAGCTCAACGTAGAGTTACTAGACGTAAACTCATTGTAGAGGCTTCTAATTATATCATGAATGATGAGCGTGGATATGAAGGAAGATTGCTCGTTGCTAAGGTATTAGGTAGAGATATGAAAAATCAGCCAAATGCTGATGTTGAAGACTATCTATTGTCTATAGCTGAGAAAACTCCAGAGAAAATTATTAATTGCTACACTGGAGGAGATATTCAACTTCGTATGTTGTTTATAGAAGCTCGTGAAAAGGGAGTTATTCTTAAAAAGGATGGACTCTTTGTCTATGGAGAAGATGGTAAAGTAGCATTAGGAGCTACAGATAATGCAGTTGTAGAATGGATGAAATCATCTAGAAACGCCAAAACCTTAGCCTTAATTAGAAAAGACACATATCCTGATATGTTTGAAGATTAATTATCAATATTTTAATATAATGCGAAAATGACCGCAAGACAAGTTTTTGAAGCTACATTGATAGAACTTAGTAAAGTATAGGCTCCTTCGCTAAAACTATATGAATTTAATTACTTATTTAATAAAGCTATTAACTAGTATATAAATAAGGTTTATAATGTATACGATATTAATCAGCAAACCACTGATGATTTACGTGTATTAAAATCTACTACATTTCTAACTCCACATAAAGTTGAATTAGCTAGTTCTAAAAAGGATAGTGCTGTTAGAAATATAGGTTCAGGAGGTAAAGTAGCTGCCACTGGAAACTAGGACGCTCCTTCTGATGGATATACTGGATAGGCTTCTTCTTATTTAAGTAAAACACATCGTTCTATACAATCATTGCATGGAGCTACTTATGAAGTATATATGCCTATTGATTACTTACATATGCTAAACTGTGTATGTATCTATTATGTAGCTAAATAGAAAGATTGCTGGGATGCAGGTTCTTATATAGAAATTCCAGCAACTAGATTAACGGCCGATTCTTGGAGTTAGATTATTACTGACATTTATAATAGACCGTCCCCAATGAGACCTTATTATTATGTTCACAACATGAATCAGTATACAACTTTACCTACTGATCCCAGAACTTAGGTAACAACTGGTACTGGATTAGAAGAAGTTGGTATTGACATGAAAGGAATATATTAGGTTGATACAGCAGACGGAGGAGAATGGGAAGACAATGATATAAATTCAGGAACCTGGGGAGGTACTCCTTTAGAAACTCAAAATTCTAACTTTCAAAGAACTTTTAAATTAAAAGTTGGAGAAGGAGAATAGTAGGTTTCTTTGGTAGAAAAACCGATTGCTCTTAGAGCTGGAAATACTTCTAATGTTCGCTGTGAGATTAGATATGGCAAAGATGATAGTTTATTCCAATTAGTAGAAGTGCAGATTGATTATGTTAAGTGTCCATAGTTTATCCGTCTAACTCAAGAACAGATAGACTTAACAGAAGATACTTCTCAAATCATGGAGTTCCCAGATTATGTAAACCAAGAGATTATAAACGAGTTGGTACACTTAGTAATGGAACGTGTAAACGATCCTAGACTAGGCAATAATATTCAGATGACTCAATCTATTGCTAGACCAACTGGGCAATAGCAACCAGCCCCTCAACAAGGCTAATTAAAATTAATTGATTATGGCAACAGGTTTAAATTTCCAAACTTAGACGATTATTAACTCGAATCTGGATCCAGATTCAAGTAAACTAAATGGAAAAGGTACTGACAATACTTACCTTTTCGAGAGTGGTAAAACAAACATCGACGGTGTAGAAGTTGATGCTCTAAAGATTAAAAGAGACTTTGTATTTGTAAAGAATTGTGTAAAAGCAATTAGAAAGAGAGCAGGATATAATGCTGTAATGTGCAAAGCTACTATTGACTTTGCAGACACTACTCTTTTAGCTGCCCTAAAAGCAGGTGGAGCAAAAACATATTGCAGACTCGATATTTATTTGGGTGTTGAAGGTGCAGAACCTTATATTTATTCAACTCCCTGGGTTCAAAAAGGTATGCCATTCTGGATTGAGTTTACTGTAAAACAAGCTGATGAAGCTGCTACTATTGCTAAAAACGTAGCAGATATGCTTAAGAAAAATCACGTATTCCTATGTGATAAAGATTTGATTAACGTATCTGTATCTGGTGGTAAATTAATCCTAGAAGGAGCTACTGAATATCAGAGATTCCGCAAAATCGAAATTAGCACATTTGATGCTTATGATGATTATGCAGATAAAGTTGCAGAATTAGACCCAACTAAAACTACTGCTACAGACATCAAGTTGGATGAAAGAGGTAAGAATAGCTTCGGTACATATTCTCAAATCATTAAAGATTTAAGATTACCTACCGCTGCAAACTATCAATGGACTCATATCCGTCAGGTAGAAACTCCTATAGTAGGTGCTATCTACAATCAATATATTATAGAATATGAAGCACCAGCTACAAATGATGGTCTTCACGCAGTTGGATAGAGAATGACTTCTCATACTGTTCATGTATTCTGGGTTAAGAATGATGCTGGATTGATTTCAGCTTGGGAAACTGCACTTGGTACAGTAGGTACTGTAGTTGACGTTGATGCCGCTGGTGACGATGAAGAAGAAGAAGAGGGCGGATTAGGCGGTTAAATAAACTAAAGGCGGGACTACCCTGTTCCGCCTTTATTTTTAATAAGGTATGGAACAGTCTATTTTAGAATGGGCCTTAGCAGTAATAGGCAGTGGTGGTATTGGCGCGGTTATTACCTACATTTGCACATTTAAAAGCAAGAAGAAATAGGTGGAAGCTGAAGCAGAATCTTCAATGGTCGATGTTGAGCAAAAGAAAACAGACCTCAAACAAGACCAATATGATTATTTATAGAAAACGTGCGATAAGTACATAAAAGATTATCATGAACTTGAAGGTGATTTTAGAAAACAAATTTCAGAATTGAGAGAATAGATGGATAGAATCATGCTAGAGAAATCTCAGGCTATATCTGCGAAATGTAATGAAATCGCTACTCTGAAATCTAAGGTTACTTATTTGAAGGGTATTAGATGTTATAACTTTACTTGCAAACATAGGATAATGGCTAATCCTGATAAAACAGAAGAATAATGTATATAGAGAAACTTGCATCCCAAATTCGTAATGATGTTGTATCTGGACTAAGAGGTTATCATTAGAACTTATCTATGAATATGGATTAGCTAGAGGATGAAATAGTTGCCTGTAGATTATCTATATTACATTAGTATTTCCTTAGAGGAATATTCCCTATCAAAGACCTATTGATAGCAATTAACTGCATAGATGTAGATTGTGAATCTCTTGAAAGGTGTAGATGTGGAATGAGAAGTGCAGATGATACTGTAACAGCTCATTTTGAAATTCCACAGGTTATTTCGCAATACGGAAAGCAAGCTATCGAATACATAGGTTCTACTGATAGACAAAATAAGTTCACAATAGTAACATCATTATCAGAATTTAATAATAGAAAATATAGAAAAAGAAGTTAGAAGAAGCCATATGTTTGGATTGATTTTGCTCCAAACGCAAATGGAATGTTAGACTGCTTCTTATTTAATGCCCCATTTTTGCAACAAGTTTCTGTAGTTGCTGTCTTCAAAGATCCTAGATAGCTTAAATAGTACAGTTGCTGTAATACTGACGAGCTTAATGGCCCAGATGTAAACACCAGTTTTATTGATTAGTTAGTTAAAGAGAAGTTAACTAAAGAAAAACTATACTACTATAGATAGGTGGCTGCACAACCTCTTCCAAACGATTAGCAATATGTAACAGGAGGATAATATGTATTAGGGTATTATTTATAAATATACCTCTCCCAGTAAGAAGGTGTATATTGGGCAGACTAGAAATGAAGCGGACCGAAGATATAGGTGGAGCAACTTAAATAAACCATATGCTGGAATAAAAATAGAAAGAGCAAGAAAAAAATATGGTCCTGAAAACTTCCAGTATGAGATATTATTTAATATAGAAACCGAAAATGAACACGATCTTATTACTATCTTAAACTAGAAAGAAGTCGAGTATATATTATTATATGATTCCTATAATAATGGGTATAATAGTAGTACCGGTGGAGACTATTTCGAGTAGAGTAGAGAATCAGTAGAAAAAGCCTCTGAATCTAGAAAGCTTCCAATACTACAATACGATTTATAGGGTCGTTTTGTTTAGGAGTGGAAGAGTGCTAAAGATGTGGAACTTTATGTCGGAATAAAGGCTTGTAATATAGCATCAGTTCTTAAGGGAAAGAGATATCAAGCAGGAGGCTACATATTTAAATATAAGTCTGCTTATGAGATACCTCCTACAATAAAAATAAATCCCAAAAAGGCACAGAAATAGGTTATTCTGAAATGTGATCTAGATGATACTATTGTCTCTAAATTTGATTCTATTAATTCTGCGGCTAGAGACTGTGGAGTTGGAAGGGATTGTCTAAGAGCATATATAGATGGAAAGAATAACCATATTTACAAAAACTTTAAATGGAAACGCTATGAGTAGACTTAATAATTTTCATTATGCTATAAGTTTAGCTCAAACGCTATACGATATTGAAGGAGATGACGATGACCTAGAAGAAATCGGTCTAGTGGCATATAACTTTATTGGAAACAAAAATACTAGATTATATAGGGCATCATTAGATATAAATTGTTAGGATGGGTCAGTTTAGCTGCCTTGTAATGTCGACATTATAGAAGCAGTAACTTATTGTGGTCCTGAGGATTGGGGATATACGAGTAATACAAAAGAGTTTGGAGATATACAGTCTTTGTATACTGAAAACTATATAGAAAGTAGAAAAGCTTTCCTAGATCCTTTTTATGTTAGCGGAAAATTCGTTAAATATAAAAGAGTGGGAGATACGCTTTATGTAAATAAAGGACTTGGAAGAATAAATATTCTCTATCATGGAATATTACTTGATGAAGAAGGTCTTCCAGAGATAAACGATAAGGAAGCTATAGCAATAGCAGAATATATTGCCTATACTTATAAATACAAGGAAGCAATACGTACTAACAACTAGAATGTGTTGAAAATGGCTTAGGAATTAAAAAGATAGTGGCTCCTACATTGCTAGGCTGCTAGAGTTCCAGAATATGTATCACAAGAAGAAATGGATAAAATACTAAATGTATAGGCTTCTTGGGGACGTAAATTCTACAATAAGAGCTATAAACCAACTATGTAAAATATGTAGGGAGGCAATTTGTCTCCCTATTTTTGTTTATGATTATGAGTGATAAGAATTATGCAATGGGTCATGCTTTTTCTCTGCATGATACCTTTATGAATTTTCCAGTAGAAAAACTAAAAATGACAACAGAATAGTGCAAAGAGACATATTCTGATGGAAGTAAAAGAGATTTAGCCGCTTCTATCTTTGCAAGAAGTGTATAGATGGTAGTTGACGATATTATAGATAATAATGTTCATTTTAAACTACCTGGAATGGGGAGAACCTAGGCATATTTATATATGAAAAGAACAGAAGGTAAAAAGTTTAAAAAGGCATTTAAGAATGGAAAATGGAATGATGTAGATTTTATTATGTCCAACTTTAGCGGTTACTAGTTGACTCTAGAGATGTAGAGTGAAAAAAGACTCCCTAGGGAGAAACCTATCTATCTTTCTGGAAAGGATAAGTAGAGAATTATAGATAACACTAATATGGGTAAATAGTATTAATTATTATGATACAAAAAACTATATAGGATTACTATGACCAAATTTGTGAAGAGTATCCGAATATTCCTAGGTAGGATATTAAAAGAATTTTGCAATACGGGTGGAAATCATTATACTTACATAATAGTTACGGAGGAGACACTCTAATTAATAGAAACGGATTCTGGTTTTACTGTGGATAGCTAATGAATGATTCCTTAAAGTACTTCGAATATTATAAGAAGAAAATGAGAATTAAATTACGAATAATGTACAAACGTAAAAGAGTTCCTTGGGATGGTTATTACTATTTCGCATTAACATAGAATTAGTATAATGAATATTTAGGTTAGAAAAATAAAAGAGGACGACCTAGGAAAAGATTTACCTTTTCTAAGATCATCCTCTACAAAATATATGATGAGTGTAATATATCAGAAAGTAATAGAGTGGCGATATTTAGATTACAGATGCCAGCCGACTTAGGTATTAGCTTATATAAAAAAGAGTTAACTACTGATAAAGCAGAACTTATTCTAGTTAGAGAACCCCTAAAATTTCAGGATATATTACTGTCTAATTATAATTATCAATTTATTTCAGATAATTTAAGGAAATATAACAAAAATAAGAGAAAGAATGGCTAATACAGTTATGAGTGCGAAAAACACTTTCGCAGAAGGATTAGTGATGGATTTTGCTCCTGATAACACCTAGGCTACAACTCTTACGTCAGCACTTAATGCTACTCTATTAACATTTAATGGAAATGAAATGTCATTATAGAATGACATGGGAAATGGTAGGGTAGAAACAGCATACCTACCAGAGGGATATGTTCCGGTGGGAACTTGTGAATTTGGAGATATTATTTATATAGTATCATATAATCCAATCATTAATAAGTCGCAGATAGGATGTTTCCCAAGTCCAGAGAGAAATATAAGTAGTGATGAAGTTGGAGGACTTGGACAATCATTAAAATGGACTGATTTCTAGGGCAGCAACGGTAGTGGCCCTAATGGAGAATTAGTTGCTAGTTCTGTAAAAAAGATACTATATGGAACTAAGGATATGACTTCAGGGGATAAATATATTATATATTCCGGAGATATAGATGTTTAGGGTAACAACAAGTATCTGTCTGACTATAAAAACACTTCTCACTAGCATGGGAGATTCCCTAAACTAGTAAAAATCCATGTAGTAAGTATAGAAGAATCTGGAAAAATAACATACCTAGATTCTACTACGAAGTGGTATAAGGAAAATAATTTTTATATATAGAACCAGCAAAAGATTATAGATAAACCTGATTTGGATAGTTACAGAACTATGGTAAGTTCTGCTTATTCCATTTTTTCCTCTAAAGTATCCGGTAAATTAGCTTTGCTCGTGGAGTTAGAAAAAATAACTGGATTTAGTTGTACTTGGAATGCTTATACAAAGGAAATAGTGGACAATTCGGATTATTAGATGAATTAGTACTCTATTTATTGGAATTTTAGTTGGACTACTGAAGATTTTAATATAAATCCCAGTGCAGTAGTTTTAACTGAATCTAAATGGACTGGAGAAGATAGTCTTCATGCTGGTTGGTATTAGACTTGGGAAAAGAATGAAGACAAGGGAGGATGGATGTTAGGAGGAGTTAATAAGTAGTGGATAGAAGGTCCTACTGTGCCTACTGCATATCCTACTGATGGATATAATTATACAGAAATATCTAGAGTGTATAAGCCAGAATCGTATAATAGCTCTTTTGAGTAGTTTATATCTTCGGGGTCTTATGAAGCATAGTCAGAAGCAAGATTATCTGAAGTAAAAACTTCTCTTGGCATTCCAGATGTTGAACTAACTAAGGTAAACTTATCGAGAACTTCAGAAGGAGTTCCCCATGTAGGTAATTACTATTTTAATTGCTCTTCTAGCGGTACAGAGGGAAACAAAACTGTTTATTATACTAGTTATAATAATGAATTGAAGGAAATAGTAGCTTAGCCTATGTCCGACGACATTATCAATAATACATTTAATTATCCTATAGTGAAGCATTTTTCGGACTTTACTATACCAGTAAAGTAGAAAATATAGGAATAGAAAGGTGGAAGCTTAATAGAAGAATGGAAAGATACTAATATAAATAATCTTATCTATTATTACGAACTAACTCCAGCAATGCCTTATGGATTATTGAGAGAATATTCACAAGATGGATACATAGATTTTAAGAAAATTGGAACAAAAAGTATTAAGTTAAATTCTTGGAGATATTTTAATTACGAAAATACTAGTACATTTACTTGGGGATTAGAAGCGTATACAGAACCAAATAAAGGTATCTCTGAGGTAATATTTCTATTTTATGATAACTAGGGTATTGCTGCAGCTTACCATAATTCAGGAAAATCTTCATATAATGGAAAGTTTACAGAATATTTTACTTTAAATACTTCTGGAACAAATTATAAATTAAATAACAAAAACGTAGATGGAGTGGTGTTCCATCATAAAGGAGAACCAGTAGGTAAGGAAAGTGCTACTATAACTAGTACCTATCTCGACGAGAGTGGAAGTGTGATAGCTATAGATGATATGGCCCCAGGCGAGACTTATTATTTAGATGACGCTGGAACCTTGTATAGTAATTGCTTATACTTAGTAAAAATTATAGTTAAATATTGTAATATTGGAGTATTAGATGAATATATTGAAGATGAAGCCAATTATATAGAAGATTACCGTTGGTATTGGACTAACACAATGTTCAATGATTATTATTATTCAGTATAGGATTTCGAAGGACTTTAGTTTAGCTTAAACTTAAACTGTGAGTCCGTTTTTGAAACTGACTAGAGTAAATATGAAATAAAAAGGGCAGAATACTTAGCTAATGATTAGTACGAAGAATCTATTGTTAGTAATAACGCCTATAAGTCCTTATCGGCTAATGTGCAATATATAAATTAGGATGGAAAACAGGACGATAATATTAAAATGTCTATTAGGGCTGGATTATAGGAGGATTATAATACTTTCAATATAGAAAAAACTAAGCTTGATAAGATTGATGTCAGAATTTTTTTAGCTAATGAGTATATATCTAATTCTCCAGAATAGCCATCTATCAAATTTACATAGAATGATACAACGGTATTTTAGGGAGTTTATCCTACTCTGGCAGAAAATTTAACTGGAAGAGTAGACGCTACCACTTCTGCTACTCTGAATAATCTAGTAGGGTCTAGTATAATAGGAACTGGTCCTGAAATATACACGGATGCTGTTTCATATTAGTACTATAAGAATAACTTCCATGTGGATTCCACTAAAGCTTCTGAAAAGATAGGAAATTATGATGATTAGACTTTAGTGTATATTAGTTCCGAAGGCGATGAAACTTCTACTACTAATTTCTCAGTTTATAAAACTACCTTAGACTAGGTATAGTATGATGAAGAACTGTAGAAAATAAATGGAAATAAATATTATCCATTAACCTTATCTGGAATTCATTATAGTAAGTACTATTATACCAATAAGCGTAATGCTACTCCAGCTAATGTATTGAGATCTTTCGTAAGTACTACTAGCGATTTGGCTAAGTACGCTCTATATGTTAACGGAAGTATTATCTAGTATAACAAGATGTTCTTGTTTGCTATTGGAGATAAATCCGGTGCAAATTGTCATATCACTGGTGCGATAGCTGACTTCAATGGAAATTAGCTCTCATCATATTCAAACAATGAATTTAATCTAAATCTAGGAGACGATAGAGATGGTTCTGTAGACGAAACCTTCAATTATGTATCAGATATGATATTAAATAATTTCCATTTCTTATTCCCAGTTGGGTTTGGACATACCTGGGGAGATAGTATGCAAGAAGCTATTAAAAACGGAACTAAGGTATCTAGTAATAAAAAGCTATCTACTGGAACTTATAGTGATATGGATTTAGGAGGAACCCTAGCAGCTGTATTATCCACAGGTAAAGTTGAAGTATCGGATTAGTATGGAAGCATAGAGGGAACTCAAAACTCTCTTAGGAAATTTACGCCAGTAGTATTAGGATATCTGACACAACTCTTTTATTTAGATACCGATACAGAAACAGACGTTTTCTTCTATCCAGATAATTATGCTTATCTGAGTACCAACTACACTGCATATAAAAGAGATATAGCAGTAGAACTGTCTCCTAATATAGAAGATCATAACTAGTTATTGGTCTTCAATGGGCTTATTTATACAAAGTATCTTGAAGCTATACTAAAGTAGTTCTAGCTAGTTAATCATGAGCAATTAACTACCTTAGCTAACAATGTCAATTTGAAGTTATATTCATGCTTAAAGACAACACCAATAGAGGTGCATATAGACTATATTAATCCAAGTATAGATACTAATCTGGACCTAACATAGACATTAGTGAAGTCTATATTCTAGGATATTCCTTCAAAAACATCATAGTAGTTTAATAAAGATACTATATATTCGTATAATCCGAGCACTAATAGTTTTGGAGTAGTTAGAAGTGTATACAATCTGAGAAAAGTGTAGAAGTATTCTATATAGGAAAATGCAATTATAGCCAATTTAAAAGACAATACCTCAACCTTTTACATAGGATCTACTAATAACCTATTAGGTTTGGTAAACAATTAGTTAGCTTTTACTGGAGTTCCGTCATCTTCTGGAACATATAGCATAACTACTCACAAAAAGAGAGATATAACAGGATTTAAGAGTAATCTAAGATTTTATAATTAATGAATTGGGTTAAACTATTTGATGGCAATATTAATTTAGATGTATAGACTAAGGTTCTTCCAACGAAGGGGAACCTAGTCTATGAATATAATCCATTTAGAAACTATCGAATTACCTAGAATATGTATGAATATAAGGAGCAACTATATTCTCTAGGTGATTTATGGAACATATTTGGAATTAGTATAAATTGTACTGCTCACCGTTATAAGAAGAATAATGTATATATCTATAAGATAGGAAACTTAAGTTCTTATAGCTATACCTGGAATCCAGATGGGGAGACTGTAACTACTGTTTCTACTCCTCAAGAGTTTGGAAAGTGGATAGAAGAAGCTTATTCAGAAGGTCACAATGCGGACAGAATTAATTTAGAATAGGCATTAATAGATTCAGATATTAATAATGCATGGTACAATGTACCAAGTACAGAAACGAACCCCTATTTAAGAGAGTCTGGAGAATTGGTAGATTTTATTACCGATGAGTTAAAGTTTTCTTTAGAACATCCAGTTCATATAGTCCCTCAACATAGTTATGATGGTTCAGTGAATTTAATAATTAACGATGGTATAAATATACCTAGGTTAATTAATAGTAGATTCAGTGCGACTGGAAAAAATACCTACGAAGTTGTTGATAGAAAGGGAAATAATGACACTAACATATATGATTAGGGGGAGTAGTTCGATATAGACACTTCTTTATACAAAAGAGTAGTTAAGATACCTAAGATAAACTTTAAAGGAGTTTATTCAGGAGGTAACTTGAAAGTAGGAAATTATCATTTTTACTTTAAACTGTCTGATGCAGATGGAAACGAAACGGATTTCGTAGGAGAATCTAGTTTAGTTAGTGTATTTATCGGGTTCAATGAGTATTTTGCAGTATAGACCGGATAGAAGAATGAAAATAGTTTTAAATAGGTAAGCTTTCAGTTAAGTAATATAGATTCGTCCTATGACTATGTTTACGTATATTATTCTAGAAGTACTGCAGAGGCTGGAGAAAATATGCAAACCTAGTATGCTAAGATAGATAAAAAATTCTTAGTAAATAATGCCGAAATATGTAATGTAATTATAACTGGGTTTGAAGACATTATCGAATTAAGTGCTTCCGATATTAATTTAAGCTATAATACTGTTGACAGCGTAGTAACATCTGCTACTTGCTAGAATATGCTATTTCTAGCGAATGTACATAAACCTGATATTCCATATAATGAATTGTAGGACTTGTCTTTAAGATTTTTACCTTATCTTAAGTAGGAAACTTACACTGTAGATGTTGATTAGAATTATACTATATCTACCTCAAATAAGGGATACTTAGATCCTCTATTTATTTATAATAAAACAGGTTATTGGGGAAAAGAAATATATAGATTCGGAATAGTCTACATACTCCCAAATGGAGAACTATCCCCAGTATTTAATATACGAGGAGGGTATAATATTCACGAATTTGGGTAGTCTGGAACATATCAAGAACAATTAGCTGTTCAAGAAAATCCTCAATATATAGACAACCAATACACAGATATACCTGTTTATATAAATAAAGGAGATAATAAGGAGAGAAATTATATAAACTACAACGAAGAGTCTTATACATTGCTTGGATATGATAACTCAGATAATTATGAAAACGTTAAGGGAGTAGTTTCGTTTTAGCCCACTAAAGATACCAACACTATATATTCTATAGATATTAGAGTTGATGATACTACTATATAGGAACTAAAGAAATATGTTAAAGGATATTTCTTTGTAAGGCAGACTAGAATCCCAACTATCCTAGCCTAGGGAATAACTATAGGGATAGATAAAGAGGCTAAGACTCCAACTATTCCTACTGCTGATGGATTTTTATCGGAATTATCCGAGTCACTAAGCATGACTCACGTTACAACTAGTGATATTAATGATGTTAATTTTATTTCAGAAGGATTTCTAAATAGATATTCTTTTGAGTTTAAAAAGAAATCATCATCACTATTTGGAAAGATTCTTAAGGCTGTTGCTATAGGAGTAGGAGTTGTTGCTTTGGCTGCTGCTACCGTATTTACTGCTGGAGCTGCAGCAGCTGTAGCTGCAGGTGCTACGATGGCAGGGGCAGTAACTGCTGGAGCATCTACTTTAGGCACTATTGCAGGAACAATTGCGGGTACAGTAGGATTAGGAGCAGGATTAGGAACTGCAGGAACACTAGCCGTAGGAGCTGGTGCCGTAGGAGCAGCTGCCGGATTATCTGTTGCCACAGCTGGAGGTATTCAGGAACTAAGATACGGTATTGCTTCTATCTTTGCGAAAAAAACTTTAAATGGTAGAGCAACTTAGGCTCCTTCTGGATATAAGATAGCAGAAACAGAAAGCTCAAGAAAGTTAACTTAGGACTTTAGAAATAGATTTATTCCAAAGGATTCTGATAGCAATTACGTAGCTGGAATACTGTGTCCGGATTATGAAGTAGACTAGGCTAAATATAATTAGATATTTACGGGAAATGAACATCTTGTAGAATTAACTAACTCCTAGAATATTAACTGTTTAAATGGACATTCGTATAATTACTTTACCAACAACGATAGACATTTTTATGTTCCCGCTTACTATGATAGGAATGTAAATACTAGTTATTCAGTAAAGATAATTCCTGTACCTGATAACACAAAGTGTGTGGGTGTAGACGATATGTTATTTAGAAGTAGAGCTGGGGAAGCTGAAGAGGCTTGGAGATATGAATGTATAGCAGATGATTATAAGTCAGAATATTCTAAAAAGAACGATACAGAAGATTCTGAAACTATCTCTAATAAGCAGATAAATACAGATATAATTAGAGGAAGTTTTGGACCTTACTTGGCGTTTAATGATAAGGATAATAAATTTTAGCCAGCAGAAACTGTTAACATTTATATTCCAGGATATTCTACTGCTAATATGTAGAGTTATTTCTACTTAAGAATGATAGACTCTTCTACATTTAATGCTATAACAGAGAGATATGATATATCTGAATCTGATAAGTATCTAATTAATCCTCCAAGTAATATAGTCGGATAGGAAGATAGAAGTTGTGGATACTAGTTCAATGCCTACAGGGGAGATTGTTATTTGTGTCAATTTACTCACAGGGTAAACAGAAACTTTAACGACCCTTCTGCTCCATACAATGATGAAATTGTAGATGAGAATACTTGGAAGGAAAATTATGACCCTAATAATACTGAAAAATATGAGCAAATAAACCTTGGAGACGTGAATGCTATTCAACTAGGAATGTGGGTAACATTTAAAGTTAGATCTTCTAATAACTTAAATATTCGCACATTAGATGCTTCAAATGTAGATGAAACGGCAATGTGTGGACATCCTAGAGGATATTATCCATATCTTCCAATGAGTACAGAGGGAACGTACAAACATCCAGAATCTTAGGTATATAATAAAGGTTTCACTAAATCTCTAAGTGAAAGATGGAACTTTGAGCTTCCAGATGTCCCTTATATTAAGAATTGGTTCGGAACTAGAATTATGTATTCTGATATTCATGTTAATGATGCCTATAAGAATGGATTTAGAGTATTCTAGGGAACGCATTATAGGGATTATACTCGTGAGTATGGAGAAATAGTTAAATTAGTTTCGCTTGAATCAAATCTTCTTTGTGTGTTTGAACATGGGGTTGCACTAATACCAGTCAATGAAAGAGCGGTTGCTGGAGAAGGAGCTGGTGGAAATATCTATATAAACACCTCTAACGTGCTTCCAGAGAACCCAAAAATTATTTCTGATATGTTTGGTAGCCAGTGGCCTGAAAGTATCTTAAAAGTCCCAGGAAAGACTGGAGATTCTGCGCAATATGTTTACGGAGTTGATACCGTTGCCAAGAAGATTTGGCGCACTGACGGTAATACTCTTACTTGTATTTCTGACTTTAGAGTACAAGAATTTCTGAATAAGAATATTACTCTAGGGGAAAGAGAGCTTACTCCCAAAATAGGTATTAGAAATGTGAAAACAGTATATAATGCTTTCAAGAGAGATGTATTATTTACCTTCTATGATAATACATATGGATTTGAAGAGAAGGTTTGGAACCTATGTTGGAATGAGTTACTTCAGAAATTTATCACTTTCTACAGCTGGGTTCCTAGCTATATGGAAAACATAAATAATATGCCATTTTCGTTTGATAGAAATACATCTAAATGGATAGCGAAACTTGGTACAAGTCATACAGAAAGTTCATTTGCTGATGGTATCACTTTATCAAATGTTATCATAGAAAACCTTGAAAATGAAAATGGAGAAGTAGTAACTAACTTTATAGTTCCAGTCTCGTATATAAATAAGAAGGGAGAATGGGTAACTACTAACTATAGTATTGCCAATGATAATAAGAGCAGAAAGAAGTATATAGGAGTACTATCCTTAAGTAATAGAATACTTCCAGATTCTTAGTTACATTACTAGATATCTTATTCATTATAGAGGGATTAGTATGGAAATTATAAAAAGTTTGAAATAGTACCATTGAACTGTGGAGATAGTGTAGGCGGCATATATCTTCCAGATGATGCTATGTTTGCTGGGGCCTTTATGCCTCTTTACTGTCTTAAATTTAAAGAAGGAGGAGACGAATATACTCCAGTATTCTATAAAGATGGTCAGGAGCTTACTTAGGTATCTGATGGTGCTGGTGATACGTTCTATACTTATTAGCCCTTGTATACATCAAAGGCTTTATTGTCAGAGCTTTATTATCGAAATAAAGCTAAACACGTATATGCTGATTATGATACTAATAAGATAAAGCTTGGAGACACAGTTGATGGTGAGACACTTGAAATACAAGATATATTAGAATATCCAATATTCAAGGATATAACAGGAAAGCGTCCTACTCTTCCGAGAGAAGAGATGCTTAATGCAGATAAAATTGTAACGCTATTGAATATTAAAGCAACCATATCTATTGTCGATGATTATAATGCTTCTAAATTAAGTGATGCATATTATAATATGAAGGCAGGATTTTAGTCTGGAACATCTTTAATTGATGGTGGTTACTATGAGTCTGTTGTTGGTATAGCTCCTAGATGGAATTTACAATTCTTGTCTACGGATTTTTGGAAGCATGGACAAGCTGGATTAATTGACATAGCTGATGATATATATCCTACATATTGGTATGGAAAGCAACACCCATTTGAGTTTGAGTGTGTAGTAGTCAACGACCCTTCAATACATAAGATATTTACAAATCTGGAGATTGTCGCTAATAAGGCTAAACCTGAGTCTTTTCACTATGAAATAATTGGAGAGACTTACGATTTTGCAAAGGACAAGGTAAATATGTATTTTAGACAGGAAGCTATGAAGGCATTATGGCAATATAATGGTGCGGATATTTCTTATGATAGAAACTTCTTGAAGGTTTAGCCTAGACAATAGCCTAAATCTGCAGACTTTCCTCATAAATATTATACCAGATAGGACACTATTAATGAGATAGAGGATTATTATATTCACGTAACATATCCAGAATCTCATGATTATCGCCATTTGTCTGGAGCAGAGGTCGTATACTATCCAAATAGATAGGAATATAGAATATGGAATCATGCAATGGCTGTAAGCTTGGATGATTTAAGTCAAGACGATTCTAGGTCTATTATTGCTGCTAACTGTCAGTACTTAGAAGACAGATGGAAAGTTACAATTAATCCTATCATAGTATGCTACAAGAATGAGTATTAGAGAAAATTCTCTGGATCTTTAATATAGCCACAAAATTCTACTTGGGCTAAGGCTAAGGATAGTTCACAAATGCTTCCAACATTACCTATTTATAATTCTCCAATTCCGGATTAGGTATTGTCTGCTGGTGGTATAGATTTCCCAGGAAATGATGCAAATCATCCAGAGTGGGGAGAAGATAATGCCCTGTATAATCTATATGATTTATCTGGATATAATTCTGGAGGAGATTGGAAACCGTTAGACTTAACCAACTGGTTAGATGATGTAAATGTTTACAAATATAATTTTGGAGAGGCTTAGAATAGAAAAGAAATAGATGTCAAGGATAAATTCTTAAAGGTGAGAATCAGATATTCCGGAGAGGAATTGGCAGTTATAGATTTCTTAAATACTGTATATAGAATTAGTTATGCTTAATAAGAATATAAATAAAGTCAGAAGAATAGCGAAAGCCCGCTTTGGGCTTTCCATTCCTTCTGGGAATCCATACATGACCACAAATGGGCTAGCCATTCCTGGAAATAGTATTACCTAGTAGAATCTACTAGGCATAGATTATGGTGCTGAATTTAGGAATAGAGCTGAGCAAATAATGGCTCCTACTAATGACCTCATAGATTTCAATGCCAAAATGGGAGACCTATTTAGTTTAAAGTTATAGAATGATAGAAATACTTCTAGAGCAATGACATAGATGAATACTAATGGAATTACTACACCTAAAAGTACATCCCCATCTTTGTAGCAATCATTCTAGAGATTGGGAGGTTGGAGCACTGTTGGATAGGGAGTAGATTTTGCTGGAAATATTATAGGAAGAGATAAGGACGGATATTTTGGAAAATATGGAGCTTGGTAGCAAGCAGGTGACTAGTTATTTGATTATGCATCAAACACTGTGATGACTGTTAACCCCCTGGTTGGAGGAATAATGAAAGCAGGAGGTTTAGCTAGTGATATATTGACAAAATATGCGGGAATGGGTACAGACTCTATGACAAAAACTGATGCAATACTAGGAAGCAAGCTATTATCTCTTACTCCTGCTGGGATGATTAATGGATTCTTTGGTAAGAGGACTAGAGATTTCTCTGTTGATAAAGCTACTACCGAATAGGTAGGGGGATCTTATGGAGGTACTGTTAGAAATATCTACAGGGCAGAAGAAAAAGCAGGGAAAAAATATGGCCTATTTAGCAGTAAAAAAAGGAAGTAGGATGATAAATTTATTAATGATGTGGAGCTTGATTAGTCTTCAATGGCGAATATCGCTAAAAATGCATCAGATTTATCCTCTATAGCTGCTAATATGTCTGACCTTAATCATATGCAATATGGATTTAATCTCAATGGGGGTTATGATTAGAGGTATATGAGAGCAGCCAAATTTGGAGCTAAATTAAGGAGAGTTAAAAGAATAAACTTCCGTAAATAGGGAGGAGAAATAGTTGGGGCTATAAACCTAGATAATTGGCAACCAGTTATTACAGAAGCTGTTGAACAATTTGAAAATGGGGGAGAGCTAGAATGGACTCCAGTTATAACTGAGTATAAGCAAGGGGGAAAATCTGAAGAATCATCTAAAAAAGAATCTGAACTGGAGGAAACTAATTAGAAAAATATTATTCCAGAAGGAGCACTTCACGCACACAAGCACCACATGGAGAATGCTGATAATCTAACTAAAAAAGGAATCCCAGTGGTAGACAATGATGGAGAGCAATAGGCTGAAATTGAAAAAAATGAAATAATATTTACTCTAGAGGTTACTAAGAGACTAGAAGAACTTTATTCCAAATATCAGGACTATGAATATTCCTAGAAGGAGAAAGATGAAGTAGCAATAGAAGCTGGAAAATTATTAGTAGAAGAAATATTATTCAATACTGATGATAGGACCTCTCTTATAGAACAAATATAGGTATGAGAAAAATAACCAAAGAAGAATTTATTTAGAGGGCATCTGATATTCATAAAAATAAATATTTATATAATAAAGTTGATTATGTAAACACTTCTACAAAAGTAATAATAACTTGCCCAATTCATGGAGATTTTGAACAAACTCCTAATAAACACTTACAAGGTTAGGGATGTTAGAAATGTTATAGAGAAAGATAGAAATTTATTCCATTATCCAATACATAGGAATTTATTGAAAAGGCTAAAAATATTCATAAAAATTTATATGATTATTCAAAAGTAGATTATATAAATGCTAAAACTCCTGTAATAATTATTTGTCATAAACATGGAGAATTTTCTCAAACTCCAGATAATCATTTACATGGACGAGGTTGTCCATATTGTAAATCTAAACAATAGGCTGATTTATACAATAAATTGAAATCATTATTTCCAGATGAAGAAATTTTATATGAAGTTGGAAATAGGGTTATTCCATGGTTAGAAGGTCAAAGATTTGATATATACTTTCCAAAATATAATATCGCAATTGAATATAATGGTCCACAACATTATATGCCTATAAAAAGATTAGGAGGAGAAATATCTTATATTAAAACTATAGAACGGGATAAAGAAAAACGTAGAAAATGTATAGAAAACAACTGTATCCTATTTGAATTAAAATATGATTATTCTGAGTAGGATTTTTATGATTTATGCAAAGCTATAAATGATAGGACTGGATTAATTAATACATTATAGAAAGGAGGAAAGATAAATGGAATTGAGTGATTTGTTAGTATCATATAAAAGAGTTGACGCTCCTAGATTTACTCCTTCTATTCCTATTATTGAATAGTTTCCCTCATATCAAACTCCTACAGACAAGGAGGCTAACACCCCATCAGTGCCCGTCCAGGCAAAACCAACAACTAGTTATTCTATAACTTCGGTTCAAGTACCTGGATTTAAAGCAAAATGGACTAGCCCTTACAAGGATAGAAATAAATGGGTATCTGACCTAACTTAGGCATATAGAAGAGCTGGAATAACAAATGATAATGCCTTAAAGATGCTAATAGCTCAAGATGCTTTAGAGTCAGCATGGGGACGTTCCGCACAAGGTAAATTCAATTTTGGTAATCTAACTACTGGAGCTAAATGGAAAGGTGATTACGTAACTGGTAATGATAAAAATGCCAAGGGTTAGGCTATTAAATAGAAATTTAGGTCATATAATTCTATTGATGAATACGCAGCGGATAAGTTGTAGTTTTTAAGGAGACTGTACGATTTCGATGAGAGTGATGATATAGATAAATTCGTAGCAAAACTTACAGGTTCTAATAGAGGAAAAAGAAGATATGCAGAAGCTACTAATTATGCTAGCTCACTTAAAGAGGTGTATGATAAATTTGAGAAAGGCGGAATCATAAAATATCAATAGGCTGGAAAAATTAAGAGTCCTTCTCAAACAGCGCGGGATAATCTATCTCGGCAATTTCCAGTAAATTGGGAAAACTCTAACTGGCTCCACAACTATTTTAAAAAGAATTTAGGATACAATACTTCTCTAAGTATTCTTTCATCCATTCTACCAGAAAGTGGTGCAGACCCTCATAAGAAACAATTGAAAGGAGGTCCAGGAAGAGGACTTGTATAGTGGGGATTTGGAACAGATAGATATAACCATATGAAGTCATATAAAATGAAGGGAAAAGTTGAAGAAGGAGTAGACCCTGAACTTCAGAGATAGGCAGAATATATAGTTAATACTGTAAAGGATTCATAGAAAACTGGGGAAGGACTATGGCATCATGGTGGTGCTGGTTCTGGCTATAAGAGTGCTGAAGATGCTAGAAAAAGATTTATTAGTGCTAGAACTCCTGCTTCGTAGAAAGCTAGAGCATTTAGTTTAGGCTATGTAAGACCTAAAGGAGGAATCAAAGAAGCCACAAGAAGAGCATCTTTTGTTGCCTCTTTAGATTCAGTTTATAATTCTAAGTATAAATAATGGATAGAGTAATAGTGAATATAGGTAACAAGACATATAATTGTCAAGTTGCTAAAACGGAAGAAGACAGAAGAAAAGGTCTGATGGGTGTAGAGAATCTTCCTCCCGATGAAGGTATGTTATTTATGTGGGATGATGAAGATACAAGAGAAATGTGGATGAAAGATACCAAAATTCCTTTAGACTAGATAGCTATTAATGACGACGATGAAGTGGTACTGGTATATAAAGCCCAACCAGAAGATGAGACTTTAGTTCCGTTTATGAACACAAAGTATATTCTAGAAGTCAATCAAGATTCTGGAATTGTGGAGGGGGATGAGTTTGAAATAGACGATTCTGATGATTTAGATAAATATGTAATGAAAGTACTTGCCCCAGACGGTAGTACTCAGATGCATCTTTAGGGAGGGGAAAGAATTGTTAGTAGAAAAGAAACTAGAACCCTAATTCGCAAAGCTAAAAAGGCTTATGAGAATAAGAACAAAGATTATGATAGATATTGTAAATCTCTAGGAAAATATATTTTCAAGGTAATAAAGGGACAAAATACTCGCCCTCCAGAATACGTCGAAGTTCCAGAAGGAAAGGATAAAAATTCTGACGATAAAAATTCATAATATACACATCGTATCAAAATTTCTTGGTTATGCAGATATTAATATGTAGTATTGAAGTACATAAGATAGATAGATAATTAGTGCATTAATTACATTTTAAATTTTTTATTTATGAAATTAGGAAATAAGTTTTAGGCAGGAGGACCGATGCCTGCAGGAGCACCTGCTCAAGCACCTCAAGGTGGTGAAGACCCAACAGCTATGTTGCTGCAAGGAGCATAGCAAGCTGTTCAAGGACAAGATTGCGAAATGGCTATGCAAGTATGTCAGATGTTAATCGAAGCATTGGGAGGTGGAGGTAGTCCACAAGAAGCTGCCCCACAGGAAGCTGCCCCAGCTCCAGCAGAAGGGGAACCTGTTTACCGTAGAGGCGGTCGTTTAGTGAGACGTATAAACGCTTAACAAATTTAACACGTAGGGGTATATCTAAAATTTAATTAGGTGTACCCCTTTCTTTTAATATATAAGTTATGGCAGACGAAAAAGGAACTTAGAAACCAAAGGAAAGAGTTAAGTATAAGTTTGGACAAAATGATATTGACCTAGTTAATTATATACATAACTTGGGAACTAATGTCTAGTCATATCTAAATTCCAAGAATTGGAATGAGGGCTAGAAACAGGAGTTCATGAATGCATATAACAAATACTTAACTGGATTGCAAGACTAGCTTGCAAATAATACTAATAGATTTACTACTGACGACTTTGGTTCGATTATTGATTCTACTGGAGCGTTAAGTAATACCGACAATGATGATATAGACCCAGTTGGTTCTGAATACTATTATGATAATAAAGGTAATCGTATTACTACTGACGATTTTAACTTATTGAAGAAACGAAAATAGAAAAATTATAATACATTTTCTGCTAATAGAGAAGTTGCTACATACTTTAATACTATAGGTAACGCTTTGAAAGGTATGGAAACTCCTAAAGAAAAAGTTCAAGATGCATTTGATCTATCTAAACATGGATTTTTAGCTGATTGGACTACAGCAAATAACCCTGCAGGAGGGGATTTCAACTTGGACCCATATCTAGAAAAAGACGCTATGGATGAAACAACTGGAAAAAGAGGAACATCTAATAGAGCTGCATATTTAAAGGAATAGATAGAGAATTATATTAATAATATAGGGGAATACGACTTTTCGTCTTCTCCATTCAAAAATAGGGATACATACATTTCTAGACTTCGTGCAGCCGCATAGAACTTAGAAAATGGATATGACTCAGAGGATGTTATAGCACTTAACTAGGCTGGAATAGGAAATGAGTTTTTGAGTAAATTCTTTGCTACTGGAGCTGAAGAAACCCCTACTAAAAAGTCTGAATTGGAATTACAAGCTGAATAGGCAGCTAAGGAATAGGCAGAAAGGAAGAAAGAGGATTAGTTAAGAGCTATTATAAAAGCTAATGAAGAGGATAAGTATAATAGGGAAAGAGATGCTTTCTTCACCGATTATGCTACCTCGAATCCATTTTAGAGTACTATTAGCGGATATGCTACTCCATCGTACAATCTCCAAGATACATATAACTGGCTATAGGGAAGATACAAGTTTGATGCTGGCAACATGGATGCCACAAAAGAGGCAGTAAAAACTTATATAAACTTTCCTGAGTTAGCTTCAATAATTAGAGGAGGAAAAAAGACAGACAGTAAGGGAAATGATATTACTGCCCTCCATATTGCTAATAATCTAGATTTAGCTGCATAGAGTGATTTGTTAACAGACAAGGTTGGAGATACTGGGTATTATGTAGTCCCAGGTTCTGAGAATTATGATAATTGGTCATATATAGCTTATAATCCTGTTACTAGACAATATCAGGAACAATCTATGCTTTTAAATGAAGAGCTTAAAAGGAAAATGGCATATGCTGAGTACGACAGAAGACATAAGGGAGTACAAAAGCATTAGCTAGGAGGTATTGCTAAATATGTAGAGGAGAATTAGAAAAAAGCCTAGAAGGAAGCAGAAAAACAAAGACATATAGACGAGAAAGTAGAAGAAACTGGGAAAACTAGAGAATAGGTTGAAGCTGCAGAAAGAAGACCTATGGAAGAAGGTTTTTCTACTATTGATAAAGTCAGACTAGGTACTGCTGCCGCTGATGCTGCTGCCGCTGCTGCTGCTTTTATTCCTGGATATGGTACTGTAGCTTCTGGCGTTCTTGGTATAGGAAGTACATTAACTAATATTGGTGCTGATATTGCTGATGAAAGTATGTCAGGATGGGACGTTGCAGGAAATGCTCTTTATGGATTAGGAATGGATGTGGTAGGATTGATTCCAGGACTTGGTGCTACAGGAAAGGCTGCCAAAATTGTTAAAGTTTTGAAGCCTGTTTCTAAGCTAGCAATGAGAACTTTGTAGGCGTATGGAATGATTCATTCTGCCGATGCGTTTAATAAACTAATGTCCAATCCTTCTGATATGTCAGCTGATGATTGGAGAAACCTTGTGACTGGACTACAAGCTATAAGTGGAGAAGCTAGGTATAAGGGAGGAAAAAGAGCGGTTAGTAGAGCAACTACTCAAAGAGATGTTGCAGATGTAAAAACTTCTACTGGAAGAGTTGCAACAATTTCTAAGGAAGATTTAGATAAATTAAGAAAAACAAAGGGATTAAAAGCATAGAATAAACTGTTCTCAGAATTAACTGGCGGATAGCAGTTATAGAGAGAATTTAAGGATAGAGAAATAAATTGGAAAAAGCCTTGGAAATCAAGACTATCTTCTGATAGTCCAGAGGTCTCTCTAAGAACAGAGTCTTCATTCCTTCCAGAAGACAACAGCTGGGATGCGAGACTATTCAGAAGAATGAATAGAAATACTCCGCAAAGAAAACCACAAAAGAAACAGTAGGAAACTCCGTAGTCTAGATTCGACAGACTTAGACAATTAAGCTCACAGACAGGTAAGTTAACCCCACAAGAAATAGCTACTATTAATAGACAGAGAGTTAAATCAGGAAAAGGAAAGCTCACTGAACAGGAAATATAGGCTCTAAATCAAAGACGTTAGAATAGAGCTGGTGATGATACTGATAATTCGTTCCAAGCACGCTTATAGAGATATAAGGATGCTAAGAGAGAAGGAAAATTTACTTCTGTAGAAGATGACATCAAGAGAGCTAAGGATGAATTGGCAGAGGCTACTAGATAGCAAAGACTTGCCGTACCAACAGGATAGGGAGAAATAGTATCGCCTGATGCTAATTAGGCTAGGTTCATTATGGGATTCTCCCGTGCTATTCCTACCGTTAATCCATCTAGACCTCCTATATCTAATCCTCCAGCTATTATACCAAAATAGTAGGTTAGGATCGAACAACCTCAATAGTCTCCATTTAACTATGATAGAATTAGAGAAGGCTTAGCTAGAGCTGAAAGAGAAAGACTTGGAAGGGATATTGGAGAATAGAGATTATAGAGAGCCATAGAAGCTAACCCAGAAAGGAGTGCAAGACTTCAATCCGAGGAAGCATATAGAAATGTTAGATAGGCGTTCAATCTATATGGAGCACCATAGTATAAAAGACCTCTCACAGGGGCAGCTTATAAAGCTAAATAGGATATGTATAATAGACTGTTTAACTAGAGAAGATACGACGTTATTGAAGCCTTCAGAAATAGAGAACTTCCTCATAGACAATCTAACAAGAAAAAGAAAACATCAAGGGATGATAGAAGAACTGTTAAACGTGAAGATGGTGGTACTCTAGATCTTGTTAGAGTAAGAAAATTTCAAAATGCTGGAAAATTCCCAGAGTGGTATTCCAAACTTTATAAATTTTAGAATTTAACTGGTTGGAATAATTCGTTGAATTAGTCATTGGCTGGACCGTCTATTACTAATGAGAATGCTGGGCATTATAGAGCTGGGGATTTGAATGAGGCTTATACTAAAAATAATTCTTATACTTCTAATCCAAATCTGGTAGGACAGGACTTACAATCATATTATGATTCTTCTTTTAAAGGAAAATCTCTAGATGATTACGTAAGCGCATACAATGCTAATGCAGCTAAAATTAGAGGATATTGGGACTAGGAAAGAACGTATAGGTAGTCTGGAGCTTAGGAGCATAATAGACTATTTAAGAATATGTTTAGAAACAGAAGTGATAACTCTAATAATGTATGGAATATTGGTTATGACCCTAATTTGGAGGATATTGTTGGTTCATCTACCTGGCTGAGAAGAATGGACAGATATGAGAAAGAATTTGATGATTTGTCCGATGAGGAAAAGAAATCAAGAATTCATAAAATAGACTTAGGAGATGGAAACTTTGGATATGTCTATAAAAAAGCCAATGGAGATATAGCAGTATGGAATCAACCAGAAACTCCTGCACCTTCCACGAATCCTGCTGATAGCTAGACTACTCCTACTGTAACCTCAGTAATACAATCTTCTCAAGAACCTAGTGATGATAATAAACAGAATAAATCGTTCTTTAGTAATATTAATCCCACTATAGCTTATGGATTACCAAGAGCGATGTATGCTGATAGAATGAATAGAAGAATTACTGATTTAGCTAAAGAATCTGTAGTCCCACTATTGAAAGACCCATTTGAAGTACATCGTTATACTAGAAGTGATTTAGATGCGGAAATGCAAGGAGAACGTGACTATGCTAATCTTAGAAGATTAGCTAGTAGACCTATAACTTCTGATGGAAGTTTACAAACTGCAACATAGTTGTAGGCTGAGGTTTAGGGACAAGAAGCTAGAACAGCTGGAAAAGAGAAGAGTAATTAGGTTCAAAGATAGTACGATGAACTAGCTTGGTAGCAGGAGAAAGAAAACGCTGCTAACAGACATGAAACTGCTATGTTTAACAGAGCATAGCAATGGGGAGCTGATTAGGATAAGAGTAAATACGAATAGGCATATCTAGCTAAGAAGTTTAATATTTGGGATGTATTCGGACAATAGTTAGAATACGATGCAAGAACAAGGTAGAAAGAGAATAAGGCTTTGGCTGATAATTTTGCTAGGTCTGATATTCATAACGCTATTAGCTATGCTCCAAATGATTACGGAGCTAACTTGACTCCTGATGAATTAACTGTATGGAATAAAGTCTTATCCGGAACTAATCCTTCTAGCCTGTCATCTCAAGAATTTAATTCTTATAAACTGGCAGCTTAGAAAGTTTCCAGAGTGGAAACTGAGCAATTAAGATAGTATTACAATATTCCTAATACTAGATGGTCTAGAAAGACTCCTAGCACTCCTTGGTCTCCTACAATTTCCAAAGCAGTATCTGCTAAGAATGGAGCTAAAATAGCTGTTGCTGGAATAAAAGCAAAGACTGCTGATGCGGAGCGGTTTTAGAAACAAATAAAAGAATGTATAGATAGAAATGAGAAAGCCATAGATAGATTATCTAAGAGTTTATATGGACTTATAAAAGCTTCAATGATAAAATGATACTGAAACTATAGCAAGGGGGGAACGCCCTTCCCCCTCTTGTTTCTTATCAGCCAGTAACTGTTACTGGTGGGGCAACTGCTGGAGCTTCTGTAGCAGCTCCTAGCGATAATCAAGAGACAGCTGATTTAACTGACAAGGACCTATTAAAAATGCTTGAAAAGTTAGACGGACTTCCTAGTGATATGGCTGTATTAACTTAGACTCTCTAGAACTTTTATATAGACTAGCAATACAGTCCATTCCCAAGTACCTCTAACATAGCATCCAGATACTTGTAGGCTTTAAATCAAATGAAGATAGCAAACTTCAACAGAAAGGAATATGATGATGCCTTTTCTACTGTTGATAAAAACGGAGGAATAAATGAATTTGCTGTAACAGATAGAGGATAGTTATTCTGCATGAATGATGAAGGGGACTTCAAATTATTTTCTCTAGAATAGCTTAAAGAGAATCCTGACTATCAGCCATTAACTAATTCAGAGTTATTATACTATAGAGCATAGTCTCCTCAATTAGCCAACAATAATGAACTACTAAAGGTAGTAAAAAATGGTATAGGAATAGAATCTGTTACTAAAATGATATAGGATAGCATAGGAAACCTAGGAACTACTTCTGAATCAAATGAAGGCTTTGTCAGAACTCAAGCATCATAGCTTATTAATGGTTTACAAGAGTTTATGAATGCATAGCAACAATCTGGCAATTATAATGCTACCGTAGATAATTTGTACAAAGGAAAATTCTTAACTAAGAGTCAAGCTATGTAGGCACAGGCTGCTCTTAATTATATATATACAACTCTTCCAGCTAATGCCAAGACTTTACTAAAGACTAAAACATAGAACGGAACTGATGCAGAAGCCGTTTAGCTAGTGTAGACATTAATTAACTCTAAACTAAGTTCAACTGCAGACTTCTCTTTAGATTTAGACGATCCAAGTTCTGGTTCCAAAAATAAAAATGGTGCTGGAGACGGTCTTGATGCTGATTTAGTTACACTAATTTAGGCTAGTCATGGAGGTCACGATACTGTCTACCAATTAAATAATAAGTCAGGAATAGGAATGACTGTTTAGGGAACTGCATATGAGTAGGTAAAGGATACCAAGGGAAATCATATAGGAAGAACATCAATGGAGAATTTATTGAATGAGTCTGGATTACGTTCTATTATCAATGCTGATAACGGAGTGTACTTTGGCAATCAAAAGGTTGATTTAGATGCATTGTTAAATATCACATATGACGGAAAGGGATTGCTAAGAGTAAATCTTCCTGTACGCTCAGATGGTTCTCCTAATTTTGACCTGTTGGAGGAATATTCTAATGCTCAAGCAGAGTTCTTATTAAGCTCTCAAACAGATGAGGATAGACTTAGAATATTTGGAGACGCAGAGAAGTATCCTGGACTAAGCTCACTAATCAAACCTACTGGAGAACTAGATATGGATAAGTTTGCTCCATTTATAGTAGCATCTGGTATGACGACAGATGGTATGGTGGAAATAGATAAGAAGCAAAATAAGTTTATCACCGAAGTTAAGCAGTCTCCAGAATTAGTTTAGTAGCTAAAGACCAGTTTGGCAATAGGTTCTGGAAAAGAGACTTAGTATCCCGATATTGATGAGTACGACTGGACAGAATGGTTAATGCCTGAATTTATAAATAGTTATGACCATATATTTAAAGGAAATATTTATATACCTCTTAACATGAACAAGGTAGCCGCAGCTCTAGGAGGAAATCAAACTATTGATACAAATACTGGATAGATGTTAGAAAAAGAATACCAAAATAGGGATCTAAATTTTACTAAATTAGATCCGTCAATATTAAATAATTAATTATGTTTGAAAATGATTGGATATTATCAAGCTTAAGTAATCCTACCTTAGACATAGATGATTTAGTTTCAATTGGAGGTTTAAATACTAAAAATACCCAGTTTCTAAGTAAGGATTAGTATTTGAAATCAAGCTTCATTAAAGATAATCCCGTGTTCAAGGACGATAAGGGGGATTTTTCTAAAGAGAAGTTTGATAGATTTTATGAAATGCAAGCATCCAGATGGAGAGATTTTTAGAACAATGAATTTCCAACTGGAATAGAATTAGATGCCTTTGATACGGCAAGCAATAAAGCTAATGCCAAAATTAAAGAAAATAAATTTAACTTAGGACCAGACTATAATCCTGATAGGGTTTAGATTGGTGTAGAAGGTTGGAGAACTACAAGTAAGAGAACTAAATCTGAACAGGAAATAGCTCAATCTTAGAAAATATTCAATCCAGAAACAGGAAAGTTTGAAAATTATACTCCCGAAGATTATGCCTTATTTAGTAATCCAGTAAAGTGGGTTTAGAACCTATTTAAGGAACCTTTGGTATTGGCTCAATATGACTAGGATGAAGTCGATGAATAGGGAAACAAACATAAGAAAGGAGAATATAAACTTAATCCAGAAGGAACTTATTATTATGAGAAATTAAATGGACGTTCTCCACTTGGAAAAACAGTTTTATCAGCTGCAAATATCTTAACAAAAGAAGATTCTGCTCTAAACAAGATAGACTTCATGGATTCTGACGACCTAGAGAAAAGTGCTACTGGAGTTATAGCTAAAAATATAGCATTAATAGCTCCAATGTTTACTCCTGCAGCTCCATATTATTATAAGGCTATGGTAGCTAAGGAAATATCTAAGACTCTTCCAATGCTCCATAGTATTGCTACCAACTTGTTTGGTTCTGGAGATAATGAAGCCCCAGAATGGATGCGAAAAGCAGCTGCAGTTGGAGAATCATTATCTACTACTAATTCTGTCTGGAGCAGTGAGCATACATTCTCTTTTGAAAACTTGGCTAATTTAATTTCTGATATTGCTTTGCAATGGGGACAATAGAAGTAGATAGCTAAAGCTGTAGGATGGTTTGGAGATAAAAAGGCATTGAAGAAAGCTGAAGATTAGGCATTCCGATTCTACAAATCAAAAGTTGGAGGAAGTTTAAAAGGTCTAGAAGCTCCATCTGATGAACTATGGAAACAATCTACTCTTGGTCAATTATGTATGAAAAAATACTATGACCCTGTAGTTGAAACTATGAGAAAGAAACAAAGATTAGGAGCTAATTTAGCTTTAGCGTATATGTCTTTGATCTCAAACACTGATGTTTACTCTGATATGCTAGAGAGAGGTGCTACTAAAAAGGAGGCTGCCTGGGTAGCATTGGGTAGTGCGGCTGGAATGTATGGGGTAGATAGGTACTTACACCTTGGAGAAGTATTCTATGATGACCTTACAGCCGAATCCATTAAGTAGGGAAGACAAGCAGTAAAAAAGGAACTGAAAGAGGCTTTCGAAGAAATATATAAACCTGGAACTAAGGATAGCCCAGGTAACTGGTATAAAAGGGGTGTAGCTTTTGGAAAGAGGGCAGCAGAAACATTTGTAGAAAACCTTAAAGACCACAACCTTGGAGGAGTTGGTAAGGCTCTGGGAGAAGGTTTAGAAGAAGTTAGTGAGGAACTAGTAACAGACCTTACTAAGTCTACCTATTCCCTTCTTGGAGATTTAGGGATGTATGATAAAAGCGTTAAGGATACTGGAGCGTTTGATAATATGTTAGAAAGATACTCCATGTCTTTGATAGGAGGTGCTATTGGTGGAGGATTGTTCTACGGAGTTGAGAAGTATAAGGGATTTAACAAAACTAGGGACAAAGACTTAGTAGACTTAATTAATGATGGAAGAGCTTAGGAGTTAAGAAATATAGTAAAAGGATATGTATCTAAAGGTCGTGCAGGTAATACCAAAATTTCTGGATTACACTACTCTCAAGATGATGCCGGAAACATTACTTGGTTAAGTACAGACAAAAGCGAAGAATCTTAGAACCAATAGGTAGGTAATAGGGTACTAGAGAAGATTAATTCTTTAGAGGCAGCCATAGTTGGAAGTGGTACAAAACTTAGTCAAGACCAACTGTTTGACAAGATGGTTCTACAAGAAGCAAGATATTAGGAGTATAAGAATGCTTCTCACGTGACTGGATATTATCAAGAGTTTAGAAAATTACAGAATTAGTTGTTGCAAGCTAAGGATACCTATAATAAAGCCGCAGAGACTGCTGATGGAACTCTTGAGGGAAGAATAACAGATTCTCCTACAGAAGCAGAAAAGTAGGATAAAATTAAGAATTTGTAGTAGTTTTAGACATAGGTAGATAACATTCAGAAGAAAATGAATGATTTTCTATCTGGAGATACTTCTCTAGACTATACTAGAAAACTTAACTTTGCCTTAGACCCAGTTCTTAATTCTGCATTTTTGGGACTTGACAGAACTAAGTGGTTACTTAACAAAATAGACCCTACTTAGGAACTCACAATACAAGATTAGATAGATTTGAATAACTAGTGGAATGACCACGTTAAAGAGACTATGCTTAAAGACTTAGATAAAGCCTTTTTAGCATATAAGGCTTTAGAGAAGGTCGTATCTCCATAGATGTTAGCTCAGTAGGACTATGCTAATCAATATAAGAGCATTTTTAATGCACTAAATTAGTTATATAATAAAGAAGATTTATCACTAGATAAATATATCAATGCCAAACCGTTCTATACGATGGACTCTAGGTTAATCGACTAGAACGGAATAGAGGAATCTGAGGAAGAGTATAATGCTAGAAATAATACAGCAACTCCTGATGATGTTCAAAAGTATTATCAAAGACAGCAAAGAGTATTTGATTTGAATAATTAGATACTAGCTGATTATATACAGCAGTTTGATGATATCTTAAGACCTATAAACTATTAGATTGATAGTTCCACAAATAGAACTATCATGCAAAACATTAGATATAGACTTAAAGATATTATCAAGAGGGAAATGCAATATCCATTTGTTGATTAGGGTGGTAAGTTTGATGTTAATCCATATAGAACCATACTGCAAGATTTAAAAGATGATTTGTCAAATATCGATGATATACAGCAATAGCTATAGGATAAGCATTATACCATAGTAAAGGAATAGGCAAATAAAGTAATAACCCTATTAAATGATACTATTCCTCCTTTGGAAACTCTTATACCAATGAAAGACGCGGTATAGGGGGGAACTCTGAAAAATAAGATACTTAAACCTCTAAGAGAATCTAACCTAGAAAATAAGGACTAGATAATTGCAGCCATAGAAGAAGCAAAAAGAAAATATGACGAAGCAGATGAATAGGATTAGGAATTAGCAGCTATAGAACTCTATAACACTATTCCAATGCAATTCAAATCTAAGAGTCAAAATGCTTAGGCAATATTAAATGACTTTGCAAAATAGGTAGGAAAGGACTATGGAATAAAAGGTGATGGAGAGATAGGTGATAATATCACTATTGACGAATTAATAAAAGGTCTGGACACTCCAGATTCTGCTATCTATAAGTATTTTTCTGGAAAATCTTCAGCCTTACCAGAAGTACTAAGTGCAGCCCTTAAGTAGATTCCTATGAATTTTGGAAAGGATTCTAAACTTAAACTTCTCACTAATAGTGCTAGCGACCCTAGGGATGTTGCTGGAGAACCTGTTAGAAGACAGATTTCTACGTTAAATAGATATGTAAACAATCTATCTAGTAGAATATAGAAGAATCCTGTATATTCATTCTATAAAAAGTTATAGGTAAATTCACACAGTCCTTTAGAAAATATTCTGTCTTCTATAACTAAAGAAATGTCTGATAATTAGGAAGAGGTATTCAATATGAATTATATACTTGACTAGGTGTATAAAGATTATATATCTTAGGATAAGTTAGATTCATTTGAGCTAAATGATACTCAGGCTAAGCAGTTGAATAATGCATAGAAAGCCCTAGAACTACTTTCTGCATACGTATATTCTGCATCAGTATCTCCAGACGGAACTCATTATTTTGGTTAGAATAAGCAGATAAATGAGTTTGCTAATACACATAGAGATGTTCTTACAAGAGAGTGGGAACCTCTTCCAGAAATAAGTTAGGACTATGCTCAAGTATTATAGGATGAGGTAACTAACTTGAATACTGAAATAGAATTATGGAAGAGAATATCCGAGAATAATAGTATGAATAAGTTAAGACGTCTTGTTGATACGGAGAATGTTGTAAATAATCTAAGATATGAGATAGGTCGTGGACTATCTTTCTAGTTTACAGTAGGAGATAAGGAATATGATTTATCTGAGGGATTGGATTCTTTACCTCCTTTTGATGGAAACCCTGAGAATCAGCTTGGATAGCTATTCTAGTTTGAACAGACTCTTTACAATAACTTTAATAAGATATTAAAAGATACTGGATGGACTCCAGAGTAGTTCTTTGCTAACTCAGACTTTTGGAAAAGGTACTTAGGAAATTACACTGATTTAGAAAAACAATAGACTAGTAAGTTAAATGAAACTCTTACTGAATTTACTAAGTATGACAAGGCTTTGTATATTTTATCAGTCTTGTCTGATAATCCATCTAACTACTATAAATCTGTACAAAATTCTATTAAAGATAATGAGGATATTGCCCCTCTAACAGTGCAATAGAATATTTCCAGACTTGGGGAAGCCGCCCACACTAAAGCATATAAAGCTGGATTTAAAGCATTAGCTAAATTAGTTAATCCTAATAGTACAGTTACTCCAAATGTAGTTTATATAAATGGAGTAGCAGGGGCCGGAAAGACTGAGGTTGTACTAAAAAATATTAGATAGCGCTTCTATGAATAGCAAGCCTTGGTAATAGGGCCTACTACATCTTAGGCTATTAAGCTTCAAAATTCTCTTAATGAAGGAACCTCTTATACTATAGAAGGAGACGGAAATATATTTAGTAAGTTATTACCTAATTGGGATAAGATAAACGAAAGCTTTCAAAGAGCGGCCTCTGAAATAAACAAAAACGAAAAGAATACAGAATATAAGACTGAGACAGACTACTTTGTTATGCAAAGATGGGCTAAGAACGGAGCTACTGGGGTTAAAATAGACCTTAAAAGTGACAAAATAAAATTCAATCCCGATATAAAAGCTCCGCTTGTTTTCGTAGATGAAGCTGCCCACATGAATAGTCTATAGATAGCTTTGCTAGATGAATATGCAGAAAGAGTTGGAGGAACGGTATTTTTGGCTAGCGATTCTAACCAGTCTGGATATTCAAACGGACAGATAGAAAATTTAACGACAAATGATATATTTGCTACTAGAACTTCTAAACTTCAAGAGTCTTTAAGAACTTCTAACATTTAGAAGCAAAGTAATAATAACAAAGTTTCTGCAATATTAGATACTGCAAATGATATTATAGAATCTGGAGATAATCAATTATGGCATGATTTTGAAGCCAAGCTTCCAAATCTTATCAGGAAGTTGAATTTAAGAGTCTATAATTAGTAGGATGATATAAATGGAGACCTAATTGGGGGAGATATAGATGAGGTAATAAAGATATTGTAGAACAATCATAAGGATGCTAGTATAGGATTCATAGGAGATGTCAACTCGTAGGCATATTAGAAACTTAAATCTGCAGGATTTTCTAACTTAGGAGAACCTCTAACAGAGAAAATTATTCCTGGTAAGAAGTTTATGCAGGGCTAGGAATTTGATTATGTTATAGTAGATAATATAGACCTATCTGTAGACTTAGATGGACCAAACTCTTATGATAAGGTGACTTTCTTAAGAAGATTCTATACACTAATGTCTAGAGGAAAGACTGCTTCTATTTTCTTAGATAGGGGATTATCTAGACTTGTTGGAGCTAATACCCAAGATGATATGAAATCTATAGGATTTAGTTTAGCTAACCAAGTTTAGTTATTTAGAGATTAGTATTCTAAGGCTCTAGATAAGTTAGACCTATCATAGACTACTTAGGAGGAAACTCCAGAAGCGAAAGAAGAACCAGAAGTTAAGGAAGAGGGAGAAGAATTAGTAATATCTCCAACAGTTGAAAATACTCCAGAGTTTAATCCAGAAGCTTCTGAAGAGCAAGTGTAGCAACAGTTAGAATCTAATAAAACAGAAATATATAAGGATTTCGTAGAAAAGAATTCAGCTGAGCGTCAAGATATAGAAGTATCAGAGTTATCAGATCTTCTGATAGAAGCTAATACAGTAGTACCAATTACAGGGCTAAAAGAGACTCTTGTTAATCCTGATGGAACACAAAGAAAATATCCAGCATGGCTTCCTGGAGAGAAAACTTCTGTTAGAAGAAACATTAATGCTATATATGATGGAACTGAGCCAATCACCAAGAGGGTAGATAAACAAAGATATTAGGATATTATAACTAAAATCCAAAGTTCTGTCATATTTGGAGGTAATGTAACTGACCCAGCTATAACATCACTATTAGGATTTAGTGAGGCTTGGAAAAACAGAAAATTATAGTTAGAAGTCAGAAGAGCTACTGATTCTGATAACTTTGGAATAGGAACTGACTTGAAACCTACATACATAGATATAGACGGAGAACGTTATATTGTATCTATTACTTGTAGACTAGATGGCTTAAGTAGAACTATTTAGGATACTCCATTCTCAGCTGTATTTGACATATGCCTTCTTTCTGATTTTAATAATTTAAGAAAACCTGCTGTATAGTAGGCTATAAAGGATAAAATAAATCAGAGAATTAAAGACGGAAAAATCACTGGAGAGAATAAGATTAAGGCAGAAAGATTTAGAGATAACTTGAGCGAATCTGTTAAATAGTATGAAGGTTTTATTAGAAGAATAGTTTCTGAACATCCAGAAGGTCATGCTATAGAACTTACTCCTGATATGTACGAATCGCATTAGACCACTAGACTGGTCAAGAGGAAAGTTCCAAGAAGACTTGGCGGAACCTTAAGTATAGCAACTGTTGAGAACAACAGAGTGGACCAAGATGGAAACTATATATCTGATTATAATAATTTCATGGATACTGACAAGAGAAAAGTAGTTTCTCCAGTATATATTTTGGGAAATAAATCAGATGTATTGAAAGGAAAAGTATCAGAGTCTATTTTCGGTAAGGCTGTAGTATTTGCATCAGCTAATACTAATCTTTCTCCAGAGGAGTTAGCTGATAGATATATAGAGCAGAAGAGAAATCCTGATGCACATACTCCAGAAGTCAGAATGATTGTTCTTAATAATCATGGTTTAAGTTTTACAGAACTTATTACTCATAGAATATAGAATCAATTAACTGGGGAAGGAGAAAAGGCTAAAAAGCCTTGGAGAATGGATACTCTAGGAGTTAGGATGTTTACTGCAATGTGGAATTTCAGAGCTAGCTTAGAAAATTTCATATCTCAATTAGATAAGTGGAAACAAGAAAATGGTTATGACAGCAATAAGATACTAGATATTTCCAAAGTTGAATCTGAACTGTTTAGTAGATATGGCAAAAATTGGATAACTTAGCTAAATGCTGGTAGTTAGGAGGTATAGAAGCTCCTAAACCTGTATAAAGTAACAGCAGCAGACTTGGAAAACTTAATAAAGTTTAACTAGGAATACTGCAAAGATATACCTACTTTTAGGCTAGGAATTGACCTAACTAACAAAAACATTGGCGGATATGTAAGGTCATTTGATGTTAGCAATTCTAGTGTGTATGGAAAGAATGAGGCTAATATGTTAGCTATAGAAGAAGAATATGCACATAAATACCATTCTATTCTGTCATCTATATTAGAACAGTTAACAGCTAATGAGCCTCCTGAAATATTTAAAAGGGCTGGATTAAACTTCAAACCTATGGCTACTAGACTAGCCAAGGCTGATGGTTCTAACTATGCCACGAATGAATATATAGGAAAGAATGAACAAAAAAGAAATCTTTCCGGACTTATTCATACAAATAATAAGAACATAGTAATTGGGGAAACAGACGAAAACGGAAATGTTATATCAACATCCACTATTCCTGCAGAATCAATGTTTAGCTTCTTCCCCAAGGCTGTTTCAGCTATTGCTACTAAGTCAAGAATATATCAAACTAATAGTAAAGCTAATGGGTTGATTAGTATTACTACTATTGACACAAAGAATAATACTGATAAGTTTGATTTCGATATTTCAGCGCTATTTGGGGATGGAATGTTGGAGAGAAGAGGTAATGATAATACATTATTTAATATGTTTAATCTTATCTTTCATGGTACTGTATAGAGCTTAGAGGTGCCTCATGCCTATACTGAGGAAGCTCCGTTTAAGTATGGAATATTTGTAGACCCAGATTTAGAAACTAGTCAGGATTATAAGCAAATAAACGTTAGAGGACAAAATGGATAGGATTATGCATTCCTAAAATGTGGAACTAATCCTATATACTTTGACGTTGATGTTGATGTTATATCTGGAGGTATTGCCCTTAACCTTTCTAAATTATTAGAGGGAGGAAAGAGATAGCTAAAAGAAGAAACCAAGGTAGAAAATCCGGTGGAATAGTATGTAGGTTATTCCTCTAAGATAGTAGATGAGTAGGATAGAACTAGATTCCAGAACTTCCTTCTTAATGAAGGAAAGGAGGATAACGAGCAAAGCTATATGGAATATGTTACTATATAGAACAACAGAAAATTGATTAATTTCTTTAGAAATGGGTCATCTGTTGATAACATAGTGGAACTTATTAATATGTAGCTAGGATAGCCTACTATAAAAGATGTAAAGTATGAAAACGGAAAAATAATATATACTGACGTAAACGATGGCACTGGAGAGTTGAGTTTGGACACTGAGGATATGTATATCTCTATGACACCAAATAAAACTAATTCAGTTGAAGAGATTACTGGACAGTCATTTGATTCCATGGTTGTTGACCCAACAGGAATGGATATAATGACACATCAGGACTTCCTAAATTAGCTAGAGGAAACGTTCTAGGATGATAGCGATGTGCAAATGTTATCAAACTCTTCAAATGTAGAAAGCTATCTAGAATTGTTAGTAAGTATGAAAGATACTTTGAATAATAAAATAGAACAACTAGAAGATTCAGATTTAAAATGGAATTTATCTGATTACTTATTGTATGTAGATACTTCATGTTTTTAAAAATAAATGACTATGGCAGCTTGTAATGTTAAGTACGACAAAAAAAGTTATTAGCAACTAGCCTCAGATTTAAAGTTATTGTATAATCAAATTAATAGACCTGGAATAGAGGACAGAATTATTAAAACTTTGGAATTTAAATATAAATCCAAAGATGGTTAGGATAAAAGATTACTTCTAACAGATTCTGAAAACTTGGATGAAACTTCTAGAGAGTTTATTGATGATGTAAACAATATAGTATGTGGGCTAGCTAATGCTTCTTTAGACAACTTACCAGAAAAAGCCATGAAGTTTAGAAATATTGTGTTGTCAACCTTCTTCGACATGAATAGTGTCGGAGAAGTGACAACTCAGATTTCTGAGACTGAAAAGGAAATGGAAACTGATAAGAGTCAAGAAGCAAGAAAATTATAGAAAGTAGAAGACACTTTATTAGAAATATACGGACCGATAAATACTGGTCTTATTCAGGAAGTAACTGACAGCTTTGGAAGAGAACTTAAATAGAAGTTAATATATAATAACTACCTGAAAACTAAGTACGAGTTGACCTCTGATGAAGTCAACAAAAGAATCGTGGACTATAAGGAAGGGAAATTTGAGAGCATTCTTGGTCATCTAAAGGAATAGTTCCCAAATGATTCTACTTTGCAATCCATTACAAGTATGTATAGCAATGGAATGTTAAATTCTAGTCAGTACTACTATGTTATAGATACTTTTAGAAAATATGTATTGCAAGACCCCGATAGAAATACAAAGTTTAACCAATAGCTAGAGGATAAAATCCTACAGAAAAATAAAGTATAGCAAGAATATCTCTATAGACAACTAATTAAGACTATACTAAATAACCCTAAACTTAACACGTGGTTTAATAACAAGTACAATACTAATTATACGAACTCAGAAGCAAAGACTTAGCTGTTTATGGCTAATAGATTCTCTAATTACTATCTAGAAATTAAGGATAAACTTCTGAAAGAAATTGAGAGAGGTGCAGAGTTTAAGGATGAGGTATTGCCTATTATTCAGGAGATAGAAAATCCTAAAGATGATTTATTAAATTATGTAAACGATTATATAGCTCTTACGCAGTTCGATGATTTATTAGCTTAGAAACTAGGAAGTAGTATTGGTATAGAAAAAGGCTTCTTGAATAATGTAGAACCATAGAGATAGAACGCTAAGAAATATGCACTGAGAGAATCTCATGCGCATCAAAAGGCAGGATGGGAAACTGCTAACAATGAGGGAAGTGAAGCTCATACTAGTACTGGAGTAAAGGATATGTTGGACACTATATTTGTTTATAAATATAACGAGTCTCATCAATTACTTCCTTAGACATTAAATATGACGTCATTGATGCAGGCATGGCAATCCTTGTTATCTGACGTATTGAATAATAATATCAATTTCGATACAAGTAATAGTGAAGCTGTTGTAGGAGTATTGAAAGATTTAATTAATACATAGAATGTTAATGTTTTAGATAATATTGTAGATATTCTAGAAATATTATTTAAACCATAGGCTATTCAAAACTCTAGAGGTAGAATGATAGATTTTATGCGCAATGAGAACCTGTTCTCAGAATAGCATAAGAATATACTATATTCATTCTATAATGAAGTTTTGAACAAGGATAATCCTAACTCAAATATATCTATAGAATTAGGAAGAGTAAATGATGGCCTAAAATACAGCACTAAATTCTTAGAGACTGTTTCAGATTTATGTGCCATTATCTATAGAAATGTAAATAATAATTACATTGATTGTAATCTACAATCATCGAAATCTTTATTTGCTGTAAAGAAGAAATTTAATTGGGATGCTGACCTATTTGATTCTGTCGAAAGAATTACTTTTAGAAGTAAGACCAGATAGATAAATAAACTTGGTGAAGATAGATTGTCTAAATATAATTATACTTCTGTGCCAGATTAGACTGGTAAGTTTATATCTAAGGTTGAACTTCCTGGAAAGGAAGGAACATTATATACATTTGGATTTAGATATAATCAAGGAGCTTCTAATATGGAGGGACTGTTCTCTACTATGGACAACTTAGAGCTAGAGAACTCTACGGTGAGCATAAATGGAAAAGAGGTTCCAATGTTAGATATATTAGCTGGCATAAACCTTAGAGACTTTAGTAATAAAGTTCTTCAAAATAAAGAATTACTAAATGAGTATGAAACAGTTCTAAATAATCTATTAGAAATGTTTGATTATTATTTAGATACTAATTTCCTATCTGATAAAGGGCTAGAAGCGTTATAGGGATATAAAGACAAATATACTTATGACCCAAAAAATAACTTATTTTCTAAGAATTATCTTAATCACTTCCTAAAGTTAGCAATTAGAACTGCTGACATTGATAACTAGGTAAAACTTGCTGGGGATTAGGATATGAAATAGTTTTTGATGGAGAACTCTAAATATACAAGTTTGTTTAATAGAGAGTCTAAGAAACCATCCTCTAACGTTTTTGACATCCAGGCTAATAGAGTTTATTTTAAACCTGTAACTACTAGTGATAAAGCACTTAGCGACTTAGCTAAAAGCTTTGTGGAAGCATCTGGTAGGTCTGTACGCTCTACATCTCTAAATAAAGCTGGCTCAAGTGTCTCTAACTATAGTATATCGAGATTAGGTTCAGAATTAAATAGACGTTTGCATAAATAGCGCCAAGAGGGTGGGCCAGCAAACTCCTTATTATTTGTATAGAACCCTAATGCTATAGATATAGACCCAGTAATTGATGGAGAAATAACCACACCCATTGGCGATGTTAAAGCTGTTAGAGATATGTCCTCTTCAGAGTTATTTCAACACGCAATCCTGGATAAGTTCTATAGTTCCTTCTTGAAGACTGGAAGAATATGTTTCCAACCTACTGTATACTCTGATAAGACCAACTTCTTGAATTATATGTCTAATCTATCTATGTTTAGTGATAACATAATGGATCTAATGTCTGATAAGAGTCAAGAATTTGTTGATTTATATAGAAATACTTTCTTCTCTGCCCATAATCAAATTCAAGCTAACGTAGTAACAAAAATGGAAAAACTAATGTCATTTTTGACTACTGAATATGGAGCACAGTTCAGAAAGGAAGGAGATGTATTTACGTCTAACAGACTAGATAATGTTAGAACATTCCTAAGAAATAGAACTGAGAGTGATTTAATTTCTCTTGTCTTTAGTTATAACCAACACAATCTTGAGAAGATAGAGTTAGAGAAAGACAAGGATTACAGAAATAGAAAGAAATTCTGCGACCTTAATGAAATAACAGATTTTTATGCTAAACTATATAATGAGCCAGTTCGCCTAAAGAAATTTCTAAAACAACAGTAGGAGCTGTTCCTAGAAAACCTTAGAGAATATGGTGTTAATTTCCGATTGTTTGATTCAACCTAGGAATTGAACTCTTGGATTAATAATAAATTAAATGAGAAGGCTGCTACTTAGACAGTTAGATTATTGTCTGACACTAAATTGCTTCAAGTAAAAGATAGACAAGCTTTCGCTGACAAGTGGATTGATAAAGAAACAGGAGAATTGCTACTATAGAAAGATTCAGAAATGAATCCATTCTTAGAGAAATTCTTCTATATAGAGGGTTTGTTTAGTAATAACCTGAGACTTAGTTTATCTGGAACAGAAATAAACCATCCAGACAAAGCAAAGGGAACACTATTTAATAAGATAGCTTCTGCTGTTAGTGATGTAAAAGAAGCGGCTGACAATCCGATAAAAACTAATGTAGCTAGAAAGGCTTTAGAAAATATACTAAATAATAACAAAATAGGTTTTAGTTCTCTTGATAATTTTATCAAAGAGTTTTCTTCAATGAGAGCTATAAATGATTTAGATGGAAAACCTAATATGTAGGATATATATGATAAAACTATCATAGAAATTATAAATACTGCATAGGGAACCCAGTTTAAACGTAATGTTATTATTCCAGCTACTTTGTAGCATCCTCTTACTGGTTTGATAAATGGCGTTGCTAATAGGGTTAACGTTGCTGTTGCATATGATATGTCAGCACCAGTCAATAATCTAAGAGAATCTGATGAAATAGATTCTTAGGATGGTAGTTCAACTATGTCTCCTATTTAGGTTATTTTGGAAAATAATTCTCTGGGAGATTAGAGAGTTGGAACAAACAGAAAGCCTATATGGGACGATTAGACTGGAGACTTAACATCGTTCTTGGCTAAGTTTGCATCATTTGGATAGACTAATGCGATGATGTTACAATCATTATAGTCTAATTCAGCTTAGTATAATATGTTCAAGAAAATGCATAATATACGTTGGAATGGAGCTATAGATTTGACTAGGAATATTAATCAATTTCAGTAGACAGCATATGACTAGGAAGAAGTTTCTAGATGGTTTAGAGAAGCAATTCTAGGAGGGGAAAAATTGTTCTATAAGAACCAGCTTGGAGAAATAGTCTAGGTGACTGACTTTGGAAAAGATAATTCTGGATATTTTACCGTAGAGACTATCCTAGGAAAAGGCTCTAATAAAGTATACCACTACTTTAGTGATGACACATCTGAGCATAGTACAGTTGGTGGATAGGGATTCCATACAATAGACAGTCTTTATGAATTGTTTGTTGCTCTTGGAGGTATTAACTGTACTAATGCTAAAGGAGTAACTTCCGAATTTAGTAATTAGGTTTTAACTAACTTTGTAATTAATGTTGGATATAAAGTTAATCCGAAAGTAACTTCTATAAATGATATAGTCCAACCGCTTAAAGATAAGTTTGTAGCATATGTATTTAATAACTCTGCAGTAAAGAACGGTGCTAAGAACATAAATAGTAAAGACGTATGGACTAATAATGCTCCTCTTAATACTTTCTAGTTAAATATATAGGGATTAGGTATTCAGCTTAATGCTGACCATGATGTAGTTGACTCAGAATTAACAGAGTTCTCTCAGGTAGTTGCAGCTTGTGCGGCATATGGAAAGGATTATAAGTCCGTAAATGAGATTTACTACGGATTGGCTGAATCAGCATTCTAGGCTTCTGAGTAGGAATTAACTAATATACAAAGATACTTCAAAGATTACGCTGAGGACCCAAGTAAAGCTAAATACTAGTTGTATAAGATAGTTGGAAAACTTATAGTATAGTCTAAGAGTAATAGTGATATGGATTTAACTGAAAAGTTAAAATAGGAAATAAACAAGGAATTTAAGGTTAACAAAGATAACTCATCTTCTGGTTTAAAGATTCCTTTTAGCGATCCTAGTATCTATACACAATTTATTACTAATATTACTTCTGTAATTAATTCCAAGTCTATTAAGCGTAAACACCCTGGGTCTGGATATGTTATGGCGCCAGGCTATAACGTAGTTCAATACTTTCAATGGTTTGACCCAAAAACTAAAACATATAGGAAGTATCTTTTTGAGGATGTTTTAAAGAGAGCTAGAAATGACTTTAAGGGAAAATTAAGAAGCGGACTAGAAGCATGGTGCGCCCAAAATGGGGTTGACCCAAACAAATATGGAGAACGTAAAAGAAGAATTTCAAGTTTTGACCTAGCCACGCTAATCTAGGAATCTTCTGATAAGATAAACACTTCTCTTATTCCTTATTTAAATATAACATCTTAGGACACGACTGAGTATAATAGACAGCTTGTAAATATGTTTCTAGCTTCTAAACAAGAGGCAGAGCAAGTAAGGGATAAGTCTTGGTTTATGCCTACTGATATTGTTAATATTATCAAAAATGATGGAACTGTAATATCTCACGATTTATCTGATATGACTGATTTCTATAAATTCAAAAATGGAATATTTGACATAGAGGACGAATATAATGTAAAAATTAATCAAAAGGGTAACAAGTTTACTATTACATTAAATGAAGATAAAAATTCATCATTTGTTATCGAGAAAGAGACAGATTCAGATAAATGGAACATTCATTTTAAGACAGGGGGAAGAGATTCTAATTTATAGAGAAGAACTCCGTGGATGGGAGCTAAAGAAGATTAGAAAATTAGACTATTCAATGCTGCTCTATAGGTTTTACCTGACGGAGCTATTCTGCGTTTGTCTCCAACTACTCAGGAATAGTTAGATACAAGAATAGGAGGCTTGACTAAGGGAAGTGTCGTAGGGTATTAGAGCATAATAGAAAACGAACAAAGGCACTCTGGAGTTAATTTAGAAGTTGTTTCCGAACCTTATACTGTCTCATATTTTGATAAAGATAACCAAGTAAAATCTACTTAGGTTAGAGAGTATAAGAAAATATCTAATACTAGTAAACATACTTACAAATTAAACATAACAAAGCCTAATAATCTTAAACCATCTCTTCTTAGATGGCAATATGTAGACCCGACTGATGGTATTACCAAGTATATGACTATATATGACCATCCGATTATTAGAGGTTCTTGGAACTTACCAAAATCTGAAAGACCAAAACAAGCTTAGATATAGTAGGTTTTAGACTTACTAGATGAAGGAAAGTTTGAATTGAATGGATAGATATTAGATATAGTTCCAGGAAGTCTTGAAAATACTGAAGCTGAAATAGTTCTTGGTAATATGTACAAGGACATCTTCCAAACTGGAGATGCTACATTAGCAGATATTATGGACTAGGGAGAGAATTTCTTCAGAAAACAGACTGAGGTTCCAAAGATTCCCGCTGGATTTTATAATCTTGCATTTGTTAAGAATAATGGTCAACATACTTTAGTTTCGTTTAGTAATCTAATAGAAACTCTTAATATATACGAAGACCCATTTGATTATACTTAGGAGTATATAAACGATAATAACGAAATTTATACTCACTAGGATGGGATAAAGATTGGAAAATATATACAATCTTCTTGGAAATATTCAGATGGTAAGGTTTTAGACTAGAACAATCAGGAGATAGATAAGTCCCGCTATAGACTTATTCAAGATGAGAATGGAAACGTAGAGAATGTATTGTAGAGAATAGATTATGTCAAAAGGTACAAATATACTAAATCGGAATTAGTTAATGGAGAGTAGTAGTTAATTAACTATACTTTATACAAGATAGCTCCCGTTTAGGATATAAGAAATGCTTTAGACAAAAAAAGCAAAGACTAGGATGTATTAAATTCAGATGCTTTCCATCAAATCTCTTCTATACTTAATAACATTTATTCTCAGGATAAGTATATAGACATATAGGTTAATACTGGTATAGAACTAAACCCAGATCTTAGGAGAACCATCGCCAATAGTCTTGTAGACTTCGGAAACGATACAAAATATGATAAGGAATCTAATAAAAGAGTCTTAATGACTCCAGAGGAAATTTAGAAACTTCCAAGATTCTAGCAGCATATGATTGAGTTACGAAATGCCCTAATTGGGAATAATTTCCAGGAATAGTATAGGCAGATAAGAACGTCTTACTATGAGTATCTTCAATAGTACAGAAAGCAATATTCGTCGTTCTTAACATCTCTTCATTTCATCTCTTCTCGTATCCCAGCACAGTCATTGCAATCATTCATGCCTATGACTTGTGTAGGATGGACTGCTGATACCTCTAACACTGCTTATGTTTCTTATATTTAGACATATTTGTAGGGTTCTGACTATGATATTGATAAAGCTTATGTCATGGGACAATCGTTTAGTGATGATGCTATGTACATAGGCTGGAGTCCATTATTCAATTATTCTTCTGAGCAAATGGTTGATGCTAGTAAAACTCTTCCGTTACCAAGAGGAAATAAATTAATTGTAGTGGAAGGAGAGCAATATTCTATAGAAAATGAACTTAATAGTATATTATCTTCATCTGGTCCAGAAAGACTTAGAAAAATGGCTAACTTAATATATAAGATAGACAATAATAATGGAAGATATAATTACATAGTTGGAGAGAATGCTGATTAGAAGTAGAAGATTATAGAACAGATTCAGAAACATGAAAACTATAAAGTAAGCTATAGACAGAGAGAGTAGGCATACAAAAATGTAGCTAGTGCTAATATTAGAAATGTTGTTCATAATATTAGAAATAGAGACCAGGCATATTCTCCTATTACAATGAGAGACTTGCAGAAAGAGGCTGACAAATCTCCAAAGGGAGCTAAAACTAAGTAGTTAAATATGATGAATCCGCTTACCAAATACGTAATGCAAAACTAGAACTTAGTTGGTAAAAACGTAATTGGTATAGCCGCTAATGGTGAAAAAGACTGGTTTAATCTTACTTACTACTATCATAATGTATTAAGAAGTGGAAATCAGAAAGATAGATTCTTCCTAAAGATGAGTCACTCATACAGTAGACTATCTGGACGTGCTACTGACCAACTAATGAATGTAGTTGTAAAACACATTCCAGACTTGTGGAATGCTTCCCCAGAATTGTCTTAGAAAATTAAGGAAGAGTTTTATGCTACATATGATGGTTAGATAGATATGGATGATAAATACGTAGACTAGTTAATTTCTCAGATTCTTTCAGCAGCAACCGATAATGCTAAAGAGCTAATCTTAGCTAAAATTAATGCCGGTACTAACTTGGCTAAATATCATCTACACCTAGTTATGATGGGATTCAATCTTAAGGATATTGTAGCATTTATGACCAGTCCTGTAGTGGAGTTAATAGATAAGTATAGTAGAAACGATTTATATAAAAATCAAACAAGTTCTGTAACTAATGCCATTAAGACTCTGAATGGAGATATAGACTTGTCTAAATTAATAGTTAATCCATAGGATAACCTTTCTCCAGAAGAAAGAATAGAAGCTATGGAATCTTAGATGGAAGCTATGGAAGCTGAGGCAGATATGATGATGGAATTGATGGCAGAAGGTCGTACTCCGAGAAGAGTAAATAATGAGTATTCTTGGGTAATTAAAGAACTTGGTTCTATGTATAAGACAGCATAGGCTAGGTCTCTTAAAGATTTCGTATAGAAGTATATTAAAGCTAAGACTGAACCCTTATCTGCTAATAGTCCAGAATTTATGGCAGCCTTGGCAAACTATGAGTTGCCAGTAACTTCTAATATGAATACTAACTATGTATTCAGATATATAGACTAGATTGTAAACGATATAAGATCCCAGATAGAAGACTATAATAGGATTCATCCGAATAGTAACTATTCTATGCTAGACTTCAAGCTTGACTTAAATGAGTTCTAGAGAATAACAGATGAAGCAAATGAGACTTCTACATTAGCTTCTGTATGGTTGAAATTAAATTAGGGTATCCCACAAACGGATATAGATTTAATTAAACTAATCAAGAGAATGTATGCTACTGTATCTACTAGAGAGAGAAAAATGGGTATAAAGAAACCTGTAGATTCTAACAAGTAGAAATTTGTCAATTTGTCCGACGAAGAAGATATAGTTACTGGAAATTCTGGGACTAAATAGGAACTTCTACAATATCTGGAAAGGTATTCTATGTTACCTACTGTTCCAGAAACCTCTAAGAACAAGACAGAAAGCGGTCTGATAAAGACTATAAAGAATATCTAGGGAAATAACCCAGAATTGTCTTTTGCTGAAATAGTTTCGATATTAGAGGATGCAGTTAATACGGATTTGTATGGAAATTTTGATTTATATAAATTTCTGAATGATGAGAAAGTAGTACTTCCTCAAAGTTCTAGAACCATCTATAACACTAGATAGGGAGACCTTGTCTCATATAGAGAGCTTGCTGCTACATACTATAACTTAATTAAATCTAGTTGGAATATTCTTGATATGGTCAACCGTATTCCACATTACAAAATGAATCTAGATTTATTAAATTATACTCTATAGCAAAGACATCTATTTGCAAATAAGTCTAAAATAGTAGACTAGTTAATTTCCTTAGGAGAGCTGTCTTATAGTGCTTTATCTGATAGAGATTATAAAAACATCATACAGTATGCTGATAAGATATTAATAACATCATATTTCTTATCTAAAGAAGAACCTATAGATATATCTAAGGTAGATGATACGAAAGTATACGATTCTAATTATGACTTAGTTAGGTCAGATGAATTATATCTAAATTCTCTTAATGGAATTGATTCGCTAAAGAACTTTGTAGAAAATAACTTCTTTGAGTGGTTGAAGAATACTTATCCAGATAATTTCCTGGTTAAAGAATTAGTATAGAGTTCTAATAGAGGAAAGAGTATGTTAAGAACAGCCCTTAATCTATTTGAAATTGATTAGAGTCTGACTAACAAGTAGACCTATAATAGATACCTAATAGGTATTCAAGAGCTAGCTAATGAAAAATTTGATTAGAATCACTCAGTAGCCGATATACTGATGCTATATAATCTAGCAGTAAACGGAACTAAATTGGGAGGAAAATACATGACTGGTATATTTAGAGATTAGGTCAGAGAAGGTAATGTTCTATATGATTATTATAAATTCATGTCTGAACAAGATTATAATGACGACTTTAAATATATTATGCCAACTAAGAGAGACTTCTTAATTGCAATGGCTCCTACTGTATATTCTACTTATGCGTTAAATTATAGGACAGAGCCTTATGTTAAAGTTCTTAATCCAGCTCATGGATATGACGTATATAAAAGATACTATGATAGGTCTGATTATACTTGGAAATACGACATGAGTAAACCAGAATCTCTATTATAGTTAGACCATCTAGGTTTAACGCAGGGAGAGATAGACGAGAGAACTTATAATTACGCACAGAACTCTCTGGTAATGTTCCCAGAACTTCATAAGAGATTAAGAGAAAATTCTATATTCTCTGGAAACGGAGAAACGAGCATAAAAGACAAAGTGTTATAGTTAGCACAATATATTAGATAGAACAGGTTGCTTATTTACAAACTATGTTAATATGGAATGTGATGTAATTCTTGAGATAGGAGGGAAAAGTAATTTTAAAATTGATAGAGAGTCTAGTGAAAAGGAGCTAGACTCTCTTCAAGATATTGTGGAGTACTTGGACACCCTTCCTGAACATAAAATAAAACAGTTAATTTACGACTTGTAGACATCCTCTACAAGAGTGAAAAACTCTCAAAAATACTTCTTGGACAAACAGCTAATAGGAAACTGTTCTTTCGAGAATTTGAAACTTCGTTATCCAGAGGAAACGGAATTAATTAAAGATATTGAGAAACCCTATATAATTACTCTAGTAGATAAAGCATATTCTAATGGAGATATGCTTAAAGGGAGGGTTGTAGTAAACGGAGTAGTTAGTTATATATTTAGAAATAAGTTTGATGTTCAGAATTTTGCTGAAACAGAGCATAAGAAACATCTTGCCGAACAAATTATAGCTGACAATGATATTACTGACTAGTATCTGTCAGAAAAGTATAAGGATAAACTGAATATTATTAGGGATAACTATAAGAAGAACTTAGAGAGAATTACTAAGGAAGTAGATCCTACTCCATCTGAGTAGTTTACCATCAAACATCTTATTTTAGACTATCTTAATAATAGTAGTGACTATACTAAGTTAATAAAAGTAGGAGACTAGATTATTGACTCTGGTTCTGTATTAAATGATTTCTGTAGGGAGCTTAATAAATAGTAGGTAATAAATGAGGATTCTGAATCAGACTTGGCTAGATATTTAAGGAGACTACACTGGAAAAGAGAGTCATTTGGGAAATCCGAATTATATAAAGGGTTAGCTACTTACATTCCAGAATTTTCGCAAGAAGTTAGTGAATAGTAGTTCATAAATCTAGATTAGGATGGAATGGAAAGTTTACTTCAAAAGTATTTTAAGAATGATATTATTCTATCTAACTACCATGTAGAATCAGTTGGCAAATCTGTTCCACAAACTATAAGACTTACCAAGTCTTAGGTAAAAAAATTATTTGAAAACACTTTAGCCCTTAAGAATACAGAGAGAAAGGCTTTAGGAGAATTGGAATTATCTAACAGTTATGAGGATAATATATCATCCTTAGAGGACGCACAAGCCTTCTTTCAAGGCCACTTAAATATGGACATAGACGGAGAGATATATACTCTAAATATTTCTAAAGATAAGGACTAGATAGTATACAGTTATAGAGGTAAGAAGCTCACAAACGATGATAAGGTTAAGTTAAAAAGGAAAGGAAGAGTCCTAAAAGATGAATTTAATTTTGGATATGACACAATGAATATATTTACTCCAGTAAATGAAGATGGGGTAGATAATGGATACTATAAAGGATACTATATATATAATCATCTAAACGAGGCTGGGGATAACATATTTATAGTAAGTAACAGTGTTATTAGTCCGAATCTATATGACCCGGCAAAGTTTAAATCATTGAAGGATGCTAAGTTAGCAGTAGAAGGATTTAACCGCTCAGCTAATGTATCAAAACAAACTAAAGTGGGATTAAAGCAGATATTAGGAAGTTCTGACGGAAAAAGATATGTTAACCTAGAATTTCCAACTAATGTTGGCTAGACTATAAATTCTATAGCTTATCCAATAGGCCCAAAAACTAAATTATTTGCTCAGGAACATAATCTAATTACTACAAAAAAGCCTTCAGAAATCCAAGCCTTTTATAAACAGAGAGGTATAGATATTTCATCGTTAGACCTCCCTGAAAAGATAGGAATCTTTCTATATGCAATGACAGAAAATGGATATTCTATCAATGCTATATAGGGAAAGACCTTAGAAGACTCTGACTATGCTAATATAAGAAAAATCATATTTGATATAAATAATGCTCCAATTAAATAGTATCTAGTAGAAAGAAGTAATAAGAATGGTGAGGGTAACTATACAACCTATATAAAATCCTTATCCGACTCTGGAATCACTATAAATTCTACTGGGGTAGACTTGGCAGGAAATCCTCCAACGTAGAGTCTTACGAGTACACTATTTAATTTAAAAGATACTCTTGAGAACACACTTTTCAAAGATACTCCAATTAAGATAGTTATTACAGATAATGAATAGCTAGCACAACTTCAGGACTAGAATGGAAATAGAATATTCCCTGATGGTACTGATGGAGTGAGAGCTTTTATCTATAACAACAATCTCTACATAAATCAGAGTAATGCTAGTATTAATGACCTTCTTCACGAAACTTTCCACATTGTACTAGGAGCCATAAAAGCTCAGGATATGAATGAAGGTACTAGAAATTATGAAAACATTTTGAATTTCTATGATAAAAAAGTACCTTAGACAACTAAGGATAGAGTTAATGACCTCTATAAAAACTTAGCATATATAGATAGAATGGAAGAAGGTGTTGTTAGATACTTAGCTAGATAGGTTGAAAATGGTGATGTGTTTTACTATAGTGATAGAACTAATGAAGCGATTGATTTGTTTAGATAGCAATTTCTAAACATAAGACAAAATATTAGAAAAAATATTAAACTTGATTTGGACTCCGATTTAGGTTTCCAGTCAAGTATAAATACTTTAGTATCATCATAGGTAGGACAAATGTAGAAAAATCGTATCATTTCAAACCTTATAGAGAAAGGAATTGAGAAAGGTTTAATATTAGAAAACTGTAAATGAAAGATTGTAATTACACATTAGTTGGAAAAAGACAGTATAACCACTCTTATGACGAATTAATCAAAATCTTGAAAAGAAGTCCGCAGCTTGCATATGACATTCTTTATTCTAAAGATTATAATCGTTAGACAAGAGTGGTTGACAAACTGTCAGAGTTAAAGGAATAGGGGAAACGCAAGTTTAGAAAGGAATTTTCTGACAGGGTAGATGTTATAAATGGATGTGCAGAAATAAACGCATCTGGATACACAACTCAATCATTTATTGATTCTGGGTTATATGTTGACTAGTATGGAAAACAAATAATGCCGGTTTTATAGGTAGATGATTATATTGAAAGAATGAAATCTCTATATGAATAGAAGGGATTAACTAAAGATTAGGTCGATTAGCATATCTCTATTTTGAAAAATAGCTGGAAAAGAATAGCAGAGGATGGTAGAGATTTACATAAAATTATCTTGAAGCAAGGTAAAGAAACCTCTTACTCCTAGACTGAGGATAATACCAAGGGCACTTCATTTGAGCATCTAAGTGATGTTATACATGACTAGGTTTATGATGATATATTTAGTTAGGTATACTTAGGAAACGGAAAAGAATCTAGAGAACTTGGGGACGACTCTTCTCCAGTTATTCTCAAGAATCTAAATCTCTCTGCCAAATTAATAGGAAGAGACGAAACTATTACTGGACATATTGATTATATTGTAGTTAAACCAAATGGTTCTGTAGAAGTATTCAACATAAAAAGCTCACACGAATCCCCTGCATTCTGGGATTAGGCTAAGAAAGAAAAATATAGGAACGAGTTTGCTTTATTATCTAGAATACTCTAGTATAATGGAATTAATACTAATGATATTAGATTTAATGTTATTCCAGTGACGCTTGGGTATGACGATTAGTTTCAGAATATAAAAGAGATTACTGTTAATAGAGCAGAGTGCTATAGTCATAATAGAGGTGCATTTATAATGCAAGAATCTATGAAATTAGCTCAAAGATTCATAGCATCCAATGCAGAAACTATTACAATAAACGACTCTTCAATAGATACTGTAAATAAACAATTAAGTGCAGTATTTCCAAAAAGAGATATAAAAGCTGACGGAATAACGTCTACTATTGAAGAATATATTGATAAAAACTGGACATATTGGACTCAAGGAGAGCAGCCAGATACTGGTTGGAATCTTACTATAGATGGAGTAGTCTATCATGTAAATAGTTCCGAAGTTAAGAGTAAGAATAAGGAAGTAATAGAAATTATTAAGCAAAATCAGGATAAACTTCTAAATGTAGATAACGGAAAACTGAGCGCTAGAGGTATAGTGAATTAGATAGGAGAATTTAGAAGATTTGGTTTTCCAAAATTTGACAATGACTATTTAGATTAGCTGTTTAGTCCATACTTTGAACATTCTGTTGTTAAGGTAAATGGGAAAGATAAATACAATTATCTGTGGGAAGTAGTTAAAAATGATACACTGGATAATTGTAACATCATTATGTTCAAAAATACTCTTACTGGATAGGTCAACGTAATTACTCTTTCTGGTTTAAACTTAGACTAGAAACACTCTTTCGAAGGTAGAGATAATATATTAGGTTTCCATTTGAATGATTTATAGGCTACTGATAATCAAGGTAGAGAATTGATGAAAGCCACATACGGAAATATAGAGATGATGAGAACAATGTTCTTGTTGAACGAGATAATACCGCAATTAGGTTCTGATATTAAGTTGGGAGACTTAATAGTAGTTGGTGGGCTGGGTGGAAAAATATAGAGTCAATAGTATCCAATACAGTTAGTTGTCTCAAATTTCGTTAAAGCTCAGGAAGTTTTGAATAAGAAAGAACCAAATCTTAAAATTAACAATAACTTTTCTACTGTGGAGCATATCTCTCCAGTATCATTATTGATAAATGAATTTTGGGATATTTTACATGAATCTCCCAATCTAGGAAAAACAGATTTCAATTCTTTAAAGGAATTAATTTCTGGGTCTGATACGGACGGATTGTAGCATCTATTAAATGGAACTACAATAGATTCTTTGGCATCTGCTGAAACTACTGAAATATAGATTTAGAGACTAGAGGAATTGATTAAGAAGTTAAATACTATCATGTCTAATTAGCATATGTCTGTATCTCCTGATACTATCATAAAGTATGCTACTGGAAAAGCTAAACTAACCAATCCAGAAAGGAATGAATTAGTCACTGGATGCTGTAAATTGTTACTTAATGCTTCTATAGCTTTAGATAGATTGTCTGGAATTATCAGAATATCAGAGGGTGATTTATCAGAGATGGAACGGCTACTTGCAAGACCTCAAAATATATCCAATTCATAGATTAGAATTATTAGTAAGCTACTGCAAGATGCTATCCACAATATTTCTAATAAACTAGAACCTCAAATATCAGACTTTAATTTAGCCTGTCTAGAATATTACAAAGCTAAGGGATACGGGAAAACTCGAAATGCTGTGATAGGAGATTAGGTTAAAGTTTTTAGACACTTGTATAAAGAAAAGGATGGAGAGTTATTCTTCAAGAATCCATATGATAATTCTGAAGATTTGGACGAGGATGATAGAAAGTTCCTAAAGAAAGCATTATTTGAAATAAATAAACTAAGATTTAAGGATAATAACTTTTCATATAAATCCGAAGATGATAAATCTCTATTATCTTTTATAAAAAATAATCCCCAATACTTATGGGTTCCATTGGAAAAAGCTTCTTCATCTACTAGATGGAGTAATCCTGGTAAGTACTTTGAAGACTTTAAAAGAAGGGTTAGAGGATATTGCAAAAATCCAACATTATTCTTTAAGGAAATGTATGAGGATATTCTAACAGATTAGGAAGAATCATAGATTAATTAGGATATAGAGGATATGTAGGCTTATAATAGATTTAGAGCTTCAGAGACTACAAAAGGTAGACAAAGATTGTTAACTAGATATGGAAAGGATTACTTTGAAACCAACCTATAGAACCTTGTGATAGATTATTCATATAAAAGTCTTCAAGAAGAAGAAATGAATAAAATGTTAACTAGGGCTAAAGGTATTCTTCTGTAGTTAAAGTTAACTGGAATTAGAGAGGATGATTAGGAAAAATATGCTAAGACTATTAAGCATATTGACGACTATATTAAGACCGCAGTATTCAACAGGAGTATAATGGAAGAAAGTTCTAAGAAAATTATTGCTAGGTTGCAGCCTCTTAGAAAAGCTGTATCCGCAGCATATATTGCAGCTAGTCCTGTTGCAGCTATCCGAGACGTTTTTGGAGGTTTCTTATCTAATGTTGTCAGAACAATGACAAAATATAGAACTGATATAGACGCCAAAGATGTTATGTGGGCGTATCAATTTGTATTAAGGTAGGGAGTTCATTCTGCTATGAGTATAGACTTATTAGATAAATTAAATAGTAAGTATCTTATTTCTAATATCAATATAGAATAGCAGTAGGAAGGTTATAAAACTAATAGAGGAGGTATAACAAATGCTGGAAATTGGATGTATGCCACTCTTAGAAAACCTGACTTTCTAAATAGAATGGTTCTATTCATGGGAAAACTAAAACATGATGGTTCTTATAATGCTTATTCTATTGTGGATGGAAAACTAGTATATAACTGGAGAATAGATAAAAGATTTAATTTATTAGCTTCAAATGATAAGAGTGATATGGAAGCCTACAATAAGTAGAAAGCTCTGTACTTGAGTCAGATTATGAAGTTTAATGAAGAGAATCCAGAAGCAAATCTTCCTGTCAGTCTTGATACTAATTTACCAGACGGTTATACCTAGAACTAGATTGATGAAATCAAGAATTTAGGAGATACCATATACGGTTCATATAACCGAAGCACAAAAGCTATGTATGAAAATCTTGCTATAGGTTCACAGTTTGGAGTGTTCTCTACTTGGATGAATGGTATATATGATGTATATCTAGGGTAGAGAAGAGAATCTTCTTATGAAACTTAGAAAGTCTAGAAAGAGGACGAGAACGGAAATAAACTCTGGATAGATGATAACGGAAATGTTACCACAGAGAATACAGGAGTTCCATATTTAACTGATGTTCCATTAGTTGTATAGGGAGTATTAAGAACTGTACTAGATACAGCCTCAGAGATTTATCATGGTAGAGGATGGGAAGGAATAAAGTAGAATATTCTTAGTAGCCCAATGTAGATGAGGAACTGGAGAAGAATACTGTCGGATGCTCTAGTAGCTATGTTATTGTATTGGCTATTTGAGGAATTAATCAATCCTGCATATAAGGAACACAAGAAGACTGGGGATGGAAAGGATGTTCTAACTAATGCTGTTATTGAACTACTATATAAAGGTAGCTCTAGTAGCTTTGAAGAGTTTAAGGGGCCTCTTCCAATATTAGACTATGTAATGAATAACACTAGTCCTGCATCTGTTAAGTGGGGAGCTAAAGTCTATAATGACATTGGAGGATTCCTGTTCGGAGATACTACATTTGGAGAGTTAGTTACAAAATCTCAAGCATTACCACGTTCTCTATAGGATACATATAAAATGTATAAAAGAGATACTATAAATGGTATTGGAGAAGAATAAAAAAAATAAGGGAATATAGGAAGGCATAATCGCCAACCTATATTCCCTTTATTATTTACCACGTACCGTAATCAGTTATGTTAGTGCGTTCTTTACATACATTACATTGTACAGTTTTACCTAGTCCTATTCCAGTATGAGTAAATATTACTGAACATCCACACGCTTTTATTCCCTTGTGCAGCTCATAATGCTCTTTCTGGAATTTAGCATAAGCCTCCGCCTCTTTTTCATTTAGACTGTAAGTTATAGTAGGTTTGGGAACAGAGATTGTTCCTATACTCCATCCTTTTGCCTCATATACTGGTTTCTGAGCTTGCTTGTCCTCTTCCAGTTGTCTAATTCTTTCTCTACAGATGTGAATAATTTTCTCATAGTCCATTATTCTAGCATCCTCTTTAGATTTTCCAGGCTCTTCTTTAATTCTCAAAACCCTTTTAACTATATCGGCATCCCATGGATTGAGATTGTATTCTCTCCATATATCCCAAGGCTGGATTTTGTGCTTACTGTAATCAGAGTTTCCTACATTATACTCCCTAACACCTTTATTCGTCTCCATTAACAACTTCGATTTTATATTCAAGTTCCATAGAATCTCTTAATGTATCTAAATCATCTACAAATATGATTACATCTCCAGAGTCTACAAAATCTCTTAATATGTCTATAAAATCAAACTCATCAAGTTCATCATCACATTCTTTAGCATAAGCTACTCCAGTTCTACTTAGTAATACTCTATACATATTAATTATCGTTTACAATTTGCATAATAGTTCCGAGAGATACAGCACCAACAGTTCTCTTAACTTCTTCATCTCTGTCATTGTAGTAAATCAACACAGGCACATTTCTTATGCCTTTAGAGTTTGCCAATTCTTCCTCTTCATCTACATCATGCTTTACTATCTCTATCCCAGAAATTTGTTCAAGAGTCCTGTCTAATACCTTGCATGGCCCGCAAAAAGCAGAGCCAAATTTTTCAATTCTTGTAATCATAATATTTATAACCTTTTATACCTTTATTAATTCTATTTTTGATTGTATCTCCACAAACTCCTAAAGCTTCCCCGGCACTTGCTAAAGATTCATAGACTACTCCAAATATTTCTACTTTAATTCTATTATGGGCTAGTCTGCCTCTACTACTATCAGATATTCTTACTAACCTAGTGCCGTATCTACTATTATAATCATTGGCACACCATTCTAAGTTATCAGCATAGTTATTTTCTTTATTTTCATCTTTATGGTTGACCTGAGGTAAATTTTCTGGATTTGGAATAAATGCTTTAGCTACTAGTCTATGTATTCGATGTCTTGAGTTTTTTCCATCTTTTTTTAAGGTTACTATAACGTACCCTTTATTGTCTAGATTGGTTGCCTTAATACATTCAGGGAAATGTCTATCATACTCCCTGTTATTTTTAGGATCTAGTACATGAACTACTCTATCTACGCTTTTAACTCTACCTAAATTACTTACCTGATAAAGTCCTTCAAAATTTTCAATACTTTTCCATATTTCTTTCAACATAATATAAAAGTTTGGATAATGTTTTACATATGCAAATGTATTTAGTTCCCAATAATTTTGCAAGTGTAGAAAAGTTAAATACTGTTAAAACGCATTTATAGTTGAATAACTTAGTCCTCCCTCCAACTTATCTCATATACACCTTTCCTGTTTTGATAAAATTCACTTATAGGTAATTCTTTAACATCATAACCAAGACCTTGTAGATATTCTATAACAGAAGGGCTTAATTTTTTATCTCCTAGTAGTGGGTCGTCCGCTGCTTCAAACAATATAGACTTAGACAACCTTTTAGAAGCTATTTCTAATAGTTTCTCTATTTTTTCTAAATTTAAAGAGTCTCTACGCCCCCCCCCATCCTGCTAACCAGTTTTCCTGGTATTCTCTTTGTTCTTTTGCTGTTCTCATTCTTATTAAATATAAAAGTCAATTACAGAAATTTCTACATCATCTTCTACTGATTCTAGATAATCTAAAAATTCTTTTCTCCAAATATCTTCGTCTTTGTCATTGGTAGTCATAGCCCACCAACCCATACTAGCAGACTCATGCCAATCTCCGTCCTCTGTTACAAAACAGAATGGGATTCTATCTTTTTCTAACATAGCGTCCCAGTCTACTTCTTCTTTGGTAGCAAAGATGGCATTGAGGGGTTCTCCATCTTCTCCTTTTTCCTTAAGAAGTAACCATGCTCCCCATCTACCTCCTTCACAATACCAATCCCACTTAGAGTCAGGATTATATGTAGACATCAAGTTCTCTTCGTCATCAATTTTATATCCCCAGTTCTTAGCTTCTTCCCAGGCGTCTTCATATGAGATAAACAACCCTTTCTCTATGATTTTATTAGCTCTTTCAAGCTGTTCCTTTTCCCATTCAGTGGTAGGATTCTTATACTTATCTGCTAGCTTGATGGCATACTCATAGTTATCAGCGTGTCTAGTTTTAACCTCATCAATGGCCTCATCCTTTGTATATCTAACATATTGTTCTACCTCCATGTTTTCATCATAGGGTTCTAACAATGTTTCAACATTACTTCCGAATACTAGTCCTACAAAATGGCTCATACTATATATTTTTTAACAATTTCTGAAATCATCTTACCGTCTGCTTGAGGAAATCTAGCTTTTAAGTGCTTAATTGCGTTTCCCATTTCTTTTTTAGGAATCTTCATCAAATGTACTGCGCTGCAAACTGCACCACTTGGGGTCTGTCCATACCATCCGTGAAACAGTTCCCATACTATCTGTGACTCATTTACAGGCTCAGGAAGCAATTTTTTCAATACTTCTAATTCTTCCCTATATTCTGAGGCAAGGTCTTCTCTATTAGCCTCTATAAAGCTAGAAATACTGTCCTCTAATTTCTTACACATTTTAGAAATAAGCTGTATCTCAGCTGCTTCATCATAAGGTTTAGCATTTTTAGCAGTTTGTAGAATCTGAATTTCTGCCTTCAGATTCTTATATGCACGAAGTTCTACTTGATTTTTAGACTTCATTGCTTTAGCTATACATTCGTTTATATTTATCATTTTAAATTATTTAATCCTTCTTCTAAAACTTCATTTAGCCAAGTGCCTCCATTGTAAAATTGGGCAATGTATTCATAAGTTCCATCTCCATTACTTCTAACATCAACCAAATAGGAAGTGTCTTCTGGATATTGAGTATCATCACATTTATACAGTTCTCCGTTTAACACTTTATAAGTATCATCCACATCCATTAAGGTTTCAGCATATGTATCTCCTTCATAAGCAATCTCATAACCATATTTCTTACAAAGATACTCACAATATTCTTCTACTGTAAGTCCTTTTGTATTAATTTTAGTTAAAGTTCCTGTATGCAATTCAACACAGCTCATATTTCCAAAGTATAATTAGAAATCCAATCCCCACAACATTCACAGTGTCCTAAGTCTTTATATTCTCCTAGATGCTCAATAAGAGACATCCATACATCCTGAAGAGTAGCTATATCGGTTTCTCTATCCAGCATAGCTCGTATAGATACTTTTATCTCTTCTGGAGTCATATCTGCAGTCTTTTTTCCATCAACTGTAAGTGATGTGCAAATACATCCGTCAGTATATTCTATTTTCATAATTAATTTATTACCTATTATAATCCAAAGCCTTAACCAAATATTTGATTGCTTCTAACTGTCCATATGTCAAGGATATCAGTTTGTCATCTAAACAAATGTCCCAACCTTCTCCATTTGCCCATTCTGTTACTTCTATAAAGTCTGAATCCTTCGCCAGATGGTCATACTTTTTTAATTCGTCGCTTACAGCTTTTCTTTCATAAATTTCCATATCAAATAATTATTTTAAAATATACAGAAGTCTTCCAGGTTCTCCAACCTAGAAATTTAGTAGGAACCCAGCTAGGTTTTCCTATTAAATCTCTAAGTTCTAATGGAGTCAAATCAAATTCCATCCCTTGAACATCATCTGGAGACAGTCCTATCCAAACTTTCATTTTTCTGGGATTCTATTTTTTCTTTAACTTCCCTATATGATATTGGAGTAAAATTATTATTATCAACTCCGACATCATACTGGGTCGGTAATAGTACCCTAAGTCTAGAAATATCCAAACCATCAGCTTGTGGTCCAGAGTGAACATGACCAAATAATTGCCATACTCCTCTATATGATCCTCCATAACACAGAAATGGATAATGGTTTAAATAAATAGAATTATCCTCAATTTCTATTTGCAACTGAGGTACTACCATATCAAAATATGACATATATCCCTGTCTAAGATTCTTTCTGTCATGATTGCCTATAATAAGGTTTATATGACCGTTTAGACGAGGGATGATGCTATTCCATACACTACTTCCACCAAAGGCAAAATCTCCCAGATGGAAGACCGTATCGTCCTTAGAAACCACCTTATTCCAGTTTTCTATCAGAACTTCATTCATTTCTTCTACATTTTGAAAAGGTCTATTACAAAACCTAATTATATTGGCGTGTCCGAAATGAGTATCTGAAGTGAAGAACGTATGGTCTGGACTATATTTAATCTTCTTTTCGCTCATTTTCTCCTAGTTTTTCAGCAGTTATATTATACCCAGTTTTCATCCAACAATAAAACTTAGATGAAATCATTTTTCTAAATTCAAAGTAAAACATCTCTTCTCTAGCTAATATAGGAAATAGGGTATGCGTTACTGCCAAGATTGAAACATTAAATTTCTTATGCAAGTTCCTGTACATATTAGACATTCCGACTTGGCGAGATAGATCGAACCCCTTGTCAACCTCATCAAACACTAATAGAGTTTTCTCATCCCAATGTTCCTTGTTTTCTTCTAACCATTTACCTAACATCGCTAGACCTCTCTGACCTGTAGACATACGTTTGGTTTGAAATCCTCCGTTCTCAAGTAAGGCTTCTGCTGAAGCACTATTATTAAGACTTGTTGGGTCGTCAAATTCGGCACTAATGAAATAAAACCTAGTAAAGTCAGTACTTATTTCAACCTTATTTTTGAATCCTCTAATATCACAATATCCAAGCTTAGTCTGATACATAGCGTTTGGGTCATCTTTGCTGTTATCACATTGATAATCTCTTATAATATTAACAAGAGTTGATTTTCCACACCCGTTATCTCCAGCAATCAGAATCTCTGGATGCTTACTAAAATCGAAATTAAATTCATCACCATGCTTGAGGGTTCGAAAATCCTCAAGCATTTTTATATTAAGATACATATTAAGAAATCAAATCTTTAAGTTTAGAGATATACTTACTATTATCCTCAGCTACTTGCTGGTTGAACTCAATTTGAGTTTGGATAGAAGCAATCTCATTTTGTTTAACTTTAATGTCCTCAGCTATAGCTGCATTTAGAGCCATAGCCTGGTCATAAGAGGTCTTGAAAATATTCTTTACTTCTGCTAATTGTTCAGCAAATGATTTTATTTGTTTTTTGTTACCGAAAATACTTGAAATGTTCATAATATTAATTTTTACTTATATAAAAATTGGTTTCTACTTCCCATTCAAAAAAGCTAGAGTCTAAATTCTCATAACTTTTTCTTGGACTATTTGCGTAAATGCCTTTTAACTGTTCAGTCATCATATTTATCATTTCAGCATAGTCCATTTGTCTTCTTATTTTGGCAGCTTTACGAGTCCATTTAGAATTTCTTCCTACAGTATATACTGCTCCATATCTGAGATATCTTCCACATACTCTTGGATATAAAAATGTATATCTAAGAGCCTTCTTTATTTTTCTGGGTATCCTTCTCTTAGCCATGATATGCTAATCCATAAGCCGCTCCATTCAAATCATATATTTGCTCTTCTAGTAGGTCCCTATCATCCCACTCCAGATCTGGCAAAGAATATTGAGCGATTCTGAAATAGAGGTCAACAAAGCTATCTAAGTCCAACCTATATGTTCCAACTGGAGGACCATACTTGGTTTCCTCATGCTCTATATCACTCTCTTCAATTATTCCTAGCTCTAGAAGCTTTGCAGTAAAATCTTCTGGCACCCAATAGTCACCTTCAAATTCATCTCCAACATCTTTGACTAGGTTAAAACCTAGTATCTTTGTAGTATTAGTGTAAGCCCTATCAATCTCTAATGCTGAATAATTAGATACCATGTGATAATCAACCGAATGTCCATGTCCATCAGCACTTGGGTCTCCAAGCGTAAATCCAATATTATACTTCATAATTAACAAGTTCCATATTCTGTTTCTTTATAAAACTCAATCTTTTGCCCATATAGTTTCTGTAATTCCTGATTTATTTCAGTAAACACACTATAAGGCATCTTTTTATTCTGTCTAGCAAAATAGGCAGGATGATACACTTCTATAATTTTTGGACTATTTACAATATATTTCTTAAATGATGATGCTTGATTACCAAATAAGACATATATTATACCTCCATCTCTAGAACTTAGATTGTGAATTAATTTGGCAGTAAAGGGTCTCCACACATCAAAGTGTGAGCCAACTCTACCAACTTCACAAGTGAAAGCAGTATTAATCATTAAAATACCTTGCTTTGCCCATGATTCTAGAGTATTATCAAATTCTATCCTATTGTGTGGAATTTCATAATTTATTGCAGCTTCTTTAACTATCTGTAATGAAGGCGATAGTTTATCTTCTGGAGTGTCCTTTGAGTTGCCAAACAGTATCCCAGTAGCCACACCTTGTTGTGGGTATGGATCTTGTCCTAAAAATACAACTTTACAATCTTTAAGAGGACACATTTGAAACGCTCTAAATATGTTTTGAGAGGCAGGACACAGGGTAGTCTTGTCTAGCTTTCCTATCCATGAGACTACCCTATATAGTTCCTGTGTATCAATTACTCCCATCCAGTCTCCAAAATACTCACTAGCTTTCATATATACCAATCCACTATATGTCCTTCGCTTTCTAGCATCTTAGCATCCTCAATGGCATCTTCCTCATAGTCATAATGTCCCCAATTTGACCATCCCCACCAATGCTTCTTCTGGATTACATATCCCATATCCATTATAAGGGAGGAATATGTACCAACTCTAAACCTACTCATTTGTTTTCTTCTTCAAGTTCAGCAATCTTATCTAATAATATCTGCTTCAAGATTTCTGACTTAGCCCTAAGTATTTTATTAGTACCATATTCACCATCGAAATATGGATTTTCTATATACGGAACGTTTAGGGTGTAAGTATACCTTGGCTTTAAGTCCCATCCAAGAAATTTTCTAGTGTTCTTATAAACTCTTCCAGAAATAACCAAGGTAACGTATTTCAAGCCAACAAATAAGTTGTCTACAGATATATCCTTAGAATATACTAACTGTTTACCCATTGTCTGAATCAAGTAATTCGTCTAGCTCTTCAGCTAGTAGTTTTAATACTTCTTTCTTAACGTCTTTCTCGTTAATAATGGTAACATTATCTGGATAATAAATGTAAAAATCATCTGGGTATTCCCAACTAGTCATTTCTAACCTCTTTAGCTGGTAATCATAGTGAACGCCATACCCATAGAAATATACATCATCTACGTTATCTGTTACACCCAAAACGTAGATATAATCACAACCACTTTCGTAGGCATTGTGAAACACCCACTTGCCTTTATATTGGTCATAATTAGTATAATTATTAATAGCTTTGGATATTTTTAATTCTTTCTCAAGCTCCTCTAGCTTCCACTTCAGCGGGAGTATTTCAGCCTCTATTTCCTCAGGTTTTCTACTAGTCATTACAATCGTGAGTTTGGGCATATATTACTTCATCTGGATGATACTTCTGCTGATATTCACAGAATTTCTTCTGCTCTTCCAGGGAAGTTTCTTTATCATACTCTTCTATAGATAGAGATTTTAAATACTGGTATCTTTCTTCGTATTCTTTCATATCTTTCATAATTTTCGAATATTCATAAGCAAGTATTCCAGTCGGATTAGTTATTTCCTCATGAGTTGCACGTAGAGGAACTCTATGACATTTACTTTGAACTAACAGGTGTAAATCATTCTTATTCATCCGTTTTAATCATCAATTATGTGAAATGTTACATTTCCATAAACTATAGAATCAAAAATAGCCTTATTAAAAATCTCTATTAATTTCTTAGTATCGTTTATAACGCTTTGTGGTATTTCAATAGGTTTAGGATACCAAGGTTCTTTAAATTCTATAGCAAATGGTAAGTTATGCTCAATACAAAAGTTTCTTAATTCTTCCTCATTCATACTGTAATTCATACTCTATATACTTCTCTCCAGGCTTCATACTACTAGCTATTATACCTCCGTTAGCAGGATTAACTAGGAAGGTTATTCCTTCATCGTGAAGGAATTTATTCAACTTCTCTAATTTATCTTTAGAAATAGATTCGCCAACGAAATAATGCTTACACAATTCTATAGCATCATAAGCTCCAGCTCTATACCCTTCGTACCATTTCTCATTTCTCCTTCTCTTTGGAAGTAGTAAGAAATTAAAAAGACCTCTATTATTCCTGTTCTCTTTTATTTCTTTTTCTTCTTGTATACGTTCTTGCCTCCTAGCTTCTTCTTCTAACTGATTAACAAGCATAAATGATGGAGTAAACGGCCTGTAATCAAAGTATTGAGTTCTTTCTACTTTAACTATTTTAGGTGTCATTAATATCCTCTTTTAACAAATTCTTCTCTCAGTGGTATAGCAAGTTCTTGAGCTTGAGGATGTGCATTAGATGCGCATCTTAATCTAAAAAATTCAGTCCATTGAGAAACAAAACCAGTCATAACTAATTCTGTCTTTAAAGAGTTAGGTAATATAGCTCTAGCTTGTTGAGGTTTCCATCCTAATCTTATAAGAGTATTATAGTTTATCTCAGCTTGAGCTAATGTACTCATAAAAGCTATTTCACATATTTCTTGATTATTAGCACTAAACTCTTGAAATCCATCAGCTTGAATTAGAATTTTAGTACTATTATGTGTACCTAATTGAATTTCATCCATCCAATTAGGTAAAATATAAGTAACTTCATTACCGAACTTATCCTTAGAATAGTTACAATATCTAGTAGATTCTTGAGCGAAGCTGAATACTCTCATTTGTTATGTTAATGCTCTTTATCATTAACTCTCCTCGTTTCCGAGGAGTATCGGACTATATCATCATCCTTTACAGGATGCCCAGCACTCGTGTCAGTATTATATTCTATGGAGCAATTATCAGGACACCAAACAGGAATATATCCTTGTTTCTCACATAAGGCATATGGAAACAATTCTATAAATATTTGATATTTACAATTATTTTTCTTTACTAATCTTTTCATTTCTATATTCTTGTATTCCAGCGGGAATAATCCATGCCAGAATTGTGGTAAATAATACTATAATTCCAATTTGTTCCATAGTTTCAACTGTTAGTCTCTGAACCTTCCAACTTTGTTAAAGGTTGGCTTGGCTGCTGATTAGCATGATTTAATACATCTTTACAAAATTGATACAATTCTTCCATTGTCATAGTGTGTTTACTTACATTAGCTTGATAAGTAGTCCACTGTACGTTTCCTTCAATATATCCCTTAGATGAGTCTATCCTGTCCAAAGATGCTTCATCTATAGAGTCAATATGTCTACCAGTTATTGCACATATATGGTTTTGAGATTCGTACAGGTTACTTAGATATTCTAAAGATACTAGGAACTCTATATTCCTTCTCTCAGCCGAACGTTGTAATTTAGTAAATCTAGTTAGAGTTAGTTCTCCTACCTTACCATTACGTTCTGCCTGAGCAGCTCCTCTTTCTTTAGCAGCACATTTAGCACACTTAAAGTTACGGTTAGGATTAGTAAGTTCATTAGCCTGAACCCATTTTACAGTGCCACAATCACATTGTACTTCGTATAACTGGCTACCATAATCAGATAATTTTGGTCCTCCAATTACTGTCCAGCTTTTATATTTGTCTCCAATTTTAATTGAAGCACCTCTAGCACGAGCTGCACAACTTCTGCAGCTTTTAGTTCTACCATTTACTAAATCGCTGAGACACTTATCTTCTACCTTACCACACTTACATTGTACTTTAACATAAGTATGACCACTTTTGACGAATGTGTTATCATCAACCACAGTCCAATTTCCGAATGTATCACCGAGTTTACAATTTAATTTTTTCATGTCCTTCACACTTTTAAGTTCATGTAAAGATACTAAATAAAATTAAATTACTCTATCAAATTTTGTTAATAAATATTAAATTTTAGCCTTCCAGCAATTCACTGGGTTATTGCCCTAATGTTACCATTAGGCGGCACAAAGTAATTTATGCCTTACAAACTCATGAGACACCCCTCTATCACAAACAAAGCGAACAGTTATTCTCCTTTCATGTTCTTTGCTAGGATTACAAATATATTCCAAATCATCTAACCAACCGTTCTCTACAAGTACTCTATAATTAGTAGTAACAAATCCATTCCATGTTCCCTTTTCTGCTTCTCCGGTACTATTAGCTACAGAATAAGGATTGCTGCAATACTTAAAATACTGTTGTCTAGAAGACATCGTTAGAAATAGATATACGGTACCATGCTCTAACATAGCTCCATGTCCAGACTTTACCATTCTCTCAACAAATTTTGCAGCAGAATCTGGAGTAATCTTATCCTCTGATTTGTAACAGGTTCTTCCAGCTATTTCAATCTGTCTATATACAGTGTCAATAAGCTCTTGCCTAACCATTTTAGGTCCTATTTCCATATCAGATGGAATGATTATGTTTCTAGGTTTCTGCTCCAAGATTTCAAAATATGGTTTAATTAACTTCATTGTAATCCTTTGTTAGTTCATCATTAGTGTATTCATCTGCTTCATAGTCACTCATTGCCTGGTCATACCATGTCCAATTATCAACGCCTGCCATTTCTAGACAACGCAACTTCCATCTATCTCTTAATAATTCTGCTAACTCGTCTTTTCTAATCAACTTCATTTCCATAGTCCTAGTTCTATACCTAATGCTTTATCCATGAAGCAATACATTGTTCCATCCTTTAATGTCCTGGTATTCGGCTTTATATGTAATGCTAAAGGACAATCTTTATTAATTCCTGTAATATCTCCAGTTCTCCAAGGTTCTTTCTTAGATTTCTCTGCGTCAATGCCTATTATGAATAAGGCTTTATCCTTATACTTTGCACATTCCTTGCAAGCATGATCAGAATAACCTACAGTTTTTCCATGTAGATTCTTTACCTCTTTTGCAGCTTCTTCAGAAAGAAGGGAATTCATTATGATTCCCTCCTCTGCTATATTCCCACAAACTGGGCATAGATAGTTTACTAAAGAGACCTCTAGTTCTTTCGACATCTCTTGCAAGCTTTATATCCTTGTTTACGAGCATCTGATAAAGATATTTTCTTAACTTCCGGGTTACGAGCCTTCAAAGAAGGACAATCCTTATTAGTATGATAGACACTGCCAGTCTTTGTTACATATACATCAGTATCTTCATAGTCAATACAACCACCAGTCGGATTTCCATTTTCGTCGCAATAAGCTCCACTATTAGCTAGAATTAATTTTCCGTTATCAGCCTCTATTACTTCATCACCATTTTCCAAATACATATCCTCTACCTTTCTTAATGTTAAACTTTTTATTGAATGATAATCATGTCTTACATTTTGTTCTGCTTCATATTCATCTTCAGCAGTAGTCCAAACATTTTGATCATCCCCGTAAGTATGTTCTATATGATATATAAATCTTTTCATTTTATTCCTCCGAAATAAGCTCTACTAGAGTGAGATTTCTAAAGGTCTCATTTAGAGACTTTCTAGCTTCCTCCTCACTTGGAGCTTCTATAGTAACTGTTTCTGCACATCTTTTCTTAAATTCTATATAATATGTATAGGTTTTCATCTTCTTAGTTTATTAAAAATTTTACTTAATATAATTATAAGCGCCATATATATCACAGCGGTGATATAATATAACACCAATGCAAAGAAACACAATCCTGCGGCTATAGTAGCTATCCAGATTGGACTAGTTATAATTAGTATGAGAATTACGATAAATTCTAACATAAAGTTTTATAATATAATAGAGTAGGATTATTATCGTGTATATCAATCTGGTCTAGTTGATATAATGCCAACTTCTGAGAAAATTGTTGTCTATCAAATCCATTAGATATAAGATGATAACCATTAACAGTGGGAATTATATGCTTAATCCTATCTCCCTCTGCTCCTCTACATTCATTAATTAGAGATATTATCCTATTCCTATATTCATCATCTTTAGAATCTATATCAACAATCCACAACTTCTTATAATTAGAACTTCTACAGGCACCAGTAGCCCTGTCATATACAGCTATGCCCTGCCTAGTATTTCCATTCTTAATCAAGTCTGCAAATTGTTTAATAGACTCACAGGCTATATCAAGAGTATTTCGAGGATTAATCCAAAAATAAGCTCTAGCATTATTACTATTACACAAGTCCTTTATATATGACTCTTGTCTCAGAAATTCTTCCTTTGTAAAAAAGTAGAAACTTCTAATAGTTCTAGCGACAGATGTATAGGATGGGAGTTCTACCCCATCCTTCTTTCTTTGAATTATTTGAACGAAATAAAAATCATCTTTATCTACTAATCCATCAAATAGATTAGCTAAATATTCAAAATTGTCTACCATAAAATAAATCGTTAAATATATTAGCACCTCCAAAGTAGTCAGGAACACATCTAGTTATAATAAGCTGTCTGAATGAATCTCCATGCTTCCTTTTAAGATAATCTTCAAGTGAGCATTTAGCTACCAATTCATTGCTTTTATTCTTAACTATAATCTCTTTATCATAGAGTGTCTCACTATACAAGACTACATTATAATTGATCCTGTAATTCATTTTCTATATGTTTTTTAGCTTCACGTCTTGCTTTTTTCTTATCTACCACATCCATCATTATTTCTCCGTATTTTTTGAAATAGATTTCGCCTCCCCATCCTTTCCATCCTTGGGAACCATAAGCTCTTCTTTTTCTTCTACGTTCTACCTTTCCCTCTTTATCAAGGTATGGAGTAGGGATTCTATTCTTCGGATTGTGTGCGGTAGGATGATGCTCCTTGTAAGTTCTACTCATGCTATAAGTTTTTCAATATATTCTCTATCTTCTCCCTTAAAGATTGGAATCTCATTATCAATAAACCAATAACTTCTTAAAGTTTGGTTCATAGTCTGATGATATTTCTTTATACAGCAGCTTCCTCTTTTAAACTTAGTAGGATAATCATTCCAGTTAATTCCTTTCTCCTGAAATAGTAACTCTTGAATTTGATTAGAGTTTAGACCTTCCAACTGTTTGTGAGAGAAATGTGCCTGCCCAGCTGAGGAAATGCTATTCCTTGTAGCATCCTGTTGTCTCCATAAGATACAATTAGTTACTTCCTCTTTTGGAATGTTAAAGCATCTAGCATCAAACATTGCTCCAGCTTTAAGAGAGCGCTTATACGAGCTAGTTAACTCATCATCGTCTAACTTTCCATTATAAGAAAGTTCCACGATTTGTTCTTGAAACCTTCTGTTAAAAGCAAGAGTTGCCATAGATGCTGCTACACTACACATCTTCTGGACATTATAATCAAACCAGGCGTCAGTAGTAAGTTTCTGATAGTCGATAAGTACTAAAGTAATTTCATCAGACTGTGTGTATCCTAAAACACATCCCTGAATATTCTCACATAAGTACTTCATTGTTTCCTGCATAGCATTACACATGGCCTCATCAAAGGGTTTATTAAAACCTCTTGTGAATGTGTGAAATGCTTTTCCATCCAGTCTTATAATAACTGGAGTACGTCTAGCTAAAAATGTTTTAGAACGATTCTCGTAATAAGATTTCATTCTATCTCCTAATTCATCTTTCATAATGTTTTTCGCATTTTTCTATTTTAATACCTCCGAAGTACACATTTCCACTAACCCTATAACTAAAATCCTTTTCATCTTTTATGAAATAAAGCCAATAGTCTATGTCCCATCCATTAGTGTCGAACCCGTCATAAGTACAGAATTTCCATCCAAGGCTCTCCATTACCTTTACCACAGTAGAGAGTGCTATACCTCCACCTATAAACGATTCTGGTTCACCTTCCATAATTAGTGATAAATTCTCGGAAATACTTCTTATACCCTGAGTAATAATTTCTCCCCTATTAACTAGTTTGGCATTATGCCACATAAGTTCATCCTTATCATTGTAAATCTCTCTAGTAGGACTTCCATTATTATCTACTGGATCTAACCCATTAATAACTTCATAGATTTGTTCGGAATCATAGCAATCAACCTCTCCATACCTAACTTTCTCAACTGCCTCCTCTATAGTATTAGCTTCTACATCATAGAAGTATCTGTTCCAAGAACGGGACAATATGTCCTCATACAGCTTAAATTTTGTCATAGTTCACTGATTAAAATTTCAGAATCCAGATCTTTCCCACTATAGTCGACAATCTCAAGTTTCCAGTTGCCAAGGAATCTAGCCTTACATACTTCCTTAGCTAGGGCTATTACATCTTCCGGAGAGTAGAAAGCATTGGTATTATCACCAACCTTATATCCGTTCCACCGTGAACTATCTTCTTCAATTTCCTCAGAAGTAACAGGTCTTACTAATTCTATTTTATAGAATCCAGAAGCTAGAGGATTTTTCTCCTCAGCCTCATATGTTTCCTTACACATAGTGTAAGTATTTGGGCTGTCCTCTGGACTAAAATCTACTCCCTCAATGGTAATGTTACCATAATAGTGGACTGCATTCCAACTTACTCCACGATAAGTAGTTACATCTAGTGTAACAGTTCTTGGAGAATTATTTCTAATCCAAGAGCCCCTAGTGATAAATCCAGGAATAGAAATATCTAATCCTGCATCATCTCTAAATACTTCTGGGTAGTCTTTTCTGTCCCAACAATGTTCAATAGCTTCTTTTATATCCATATCACCTAGGAACTACATCCAAATCAGTTATATAAAACGAATTATTATCTATATCCTTTTGCACAAAGTAGCCTCTAACCTCTACAGTCTCTCCACTTAAGGTGTGTATCATAACCTCTCTATCTTGGTCAAACTGCTCCAATATTTTAATTAATTGTCCTACTAACATTCCCATATAGGATATATTCATTATAGTGTAAACAAAACCTATATAATCTATTAGCTGCTTCAACTGGAGTATGACCATCCCATTCATCTGCTTTCCATCTTTCAGGAATATTAAACAGATTCCAATCCTCTATTCTGTAATGATTACTTACTTGACCAGTGGGAAGATAAGCCATAACTATGAACCATCCTCCTCCAAAGCATAGCTCTCCATCTGCGTGCCTGTAAGATTTGTGAACCTCATATTTACCTTCTAAACTGTTAAAGAATGCTGCATTATACAGCATTCTATAATGATAGAGTTCGTCAAAGCTATGAAATCCATCAGAGATTTTGCCTTCTGGAAGAAATAGATTCTTCAACCTTTGTAGAAATTTCATATTAGAACTTTCCTTCGTTAGGTTGTAGACATATAAGTCCCTGTTCTCTCCACATCTTTACACACTTAGAACTATCATCAAGGACAAATTGTACGTTATACTTTCCCTTGATGTTTTCCTCGTAGATCCTCCTCTTACAGTCTGGACCTGGACTATAGTCTCCTACTGGTCTAAAGAACATAGCGTCAGACGGAATCTCATTCTTCTTTAACCATTCCTTTGTAGCATCTACAACCTCAGAAGTTCCTTCTCTACCAGTAACTATGAAAACTAAGCAATGCTCTCCCATTTGTCTTACTAGACGACAAATCTCTTCTACTGGAGTATCCTCTAGCATACCATTAGCACTATTCTCCCCATAGAACGGTCTTCCAGAAGTGTTTAGGCAGAGAGTGGCATCCATATCTACTAATATCACTGGTCTTCCTCCGTCAACGTGTTCAGCCTTATTCTTAAGCATTTCCTTAATATCGGAACTAATAATAAAGTTTCTGTAACGTCTCCAAGTTTCTTTGATAACCTTCTCTCCAATAGGATTAGGACGGGCAGCATCTCTTCGAATACATTCTTCAACTGGAGTCCAGAAGTCTTTATATTCTATACTTACATGAATTCCAGTATCTTTTTCTATATTCTCACATAAAGTACGAATCCATGCATCCTCTTTAGGATTTAGATTCATATTATCAACCACTACATCGTAACCCTTAATAAGAGCAAATGTAATCATATTAGCTTTAGCCTCTGTTACCAACTTTTCTCTACTTGGAACCCAATAATCGCCTAACATATTGCGAATATCATCATTATTGAATCTCACACGATGTTCTGGGTCTTCATGACACCATTGTTTAGCCCAAGTTGATTTACCACTTCCTTGAATACCTCTGCAAATAATAAGTTTTCTCTCTTTCATTTAATCAGTATATTTTGATAAACGTTCTTTTAATCTTTCTAGCTTTCTTTCTTTTTCCAGTTCAACTTTTTCCTTTCCAAAGTAATAAGAAAGCTGTTCGCACATAATCATAACGTCAGCAATTTCAGTTATAATATCATCATTACCAACTCTACCTCTTCTAAACTTACAGATAGCATTAGTAAGTTCACTACACTCTTCTACCACCATAGCAGCCTGAGCTGGAAATCCGTAAATCTCCATTGCCTTTCTGCATAAGTTTTCTGAATTAATCATTACAAATTTCTTTCATTTTATCGTGAAACAATTTAATGGCATCTTCATTAGTATAGCTTTTTTGAGCTAATAATTTACATACATAAGCTCCCTGACCAATACTTCGCCTAATCTCTATAACATCATCAAAATGTATCTCTCTAACCGTGGGAAGAGAGTTTAGAGATTCAGTCAATTTACGAGATTCTAAAATATGATACATATTATTTCTCATTAGTTGGCTTGAGCCATAAGTTAGTTTTAGTAAAGATATAATCCCTAAGCCTTGGAAGGTAGTCTAGATATGTTAAGGTTCTAATGGTATCACATTTAAAACACTTAACTAATTCCTCTCTAATCCTCTCCTCTGACACTACTGGCATCTTAGCATCATAATCATAGAACACCATAGCTAGCCAAGTTGCTTGCTCTATAGTGAACCTCTTAGTAACTGCAAATCTAATGGCCCTAAGTATCCTAAGAGGGTCGTCATCAAACGTATTTACAGGGTCAAGGGGAGTTCTTATCAAAGCATTCTTTATATCATGCTTACCATAAAAGTAATCAATAATTTCTCCAGTATCAGGATCTTTAGCCATTGCATTAACAGTAAAATCCCTACGCGATAAATCATCATATAGATTTCCTGGTTCTACAATAGGAGTTCTAGTACCTGGAATATATCCTACTTCCTTACGTGCCATTACAAAGTCTGCCACACCTTGATATTTATACCCTTCTGGGAATTTAGCTCTAATAGTATAACAACGAGGAGTTACCAAGAAAATTTCAAACTTTTGTTTCTCTAAATAATCCTTCAGTTCATCAAACACCAACATAGCTGGACTAGGTTGGGATTCTCGTGGGTGAATTTTATCAAAAACTTCTTTTGATGGCACAGCTACGTAATCAACGTCTTTGGATTTTATTCCTAGAAATTCATCACGTATCTTCCCTCCCACCTCATAGAATTTAAACATTTCTTTTTCCATAAATAAGTTTCTCTATCAGTTTGTCCTTATTCCGAACTGTCATTCTTCTTTGCCATAAATTTCACCACTATAGCTATTCCACTCTTCATCATCTCCAACAAACTCCTCTATAGTATAGTGGTAATAGTCTCTTTCACTAGTCTGCTCCCACAGCTCATCCCAATCCCCATCTTCCATATCATCTGGGTCGTATCCAAATTCCTCAGCAATATCATCCTCACAGTCATAGGATTGGAAGTTTTCATAAGCTAACTGGTCAGCTATTTCATCCAACTCATAATCATTTTCTGCCATAGCACGGAATGTATCATCCATTCCGCACCAATTAGTACTAACGTGAATTAAAAACCTTTTCATAATTTCTTAATTGTTACTTCATCATAAGTCATACCTTCTACAACCCCATCTAAATAATGGTATACCACATCCATTAAAGTATCCTCTGGCACATCTTCTAGGCTAGTGTATTCCTCATCTCTACCATCATTAGCGTCTATCAGCAATGAGCTGTCAGAAATATCAAATGTAAATTCTAACTTAAATCTCATGATACGTTACAGCAAATTTTACTAAAACCAGAAAGAGAAAGAGAGCATTGCGTTACTATTGTGCCTATCATTTCACAATAGGATTTTGTAGTATTAAGCTCTTCAATATACTCTTGTAGGCTTATAATCTCTTGGATATATTCAGAGTTTTGCGAAGCGTACTTCTCATAGATTTGAAGCCTACTCGTGCAACTCTTTAAGTCTTCCTCTATGCTTCTGACTACACGATCTATCATTTCAGTGGTAAGATTAGTATAGACATCACTGTTTCCAGCCCAAGCAACATTTATTTCATCACATATTGCTCCATATACACAATGAGACCTACTGAAACTTACAATTTCTATTGGTTCTCTTCCTTCTTTAGGAATACCATAAATATTTAAATAACTACTCATAATTCTTCTATTAGTTTGGTAAGTAACACTTTCAGTTGCTCAGTAATTTCTTTCTTTGATGCGTCAGTCATAGTTAGCCCACACATATCTAGTGAACCCTCTATAGATTCAAAGAAAGATTCCTTATCAAATACACCTTCATCGTAGTGTAAGGTTTCTCCAAATGCTTTAAGAATTTGTTTGTCAACTATTGTCTCTGTTGTTGTAAATTCTACATTCATATTTAATATTTTAATTGCTTGTTCAACGTTCTTTTCATTTATACCTTCATATGTGCTGGTATGAACAAAATGATTTCTCTGCCACAAGAGCATATCAGTATCATCATCAAGTATTACATAATTAGTAATCGAATCATGAGATTCTATATACTCTAATATTTCCACACCTCTAGGAATAGTTATGGAAGCACTTCCAGAAATAGATAATCGTTTTGTAACATCTATCACATAATCATATAATAAGAAACTTTCTTTGGAGAATTGCTTCATTGTATATTCAAGATTGCTTTTTCTCCATGAAGAAGATATTACTATTTTAGCTCCAGTTTCGTCACATATTCTTTTAACAAGCTTGCACTTTTCTGAATCTATGTTCCATCGAGACTCTAAAGTAGTGATCACCCCATCAAAGTCCAGAAATATAACCTTCATACTTAATTAGTGGTACTCGGTTCTACGTAAGACACTGGCTCGTACAATTCCCACCCTGTCAACCATACTGGAATAAATATAGTTTCTACAGTGATAATATCCCAGAAGATATTACCTGCACACACTTCATAGACTACCCCGTTAATCTTATTAGATTGGTAGTTAGCCCAACCATAAGGTTCAGCTACAAACTTAGTCCCATCAGCTCTCTCAAAAGTCTTGCTATCTGCACATGACATCATAGCAAGAACCATCATAAATAAAACTATAAACTTCTTCATAACATTTTAATTTAAAAAAGATGCCCTAACTGCACTCCTACCTCATTACAAGGATGGCTGTTTGGCTGATTGTTCTTAAGCCTATTCAGGGGCTCAGGTTTGGCATCACTACTATAGCCCCTTGTTCGTTAATGAATCCAATAATTAGGCAAAGGTCCATCAGCTTCAATGTAATCCTTATACCCTTTTACCTCAGACTCTGGATACGTAGTATTCTTAGTTATATTATAAAATACTCCATCTAAACAATCTACAACATCACCATTCTCCATTATGACTTTATCCGCCACACTGAAATTAGTATGACATTTGAACATTCTAGCTACGTCAGCTCCAAGATGCACTCTAGTACAGAATGGCTTTCCTCCATCAGCTAAACATTTAACTAGAACATTAGCCATATCTTCTGCTATAGATTCTGGACATTCCAAGTTTATTTCATCATATGGAGTAACACATAGAAGAACAATGTCAATTAAATTATTGTTCATAATCCAATTAAATAGCTTTATCATTGCTAGCTTAAAAGCCATTGCCCCTCTATTCTGAATCCTATAATTAATAGATTGCTTTTCAGAATCTGATTTTCTTCTGAAATACCTAGTTACCTGTTGGACAGTATCGCAGCTTGGAGCATCACGCTTCATTTCTCTATAATATTCCCAATATCCATCCTCTTTAAACTTCTCTTGCATTTTGAACATCCACTTTGCATCAAATATGTGTGCCCTATGCTTAGTTATAGGATTCATTAGGATATATCCATTTCGCATTACTGCTTTTCTACAATAGTCCTGGTATTCTGCAATTCCAGAAAAACCTTTCATAAAGTTATCATAAATGTTCTTCGCATCCTTCTTGTCAAACCCACTATTGACGTGTAAAGTATTATCATCACCTCCATAGAAAATAGCAAATTCAACAGCTTTCGCATTTTGTCTGTGCCCCTTATACTTGGTTTTAACTTCCTCAACAGTTAATTTTCCAAGAAGATCGGGCCAGCACATTTTTGCTACTTCACTATGCATATCTCCTCCAGACTCAAGAATATTAATCATCTTTTGATCATTAGATACAGAGGCAGTAATAGCACTTTCCTGTCCAGTATAATCACAAGAAACCCATAGATTACCTTTCTCTGAGGTAAAGCACGCTCTAGTCTCCTTATCTCTAGGAAGATTCAACACATTTACTTTGTAAGGACCTCCTCCAGATGATATTCTACTTGTATCAGTTCCTATTACGTGCAAGTCTGCATGGACTCTTCCAGTTTTAGGGTTTATCGCCTTCAGCCAGTTTTCCCCATAGGTAGAAACCACCTTTGCAGCTTCCTGATACCTCAAATAAATAGGAATAATAGGAAACTTATCCTTTTGAGGCTTAAGCATTTTAGCCTCGACGGACTTCTTTTTCTTCTTAGTCTTTTTATCAAAAGTATCAACTTCAATGCCTAAGACTTCAAACAGTTTGATTACTTGTTTAGAACTACTCCAATTTATAACACATTGTGGCTTATCATTAAAACCAGAAAATAGGTCTCCTTGCAAATCTATCTTGGTAAATAGACTTGATACCTTCTTCTTATAAGCTTTCAATTTTAAGCTCTGATAAGGCACTTCTAGGTCATCTTTTGGAGAGCGTATATACTTATCCTTTAATAATCTTCTTTCCTCCTCTGCTATATCACCAGGCTTATCATAATCCATTTCTGGATAACGAATATCCCAATCTCCATTCTTAACTCTTTTAGAATCCCATTCTACTACCCAATCATTCAACTCTTGCTCAGATGTTTTGAGTTTAAGTAAATCTTTAGCCATCTTGTTTTTCCATTTGGCAACATCAAGATGAACTCCACAATGCTTAACATAAGCCAGGGATTTAGCAAACTCGCACTCAAACTCTGCAGCCAAAACTAGGTCTTGAAGCTTAAGTTCCTCCATCTGCTTATCTAGAATGTCCTCCAGATACATAACATCTCCAGCAGCATAAACAATTACATCCTCAGTAAGACCATCATTTATGATTTTACCTCGAACTGTTTTATCAATGTCTATATTAAGATACCTCTTAGCCATAGCTTTCAAAGAATAACTAAGCTCGTAATAAGGAAGTTTTCCTGCCTCTTGTATAAACTCATATTCTGGAAGTTCTACTCCAAGTTCATTATACAGCTCGTTAGTTATAATCTTTGGATATCCTAAATAGATTAGTTGTTCAGCCAACATTATGTCATATATCTTCTTAGGATATATACCTTGAACATACATAAAGCACAAGTCAAACATTAGATTAACTCCAATAACTAGTACTCCAGATTCTAGATAGTCCTTTAGAGATCTTTTTTCACATTCTGTTAGAGTGGTCCAATCGAATACAACTTGGTTATCTTTACTTCCAAGTTGAACAGTTAATAAATCTTTAGTATGAGCATCGAGACCCATAGTTTCAGTATCAAATTGAACCCTTTTCAAAGGCAACAGAAAATCCATTGCCTTCTCAAAGGGAATATGTTGATACTTCTCAGGGCGAAAGAGAGTTTTATTTCTACTTACTAGATAAATCATCGTGACTATAGATTGTTATATCATTAAGGACAATATCCTTATTATCTATATTCAGTTTTTCGATAACTTTATCTTTAACCAACTCTTGCATTATGTCCTCTGAGAGGTCTCCAACTACTTCAATATCTACCATTGTCCTTAGTTCAACTCCTACTTCTACCTTAACATTTCTTGCTAATGGTTCGTTATAGGGTGCTCTGGGATCGTCAGCTGCTCCTACTGGATAATTATCGAAAGTCCTCATAAGGGTCGTATGACATAGGATCAACTAATTCCCAATCATCTGCATTCATATCTTCCCCATCAAAGGGATAGTATGTACAACTTTGGTCTGAAAAGTCATACATTATGAACTGGTCATGATAAGTAACCCCAGCTTCATATTCTCCCATAAGAACCTTCATTTGGGTAGGTATAGATTTCATCTTCAAGACATCCTGTGCAGGAATTTCTGCAGGAATCTGCATAAATACTACAAGGCTACTTTGAAAGACTCCTCTTCTTACTACTTCTCCTCTACGCAATGCTGGTAAAATTTCCTCGAATTTCATTATAATAAACTTTTAAGTTGATTAGAAAATCTACGTCTTAGTTTAGCTAATGCTCCTTCTTTCATCTGTCGGATTCTTTCTCCTCCAACGCCATACATATCGGCTATAATTTTCGGATTTACTGGAGCCATTCCAATACCGAACAGCATACAGATTAAGTCATGCTCTCTAATAGTCAATTTTGAGAGTAAATTCTCGATTTCCTTAGCTACATAAATCTTATTCACCTGTTCATCTAAAGGGTCTTCCCCATCAGGTATAACATCACAGACTTGGCTGTTTTCCTCATCTCCTCCTATAAAATCATCCACAGATACTAGCTTGTTAGAAAATTGAGCAAGATAATCAATCTGCTCTCTAGGAATATCAGTCATTTCCGATATTTCTTCCGAACTAGGATTTCTATCATGAGATTGTAGGAATTTATTAGTTGCATCGAGTATACTAATTACTAGTAATTGCTGAGACATTGGCAAGCGGATTTCTCTAGCCTGCCAATATATAGAGTTATAAATACTTTGTCTAATCCACCATACAGCATATGATAAGAATGTGACACCTCTTTCTGGGTCAAACTTATCAATAGCTTTCATTAAACCTTCATTTCCACTAGAGATTAAATCCATCAAAGGAATACCTCTGTTTTGAAATTGCTTAGCAATAGTTACAACGAATCTTAAATTAGATTTTATAACCTGCTCTCTAGCAACATCATCTCCCTTTTGGGCTTCACAAATAAGACGAGTTACCTCATCACTATCCAATATTTTATATTTGGATATATCTTTGAGGTAACTAGTCAATAATGAATCCGAGCGGTCGGTGAAAATGATTTTCTTACTCACCTTCTTTCACAACCTTGGCCTCTGAAATTTCATCTTTCGGAGCATTAAGTCCTATACGAATTGATAGTACAGATACATATGCTTCCATTGCTTTTAGTTGGGCAATTAACAAATCACGATTCAGATTATCTACTTCTTTGCTCTTATCGCTCAAAATAAATTCTCTAAGTTTGTTAGCACGTTCATTGACTTCATTAAATTCTCCCAACATTCTCTGAAATACAGCTTGTTCCATTTGATTAATTTTTGATATTACAAATGAATCTAGACCCGTAGGTTTTAAGGAAATTAGTTTCTTCCCTTACTATCTCATAAATTTCAATTATTATTAATGATAATATTGACCCTCCAAGAATATATAGGAGGATGTTATTAAATATCCAGATATAATGGTTCATAAGAAATGTCATAAGCATCATCAAGAATGGACACATTAGCAATTTTAGTCGCCCCAATGTCTGTTAACTGATGATTTCCTTCATGAATATGACCACAAAAAGCATATTTTGGTTTCCTATCTAGAATAGCAGAAGCCAAAACTTCATTTCCAGCATCAACAGGAGTTGAGTGCCACATATTAGGAGGTACTAAACCACAATTATTCAATTTAGGAGCATCATGACTAATCAGTATGTCACAATTTCCTGGAATATTTTGGTACAACTCTTTTAGCTTTTCATCAGAATACATAAATGCCCAGTTACCAAATATATGACAGGCTGGAGTTCCATATATTCTGTATACCTTTCCATCATTACTTAGATAATCAAAGTGAGAATTATCTAGATATACTGCTTTCCCTTCAGTAGGAAATGTAATTATAGAATTTACCCACATAAATTCTCTATTCTCAAACACAAAGTCGTGATTTCCAGCTACAAATACGACTTTTTCACAGGGAAGAGATTTTATCCAATCAGCAAATTCTGTCTTTAACCACTTCTCACACTGTGGTTTGTTCCTTTGCATCCTTAATGGAACAATATCTCCACAGATTAATACCAGCTCGCATGGTTGAATATCATCAATTAGAAATCCATGCAGGTCACTTAAAATACATATTTTCATAATTTGTGCGCTAAACCATAAACATTCTTAGTCCATCCATTCATATGTCCTCTATTGTTTCCAATCAGACATCCTCTGTTAGGGTCTACTGAGTATACCTTGTGGGTAAAACACGAACCTCTAACCTTACAAAATACAACATCTCCAACATTGCACTCTTGCCAAGTTATAGGAGTAACAAGATGCTTTTCATTGCTCTTATACAGAGGCAGCATAGAGTTTCCAGGCTCACTTGTGACAAAAGACTCACCATTCTTCAGTCTCCGTATTTTCTTCAATGTGTTTGGATTCATACTTTTGCAATCCTTTTCTAGTCATGTTTGGAATAATAGTTATATATTTCTTTTCGCCATTCTCTTCGTAGCTCCAAACATGATTATCAACAACTTGGTCTATACTTTTATTATAACGTGAGTAGTCCAAAATAGCTTCCCAAGTAGCCATGCTTCTGGTAAGACTATTCTTTTCTTCTTTAACTGCCCAGTTAAATATCCATAACAAATGCCAAGTTCTGAAAAACGTTATACAAATCATAGGGTCCCACTCATGCCTGGGACTATCCCATTTATCTTTCCATCCCAGAGCGTGAAAGCCTATATCAATCACTGGATTGTAGTAATCTCTCCTAATAGGAAGCCCAAACGTCCAAAACTTCTTTCTAAAGAGAAAATGAGCCTTCGGACGTTTAAAATATTCTCTGGCTTTCCACCAATGATACCAAGGGTTTCTATACTCATTCCACCCTGGAGAGATAAACGGAATTTTACTATGAAAGAAATAGGAAACCCGATATCTCAGGCTTCCATATTTTTTACTAAATAAATATTCCTTAAGGTTCATCTAGTTCTGGGTATCTTTCCAGCACTCTACTGGTAAATTTTTCAAATATCTCATCTTGAACGTATTCAGATAAAACACTTGAGTCATTAATTATGTTTAATTTCTCTAAGTAGTATCCCATATTATCTCCAAATACACACTGCAGTGTAAATAGGTCAAATTCAGAATCATTATCCAAATCCTTAATCACAGTGTCAATGACCTCATCCAGATCCATAGACAAGTTTCTTTCCACTATAATTTCATATGTTACTGATATTCTATGCATGATTTAATTCTCGTCTTCAATATTAGACTCTCCCTTATCTAGCTCTTTTCCTTCTTTATCCAAGAATTTAAAACATTTCAATTTGAAAGCCTCTGATTTCATATTTTCTATCTTGATAACAATACCCTCATGAGGTACTTTATTATCACAAGATGAAGAAGTGCGTTCCATATAGAACTGGGCATCGTTTGCTAATTTCTCCATAAAGTTCTCATTCCAGTGTTCGGCTTCATTAAGTTCTGGATATAGAGCCTTTGCAGTCCCGTAATACCATTCCTCTACTGGAGTAAGTCCAACTTTGGCACACCATTGCTGCACCTCACGGGCAGAAAACTCATGAACAACTCCATCAACATTAGTTATAGTTACTCGATAGATGCGAACCTTAAAGTGTTTCTCTGGAGTATATGCTTCTCCTTCTTTAGGAGGCATACATCCATAATCATAGTTCTTTTGGATATAACCACCATTTGGTAAGAATCCCACTATCTCATAATATGCTGTCATGCCCTTAGACAAACAAGGTTTTACGATTTTGTCAGCTTCTGCCCAAACATCACATCCATAGAATCCTGGAGTAACATTTTTGTTATAGAACTGATTCTTAATGACAGTTCTAGAGGCATAGAGATAGTCATACTTATTAAACTCTTCTCTTGTCAACCATTTAGCAATCTTCTGTTTCCAATCTAGATCTTGCTTACACAGAACATATGCGGAAATACCAGAAGTACCATGTATTTTCTCAGTAATACTAATTAAGTCATTAGGGTGAATTACATTAGGACATTTCTTAATAAGAGTTGTGTCGTAGTGAAATCTAAATTGTTCATCAATAACCTTGCTGATTCCTTTGACTTTCTTCGTTTGGTTGTTACGTGGAGTTCCTCCCTGCCCTTGTTGTCTCTTTGGGATGTACTTTTTGTTAATCCAAAATTCTTTGCCTTCATGTTCTACAATATCAAATTCAATACCTGCTTTAACTTCAATCTCCTTATTAGTTACAGACATTATATAGTTCTGAAACTGGACTACTGGAAGAATAAAACCTTCAGACAGCTCATTCTTTAATCTGATAGCTTTTACTCTACCATTATCCTCAAACATACCAGTTTGTTCTGGGTCATTGTTTAATTCTTTATGACGATAAAGATTACAATATCTCAGAAAATCTGGATTTATACAACAAGCCGTTGGAAAATATACGTATAGTCCTGGCTGAGAATCAATCCCAGTAATGATATTGAAACCATCAATGGTACAACACTTAAGTCTAGTAACTTCTGGATTACTGTGCGCTCTGAAATTTTTAATGTCTACAATCTTCGCCAAATAATTTACATTGGCTCTTTTACTCTTAGATAACTTCATTTATTCTCTATTTAAAATGGTTCTTCTGTAGTTTCTATAAATTCACACATAAAGTTAGCATATACCTGAGCTTGTGTTTCGTTAAACTCATTATTAAAATAAAATTGAAACACATGGAATAGTTCGTGATAGAAGGTATTTCTTATCTGTTCGTCACTAAGAGAAACCGTTCCATCATGTTCAGAATTAATAGTTCTAGCTAACTTAATAGTATTAGTAGCATCACAGAAATAACCATAGTCATTGTTTGGAAGAGAATCTTCTATGACTACAGTTATTTCTTGATTAGCTACTTTAAATTTATCCAGAAGCTTTCCTCCCTTATTCAATTTCGTCATAGTAAGCTGAATATAGCTTATTTAAATAATTTACAAACTCCTCTTTGCTCTCAAATAAATCGTCTACGTCTGGAAGCTTTACCTCGTTGGCTATTCCATCATTATCATAGTACACAATGTCTATATCACTCACACTATGACACATCATATCGCACATTCCAGCAAAGATTAGAATGTCATTTTCTGATAAGTAGTCACTCAACCAGGGAAAATCTTTATTATCGTCTACATGATGTCCATAATACCCACAACTCCAACTCTTTCCCTCTGAGAACTTACCAGAGTATTTACTAACATAAGATAATACTAGTAAGAGAAGTTCATCTTCCTCAAAAGAACTCTTGTCAAATTCAATAGTATCTCTCATATAATCCCCATCGTTTGCATCACATTCCACGTATACTATATACAATTCCCTATTATTTGGAATAACGGAATATTTAGCTTTCTTCAAAATATCAAACTTTTCGTATTTCATCGCGTATCAAGTACAATAAAATTATCACACATTTTTATAACATTTGCTCTTATTCCTCCCTTTAAAGCTCGTGTATCACACACTTCATACTTTTCTTCTAGGAGAGAGGCGTCTTCTTTAGTAATCTTTACCCAATAGACACCATTTTTCTGTTTAGAACCATTCCATATCAGATGCTTTACTAGCCAGATATATCGCTTCTCTACATCATTCATTGTTAATAATAGATTTATAGATTTTCTCAGACTCCTTTAGGAACAACTCTGATATGTTTTCATCAGTAGTAAATTCCTCCATAAAGATTCTCTCGAATTTTATATTGGTAATACCCATAGAAGCCATATCTTTTCCATGAAACCAATCCTTAAAACATACATTACTAGCTTCTATTCCAGTATATGTAAGTTTCCTGAGCATACATATAGAGCATATTTTCTTACACTCTTTTCCTATCTCTACTAATTCCGTTAATTCATCAGGGCTAGCCTCTCCTATATCTCCAATCTTACTTAAATAGGCTGAAAATTTGAATTCTGACTCTCTGTCCTTGTAATACTCAACAGAGTATACCCCACTAAATCGTGGGGCAGATTCTATGTCTAGAACAGCTATTTCAGAATCAGTAATAAATACATCGTCTATGTAATTAAAGTAGACATTTCCTAGAAGGATAGAATCTTCAAACTCAGTCGGGCATAACATTGCATATGCCTTTGTCCAGGTTTCCTCTTCTATATCCTGAACCTTGTGAGACATATTAATCATTCCTATTTCGTATAAACTACACTCATCTGGAACTTGTAATTCTATATCAGCATAGTTACCGTCATAGTAATACTGTCTGTAGTTAATCTTTTTCATTTTTACTCATAGTCACGAATACACTTCAGAACAGGCTGCAATGGTGTTCCTTCATCAGATAGATAGAAATACTTAACAGTAGCCATCTTTCCAATAAGCTCTTTAAGCCTTTCTCTATACTGCTGCTTAAGCTCTCTAGAACCCATCGGCTTAGCCTTAAATTCTATACCATCTTCAGTTATTAACGTAAAACACATATCCTCTTCTCGAAGACCTTCTGATAAGCCAGTAATTTCAAACTCTGCATCCTTGTAGAATTTAAATTTAAGCATATCATTAGTACGTTTTCCGAAGCCATACTCCTTATCAGGATTTCTACATACTACTCCTTCCCAACCTTCTGATACATACTGGTCGTGGAGTTTCATTATGTTCTCATATCCAGAAACCTTCTCCTGTGGAACTAATTGCATTTGAAGTTCTCCTTCTTCCCATTCTCTATTTGGGTCAAATCCAAGATTAAGTTCCTTTTGCAACTGCTTAAGAATCTCTAATCTATCTGAGAACTTCATTCCAGGAATCATGATGTCGTAAACATAATATTCAAGCCAGTCACAGTCAACTGCGTTCTTCTCAAGACGAGCTGCTCCACTGATTTGTTGGAGGCTTTTACCATGTTTATACAACTCTCCATCAAGTATGTAAGCGGGATGAGATTCAAAGAACTTAAGCAATTTCTTATTTCTTCTGATATGACCTGTTGAATAGTCATAATTTCCCCCTCCCCTAGAAGCAGATAAAATCTCACCATCCTTGTAGTAGAAGGAACACCTAACTCCATCAATTTTTCGGCTAGCATACCAATACTTGACCTTATTGATTGAGGATTCTTTAACCTTATCTGCAGATTTTGCAAGCATATGCTTTGCAAATCCATTCTGGTCCGTCTTGATGTCTCCATAAAATTCCTCCAATTGTGTTTCACTGTAGGTTTCCGGATCATTTTCCATTTCCTTGTAACCTTTATCTAAATATTTCTTAAGCTCAGACTTAAACTGCAACTCAAGTTGCTCTCTATGTGTTCTACCAGCCTTACCCTTAGTAATAACGATTTCTGGCTGTTCTGTCATCTTTCCATGTAGCTGTCCAGTAACTCTATTTATTACAAATCCAGCTTTTTCTTCATCCCACTCTTCAGTAGTAGAGAGGTATACAACTCTAAATTTACCAGTAGAGGCTTTGCTTAACAAATATTTAATCATTCTTCACAAAATTTGATTGGATAGTATTTATTCAGGTCAGAAATTATATCTCTAAAGTCTACATTCTCATTTATAGAATATTCTTCATCTACCTCACTAAGTAAATCTTTGCAAAGGTCAATGACAGTTTCCCTAGATATTAAGTATGATTTATTTTCGTAGTTATATCCTAGAAATGCAGCATCATAGCAATAGTCCATGACTAGGCCTTCGTTATCCGAGATAAAGTCATCCCAATTATTTATAAATTGTCCAAACAATGTGTCAACTATACTCCATTGAACTTCTTTAATAATTGAATCTTCAAGATCCTCTGGACATTCTGGGATATTGTCTATAATTAAACCTAACTCCCAATCAGAGTATGATTCCAAAGCTCTCTTAGTGTCCTCATAGCCAGGAAACAATCTCTCCATTATATCTTCTCTTGTTTCTGTCATTTCTGATAGTCTTTAACAATATTCCATAAGTCATCTATGGTATCTGTAGGAATTACATTCCCATCCTCATCATATGCCTGATCTGGGTCTCCTCCGAATCCAGGTTTCTCAAACAACCACCAATTAACCCAGTCTACGCCTTCATCAGAGAAAAGTTCTGGGAGAACAACATTAAGGAAATTCCAACCTAGTTCTGAAATAGGCAATTCAAACAAATCAATACCAAAGTCACTCCATCTATCCAGTTCCTTACTATAATTCAGAGCATTCTCAATCAGTTTAATAAATCCTTCTTTAGTCATAACAATTACCTTTTTATAATTTCCTTTTTAATATCTTCTTTCCAACCGCAATCACATTCCTCGGCTGCTGCAGTAAACGCTTTTTCTAAATCCCCACTTTCCATATATTCAGAGACCAATATGTCAGTATCGATATCATACCTTTCGGTAATTTTCTCTGTGATTACCTTCAAAGCCATTCCTTCTAGCTCTTCATATAGAACGTCCTCTAGATTGTTAGATAATTCTTCCCACTCATCGTACATTTCAGAGACAGCTTCTCTACTATCCTCTTTTGACATCCTATCTTCTAGCTCTAGAATACGTTCTCTTAATTCTGCTTTTGTCATGGAACTTTCAATACATTTTTAATAACAATCTCCTTCTTCATCTTACCAAACTGCTTCTCTATTTCGTCTGGAATATTCACTTTTATGTCCATCAACGATGTTAGGTATTTAACTTTATCCCTAACATCATCAATCAGAGCACCATTATTTTTTATTCTTGTTCCAATATCTTCAACCCTTCTAGATAAGCATATAATTAGTAATATATTACATAATCCTATTACTGCTAAAGCGTACACCATCATACTCCAGTATGTCCAAATCCGCCTTCTCCTCTCTCAGTAGAGGGTAACTCTTCTACAACTTCCCATTCAACAGTTTCATGCTTAGCAATAACCATTTGGGCTATTCTTTCTCCATCCTTTATTCGTACAGGTTGATTAGATGTGTTAACCAACACTATTCCTATTTCCCCTCTATAATCTGCGTCGATAGTTCCAGGAGAATTTAAGACTGTAAGTCCCTGCTTCAAAGCAAGTCCACTTCTAGGACGAATTTGTGCTTCGTAACCCTTAGGCAAAGCGATAAATAATCCAGTAGGAATTAAACATCTACCACCAGGTTTAATCTCAATAGTAGAAGCTACTGGGACTGTAGGAATTTTTCTATCAGTAGGATTTCCCTCTTTGTCTAAGACAAACGGAGCATCTGGAGCCTCTATGAGACCTATAGCTACAACATCGGCATCAAAGAAGAATTTCTTTGGCTTTCCGTCTACTAAAGTAATTCTACTAAAGTCTCCGCAGATGTCCATACCTGCTGAGAGGGAAGTTTCATACTTAGGAAGTTGGTGTCTTGATTCGTTAATTATTGATACTTTCATGGAGCAAAATAAATTCTTTTAAATAAAACTTAGCATCTATGATACACTTGGGAACTAGTCCTTCTAACTCTAAATCGTTTCTTATAGCATCCCTCACAATAGTAGCTGATATTCCTTCTTCTACCTGTTCTCTAGCCATAAGAGTCATAGATATGTAATCCTTTAGCATGAACTTTGGAAACCATGTAGTAATGATTTCATATCCATCACTATAGTAGATATTAAAAGAGGATTCTTTTATAATACTAACTATATTAGCATATAAATAGAATCCCCAATCCTGAGAGTTGTCTGACTCATCAGTTAAATCCTTAAGAGGATGTATCACACATTTATTAAGCAGACCTTCCTCTTCTAGTGCTGTCTCTAATAATCTCATTCTAATATTTATCGGAATGGGATTTCTAGCATTTATTTTATCAGCACTTCCAACCAGTAAAAGAACTTTATCATTCTCTAAACAGGCTTTTCTAATTAAAGCTAGATGCCCATTATGAATGGGCTGAAATCTAGCTAAAATAACTCCGTATTTCATTTGGAATCTTTTTGTTTATTAGTTATCTCTGTAGTTTTAATTATCTCTCTAAAGTCTAATAACTTCCAGTTCTGTCTCTTATATTTCTTATGGTCTTGTGCAAAATCCTTTAAATCAGATTTGTTACAAAACAAAGCAAAAGCATAATCAACTATAATTTCAGAAATCTTTTCGTAGTTCTGCTCCTTATTTGTAGTCAAGTTGAGAATTACATCATCAATTTCTAAATCTGGACAGTTGTATTTAGCTGGAATATAGTTTTTGTCGTTATAATAAACGCAAACAATATTTGTAAATTTTCTAATCATATTAGGCTAGTTAATTCTCTTAATTTAATAGGAGTAAATTCAAAGTTAAACCAATCTCCATCTATAGTCTGAAACATATGAGAATCCCAATCTATTGTTGTAATCTTTGGAACTGTTTTTACAGGATTACAATTAATGATTACAGGAAGTCCCACCTTAAATGCTCCAGTAATACCATCATAGACCTTTCCGACACCAGATTTGTGCCAAACCTTTATTCTACCATGTTTAGAGTGAAGAAGGTCTTCTTCCTCACTAGTAAAATCTTTGAAGATGTTCTCTTCCAAACCCTTTATCAGAAGACACTTTTTACTAAGAATATCAGATACGTCACTCTTTTCTACCATATACAGTATAATTATTTAATGTTTTAAGTATCTCATCTATAGTACAAGTATTAGCCTCACTATAAAAAGCCATTACTGGTTCTGAATCATTATCGATGAGCACTGCAAAAGGAGTATGTCTAGCACTAAAGCCTCCTTTAATCTTAAAAGCCTTCTTTCTCTCCTTGAATAAACCTTCATGATAAGATTCCAATTCAATTAATGGATAATTAGGAAGAATGCTTTTCAGTTTGTCAACCAATATTTGACTGTCGTCGTCATACACTACTTTAAGAATCATTTCCAAAAACGCGATGTGATGTCTTTAGTTATGGGTTTTCCACAACTATTATCTATTTGAAGCATTACTTGGTTAGTAGTTCTACTGCTGAGGGGACCTTTTTCTTCAATGTACGGTCCAAGTTTAATGTAGTCAAAATTCTCCACATTAATATCCCAACTTAGTTCTTTCCTTCCACTATACCAAGCTACTTTAACTGGATTCCATTGCCATCTTTCTTCTCCATTCCACTCCTTTACATAGGGTTGGACATTACTATTAGTCCACTTTATTTTTTCCGCAAGACTATTTATAGATCTAGGATCAGAATCTCCTCCCATAAGAGCTACACAAGTTATTCCTCGGTGCTTTCTAATAAGATCGAATAGACTATCGGAGTCTTTTGTACTCCATCCACTCCACGTTAATTCCTTTCCTATATCCTCTGCCAAATATGAAGAATGACACCCTGGACAATGACATGGACAATTAGATATATTTATTGCTAAGGTAATCTCGTCTGGAATCTCCTGAAATACTACCTTGGTGTCTACATACTTTAACATATCTCTTCTATTTTTCTATTATCAGTGTCTAATAAGAAACACCTTCTTACGTCCAGACAAGCCCACTTATCAGTGATAATAGGCTCTGACTCTAGTTGAGTATGTCCAAAGATTTGATAGTAGGTATCTTCTCTGTCTCCTTCTCTAACATCACTCCATATAAGACTTCCTGTTTTATTCCGCCCTCCTCTCATAAAAGACACCTCCCAAAGATGAGAAACTAAATCTTCTTCGTATTCTCCATTAATAAATTCTTGAATATCACATACTAAGGAATGTTTTAGCCAATCATTAGTTATTCCAGCATGAGAGAAAAGATACCCTCCAGTTCCTAGATGCCATAGTTTAAATAAATCTATGTTATCTTTAAATAGTTCTTTTATAGTATCTTCGTTCATATAGTCATATCTTGAAACGTCTCCAAAATCATAACAATATGCACAATCATGATTTCCTAACAATAGTACAACCTTGTCAGGATTATCGTTTTTGAACTTAATTATTTCCTCAAACTCTTTAATGGCATTAAGTCTAGAGATGCATTCCCAAGGGTATGGATCTAGGTAGTCTCCTAAGAAGACTACCCTTTCCACATCATTAATTAATTCTTTAGCTTCTTGCCAAAATGTTCTACCATGAACATCTGGAATAATTAATACTTTACTCATATAGATTTTATATTTAAAGTTAATCCATCAGATATCATATAATAAGTATCTTCCCATTTATGATTTTCTCTAATAAGATTCTTAATTTCTTCTTCACTCAAATCATTTTGAGAAGTATATACTGTTGTGGTATCTACCGAATAGTCTAAAACAGTTATAATCATACTACTCTGTCTAATCGTTGATAAGCATTTACATCTTCTTCCCAACTATCACAACCTTCTTTACCTCCTCCACAGAAGTATCCAAAACTTGCACAGGTTAAACATTTTTTGCATAAATTATCTCTAGCATAATCTAATAATATTTGTTTCTTTTTAAATTCATCCCAATCATAAAATATTATTGAGTAACTATTTCTTACTGGAGATACTATCTGCGATATAGTTAAATGCTCTACTACACATTTTTTATTTAAGTATTCTTCCAGTTCTTCAGGTTTGCCGAAAAATTCTTCTACTTTATACATTTTTACTATAAGTTCTTTGTTCAGCTTCTATTCTTCTATCCTTTCCAAATGCAGTAATAGGTCTTAGATAGCCGATAATCCTAGTATACTGGGTAATATGCTCACTTCCACACTTTGGACATACTTTGATTGGAGCTTTTACAATATGTTTACAATCCTCACACTTACTATTCGGAATATTAAATGTAAAGTAGTTAGTTCCCTGTTCAATAGCAAAATCTATGAGCTTCAAATACTGCTTCTTAGATAAATGTTCCTCTAGATTTATATGAGCCGCGCTACCTCCATCAGTATATTGATAAGTCTGCCTTCCATGAAGTATAAACTTATCTAATACAGGGGTATCATCATGGGCATTATAGAAATAACTATTGTATAAATTCCTATCTTCAGGAACCCAATCATTCTGTTACACTCCCTCCCGTTGTCAGAGAGATGATTTATTTTAGATAATCGTTTAGGTCTATTAGACCATAATGAATTTTCCTATGACAATTAGCGCAGACACAAACACACTTTTGTATCTCTGGAAGTAATCTTTCCTTACTCCAGCTTTGTTTCTTGCCAATAGTGAAATCTTTTTTAGTAGGGTCAGTATGGTGAAAATCAATACATACTGGTTCAGACTCTCCGCAAATAATACAAGGAGTTTTTAGAGAGTGTAGCCACTCAGTCTAACTTTTTTGTCTATTCTTGGATTCTAAACGATGCTTTTCTGGATTTTTCTCTCTAAGCTCTTTCCTTCTTGCATTTCTACAATCCCTACATTGATTTCTTCCTGATTCAAAACGGTCTAGTGGTAATTCTCTCCCACATTTGCTACAAATTTTTGTTTCCATATTTATTACTAGTTTTAATTATTACTAGTACAAATATACTCGCTCTGGGCGCCGGTACAAAAAATTTGGGACAACTATCCAAAATAAACGGGCAATCATTTCTGTTGCCTCTCTATGTCACCATAGAGTTCAGAGTACTGCATACCTTTAACTAATATATTCACATACTTTAATCAAAAGCCCTCTTTGTTTACTCGTTCAGGCTGCACGGATAAATCCTGCTTGCCCCTCGTTGTCTCGGCCTAATTTCAGTACTAGCTGAGTAGTTTCGAGTCAATTAAAAGAGGTTTTAGATGGACATTGGTTCTAATCCATCTTCTTTATCCCATCTATAATTTTTACCGCCAAGTCCCTCTGCTGGAACAACTTCAGAATTAAATAGGAAAGGTCTTTTCTTATCGTGGATGGAATGAATCTTGTTCTGCTCCTTAATAGTTCCAAGGATTAGTTGCAAGAACTTGAAATACTCTGGATTATTAGATACTTTCAGTCCTAGGAACTCAGCAGCTTCATTCAAACCATTTAAACCAATAGTACTGTATAAGTCTTTAATATTGATATACCCACCATTAGAGGAAGCAAACATCTTCTTTTCTTCCCATTCATAGAGCATAGTCTTATAAGTAATGTGATACTTATAAACTCTTTCTAGAATGTCACTAAGATAAGCCTTCAAGCCATTAATGTCTTCCTCTGTTAAGTTCTCATAAGGAATCTTAGAAGTACCAAAGTAATTCGTATCCACATTTCTAAACCAGTTCTGAACAATTCTGTTAATGTTTAAAGTAATTACATTACAAGAACCAGTTTTCACTCCAGTCATACCAGAGGTAGGACTAAATGTATTCTCTGCCAATTCATTACGAAGTCTACAACACGAAGCTAGACTATCCGCACTATCAGAAATATAAGTAAAGAAACTATGACCTTGTGCATACATTTCTGCACACAAATCTTTGTATTCCTTATCTATAATATCTTTTCCATCATGCACCATAGCGAAAGTTTCAACTGGGAAGGTTAGTACCTGTTTCAGACGCAGCTTATTGAACCAAGACATAAATAGTCTTTGCAACGTATCAATCGCACTCCACTCCGGTTTCGTTCCGTCTGGATAATAAAATTCTCCAAACAAGGACTCAAAGTATGTCTTATCGTAATACGACACGTTAGTAAAGGGTGACTGATAACTTCTATTTCCTGCGGGCTGATTGATTCCCCAAACAAACTGCTTGAATGCTTTGAGAATACTATCTTTAATAGTACGCTTAATGAGTGAATGCTCGGAGGTACATATACAGTCAAGCTTTTCATACCACTTTTCTCCATATTCAGCTATGATATAATAATTAAGAGCAATGAAGTAACTTCCTACAGCAACTGCCCCCTTACACTGAGAAGATAGTAGAAACACTAGATTAGTAACCTGTCCACTAAACGACTGCAAATCATTGGGAGGACCAGGAGTAACTCCGTCAATATTACCCACACCTTCCAACATAAGTGGATACAATGAAACTGCCATACAATACTGTTTAAGTACGGATGTAGAAGCTTCATCATGAGTATAGATAATATGACTATCTAAGTCTCTAGAATATTGAGAGGCTAGTTCTGGATAAAGAAGCTTCAACTTCTTTTTCATACGATAGCGTTGAATTTCTCTATTCTCACGCTTTCTATCCTCACTTTCTAATGTGGCAACATTCTTAGATACAACATTAGCATTTCCATCCGTTTCAGATGAAGTAGCTGCATTTTCAGAACTACTTATATAGTTGTCTTGATAACTAATCTTAGCTATGATTTCTCTAAGTCTAGATTGCTCACTTCTGTATTGAGAATAGGCTGAGGCTACATCATCATAGCCATAGTCTCTCAAGGTCTCAATTACAACATCTTGAATTTCTTCAATAGTAATTCCATCCCATAAATGCATATCTGATACCATAGCATTAATAACGTCCCTATTCTCATCTGGACAGCAGGCGTTAAATGCCTTAGATATTGCTTCTACTATTTTATTACTATCAAACTCCTGTAAACTTCCGTCTCTTTTTACTACCTGCATATTAAATACCCATTACGTCCTTAATTAACAATGTCTTCTCAAATTTATTAACCAAATCTCTCTTATCTTGGGTAATCAGGTCAGTAAATGCGTTATACACAGTAAATCCGTCTACAACATTGTCTGTTGTATAATACTTAGATTTTTCATCATAAAATAAATCTTTATAAACATCAATCGGAGCAGATTCAGCCAATTTTACAGAACCAAATCCCATGTTGATTTTAGAATTGATGCAATTATCAACCCAGTGACCTAGGTCAGCATATATATCGTCTTTCTTATATTCCATCTCTGATAGCTTCTTAAGCATCAAGTTAGTTTCGTCTGTCATTGACATAGCATTTCTCAAAAAGCTATAGTTAATAGCAGATTCAGGCTCTAGCTCAGAAACATTTAACATTTCTGGATTAAATACACACAGATTCAGACAAGCCATATTTAAAGCTCCTACATAGAACTTAACTAATGGTTTACGAGTATCTAGAGCATAAATCATACTGATTACTCTCTTATGATTATCCCAAGCATATTCGTCTGGTAAAACTCCTTGAATCCAAACTCTATTGTATATTACATCATCAAAATTAATCTCCCCGTCTTTAGTAAGTGATATTTGGTCGGCAGGCTTAGCATTAATGATAAAGTTATCGGTCATCTTAGATACTCTGTCTATAAACGGAGTCACATAAGCCTCTGTAGTAAAATACTCCTTATCCTTAATTCTAGTTGCCTTTCCCTGCATCAATTGTTCAATCGTCAATTCCATATTTAAACATTATTATAGTAAATCTCCTTCAATAGGAGGTCTAATCTAAAGTGTTCATCCAATGCTGAAGGTTTGAGTATTTTCGCTGCTCTTATAGCAAACTGCTCCAACTCCTCTTCCTTATACGCTTTGGAAGGAGAAACTCGAAAATATTTTCGCCACAAGGGTTCAAATTTTTCCATAAGGACATCTATTTCTTTTCTAGGAACATAACAGAAATACCTAGCTGAATCTAGAAATATCCCATTGAATTTATCTACTCCTAAATAAATGTTAGTATCATAATAAATATTTCCCAAATACATAAGAGCTTGCAAAAAAGACCTATGTAAGAAAACTGAGTTGATACCTTTATCTCTTTTAGTTTCCTGGAGAATCCAGAATTTCAGATGCATTTCTTCATCATAGAATCTTATTATTCCATCAGTCGGTTTTCCAGCTATGGATTCTTTTCTCCCTATTATATAGGGATTAACTGTCTTAAAATGTTGATAGAAGTAATTCTCGATTACATCTTCAAGAACGCACCCACTAGAGGTGTAAAAGTCTCTTCTAATCTGAAGTCCTGTTATAGGAGTAAATTCCATTTAATTGTTAATTAGTTGTTACACTTTCATAATTAAATTACGTTTTATATCTGTTAAACTTAGGTTTATCTCAAAATAAAAAAGGAAGACCACCTTAAGGTAATCTTCCTTTTAAAACTTATATCTTTAAGAAATTAGGCTTCGATACCGAAAGCAATCCAAGTACCGTTCTTAGTGTTCTTAGAAGGAGTGTACTGTGCAGTTGCTACTACAGCTTGTCCTTCAACAACATCCTTAGTCTTTACCAACTCAGCATTTCCTTTGTACTTACCGCTCTTATACAACTCTTTAATTGCATTCTTAGCGTCAGCCTTGTTAGTATCAACCTGACAAACTACTGTCTGAGTTTCCTTGTCAATCCACTTGTAGAATGTTTTAAACTTACGTTTTCCATCACCCTTAACATCGTCAATCTTATACGGACGCTCACGAGTGTCAGCAACAGAAGATTCAACAGTAATCAAATAACCAGCACCAGGGCAGTTCTTACCTTTCTTTGCAAGATATTCAAGCATGAACTCTTTTACGTCACGCTCTGTGATACCCTTAGTCTGCTTAGCTTTCCAATTTTTGTAAGCCTGTGTTGCATCTCCGTTTACGTGGAACAATGTGCTTTCTACTTGTGCGATTGCTGCTTCTTTGCTTTCTGCTACTACTTCTACTTTCTTAAAATTCAAAATCGTTGTACTCATAATAAATAAAAATTTTAAACATAAATCATTAACATATAATCTAGAACTATTTTTCTATATCTAATCAGTATCGTTTCCCTTACTGATGTAATCAATTATACTTCGTAATTTAGGGAAACCCTAATCTTTAAATGTTAATTTTATGTTAAAGGGTGTTAAATTGATTTCTATTCGCACACCTTATGCTAAATAATAAAATTTTTGACTTTCGTCTTTTTATTAGTTAAAGCATTCTTTATATCATATATTGAAACACCTAAACTCTCTGAGCATTTCTATATAGAATCAAAATCCTTATAGAAGACGCCTCTTGAAGTCCAGACTCTGATATATCTTCTCTACTAGGTAGAATTTTGTGTCTACTTTACTAATTCTTCTACGCTATCATGAAAGTGTGAGATAATATAATCATTATCTTCAAACCATTCCTTAGCTACCTAGTATTTCTTAAACATTCTATGGAGGAGCTTCTCTACCTACTTATCCCCATCCCTAACATCTAACAATTGATATCCAAAGGCGCAGGTATTGTAGCATTTCATTCTCCTCTAGACATCTTTGGCGAAGCCTATTTTCAAAAAGTTGTTGTTTCTTAATAGATATATCATAAAAATTTTAACATTAAAATGGTGCATAATTGTCTAGCAAAATTTTGAGTTGTTTGGGCATATCCTTGGGCTTTATCCCGAAGTCAAGGAAAGTATTACACCCATACATTAAATCCTCGCAAATGGCTCCTAGGGACTTCAGGAAGGTATTTTTTTCAACCTCCCCAAAGTCATTACCTATTTTTAGGAGAACATCATAACAAGTTACTTTTTGACCCTTTTTCCTTAACTCATTAGTTATATAACAAGTGAGAGCAATACAAGCTAGTTTATCTCCCATATTGCTATTTAGGTAATTTAAGGTAAAGTATTTGTTATAAATTGCTGACAATTTCTCAAAGCTGATATTTTGAAGGTCGTTCATCCAGAGAATAGTCTCTATAACCTATCTGATATGCTACATACTTCAATAGAGTTTTAAACTCATGAAATCCTTCACGTAATTCTCCATAAGTGACTGGTCTAACCTTACTATAAAAGTTTGGAATAGTAGAAACTACCAAGTAATTAGCTTGGATTTTAGGATTCTTTAGGTGATAGAACTTCTCAGCACATAGCTTCAGAAGATATAAATACATTGCAAACTCTCTACTGTAATGAAACTTCTTGATATTATTGTCGATTTCACTGACAATCTTACCAATAGTTTTTATATCATTCACTACAATAGTGTTAGTCTCCGTATCTATGGTATAATTATCTAATTTGGACTTTAAGTGCAAAATGAACTTCTTGCCGTTGGGACAAGTAGCTTCCACGTCCAATAAAATAGCTTGCTCATTTTCAGAAATAGGTGTTTTAGTTATCCCTTCAGGATGTAAAAGTTTCTGTACTTGCTTATTGCTATTTAATGCAGCCGCACAAGATTTTACGATTTCTAGTGACTTATTATCAAGGTATATAATTTCCTTATCCTGAGCCAAATCAAATTCTTTAAGCTGTCTATTCTTCCAATAATTGGTAGACGCTTCAATAACAGACTTAGCTAGGTCTTTGGTAAGTTTTCCTTTGTAATATTCAACTTTATCTGAAGCAGCCTTCACATCATCAAATTTTACATCTCCTTTAAGGAAAACTGGATAAAGCTCATCAGCCATCGCTCCCAACTTAGCAGTCGGTTTACCAATGTCTTCTGAAAGCTCAAAACTATCTGGCTGTAATACGAGTTCGTGTACAGCACTACCAAGCTCAAGTGCAGGAGAGAAGGTATTTTTAAATCCAGTAAAAAATTTATCTGGATTTCCATCTTGCCTAGGATTAATTAATCCCAAACGAGAATTACTTACATATCCACTATATTGCTCGGAAAAATACACCTTATCACTTATCTTCTCCAACCTCAGCGTGTCTAGCAGAGGTCTAAGCTTGATGTCTTTTAATTCCATCCTAAAGTCTCTAATTCTAATTCATATGCAAATCTAATTTCGTCAATATCTAAACTATAAATGCGAAATAATGGGTCTCCATTCTGATTATGAGGTCTATCAATTAACAGAGCTGGAAGACCAGAATTGATAGCCATTTGTACATTACTAATACTATCATCAATTAATACGTCGCATTTGCCTTTTATCAAGTCAGCCTTATTTCCATGCTGATAATACATTTGATAAATAGGTCTTATGGGTAAATTGTATTTAGCTAGACAATTCCTAGTATAAACCTTACTATTTATTCTCTTTGTGGCATAAATATATGGTTCAAAATTTGGTTTCTCTAGCAAGGGTAAATTTTCCCAAAACTCCTTATTATAGCGAAGACTTACTACGTTTCGTGTAATTACGTGTTCAACTAAATCAGATTCTCTTGGAAATAGAGCCTTATAAGCTCCCCAAAAGTCAAAGATAGTATCATCCAAGTCTAGTGCTATTCTCAATGGATTACATGAATTCATTTATCTCAGATATTTCTCCTAAATATATTCCATGTTTGTCGGCAAGTTCCTCACAGAAGTCATCATAATCCAGAAGATCATCTAAATCGTCGTACTTATTTATATACATACTCTTTATCTTTTCTTCACAATCCTCGTAGCTTCTAGCTACTACCTTACCAATTCTACAGACTTCATCTGTATGCCATGGAAATAAATATGTGTTCATAACTCGATTACTTCAATAACATTTAATCGCTTCTTGATTAAAAGTTCAAGGTCTTCTCTATCCACGTAGACAAAGTGACTCTTTTTCAAATCAGATAATGTGGAGTCAAATTCTAGAGAAAACGCTTCCTCAGTTCTCCAATTCTTCTTAGCTGTCCTCAAATAGAGAGCATACTCGTCATCAAAGTCATTAACTACACAGTTCTTAATCGTAGGAATTGGGCCTTTAACTATTAACTTTTTCATTTCTTAAGCAATTCATAAAAATATTCTATAGGTATTACAGCTACTTGACCTCTAGCTGATTCTCCGTTCTTTCCTGCCTTCTTCCAACATATACAGAACGGTTTAGATTTATCACTACAAGCATCCCTAATGTCAAAATAGTTCGGCATATTTTGGGTGAATTTAGCTTGGATATTAACTGGGAGTTCGTTATTCATGTCTACAATGTCTATCTTATCAGCATCAGCCAATTTATTCTGACTTCTACTGGATACACACCCTTCATATCCTATGTCTCTCAATTTGTGAATTATTTCTAACTCGTACTGAGAACCTTTCTGCTTACTTTTCTTAGCTTGCTTGCTTCTTCTTACTGCTGGGTCAGCCCATTCAAAAGTAATTCCATCTTTTGACTTCGCTCCAGAACCAGGTTTATTAGCTCTGGCTTTGATAGAGTTTATCTCTAGACCTGTTACTTCTGACGCTTCTTCTATGGTTTCAAAAGTTTTCTTTTCGCCATTTTTAAATGTGGCTGTAACACTTGTATTAGTCTACTTTTTCATTCTTCTTAAATTTCTTTATGTAGTTAGTAATAAATTCTTGTGTACCTTTTCTTCCGTACATATGATAGTAATCACTTATATCCTTAGCTCCTGTACTTCTGGGAATCATTGATACAATTAGTTCTGGATGTTGCTTTCTAATCTTATTAGTAAAACGTACTCCAGTTAAATCATTATCATATAGCAACACAACATATTTGAATCTCTGCTTTAATTCTTCTAATACTTTATCAGAAACAAACTGAGTTTCAGAGTTGGGAGCTATAGCTGGTATTCCTAAAGAATATAAACACATAACATCCTTCATAGACTTAGTTATCACAACTAGTTTACCACTCTTAACTAATTGTTTATAGCCTTGAATGGTTTTAGTAGGAACATTGCCTATGAATCTAAACTCCTTTCGTTTTGGCATATAAATACGCCATTGCTCAATGTTTTCTTTCTTTCCAAAATAGTAACCATAGATAGGACTATGTTGGGCAGATTGTGCATATATATTTCCGTTAAGAAATACAGTATTACAACTGTAAACCTTGAATTTATACAGAATATCTTTAGTAATACCAAAACTTCCCCACCACTTCAACTCAGATTCTGAGAAATCCTTGGCTTCTATTTGAATAAAGGTTTGTTTTTCCTCTTCAAACTTCGGCTGGATTTTCACTGCAACTTTCTTTACAGAAGAGTCCTTAGTATATCCAAAGTCTTTAGCTATAATCTTTAAAGCAGTGTGGTAGTTACAATTATACTTTTCCATAACTACTCCTTCAAATGTCAAACACTTTCCAGAAGCAAAGTCTTTAAAATACAAGTTTCCAGATTTTCCTCTAAAGAAACTGCAGGTGACGTGACTGTCACTACGCAAAGGAGACTTAAACAATCCTTTCTTAACTGGGATGCCCAGATAATAAGTCATGTAAGTCTCCTCATTGTTCTTAGATAGAAGAAATTCCTTAGTAATTTTTGGTTCAAAAGTATAATTAAACATAGTCACTAAGGAATTTATGAATTACTCTACTAACAAATCATTATAGCAAGTTGTCAAGATCGAAGTCATTTTCTGGTGCAGCATCTACACCAGCAACATCTGCAATCGAGTCTTCTGACTTCATTTCGGTAGGCTTAGCTTTCAGATACTTCTGACGTTCTCCCTCCTCATAGTCAGAGAAGAACAGCTTATCACCAATATAGTTATCAGAGATGAACGACTCACCTTGTTTGTTAATACCTACGATACGAGGTATATCAGCAACTACTTTACCGTCATGGTTTCTACCAATCAATTTCAACTTAGTCTCCTTACCTTTAACTTTTTCAGTTATAGCAATTAGAGCCTTAGCTACATCATCGAAGCTCTTAAATTTAGAGCTAGCTGCTTGCATCTTTTCAAATCCTGCAGGATTGAGAACCTGTGCAGTCTGCTTAACTACAGCCATCAAAGTCTCGAAGTTGGAAGGCATAATAACCTTTCCACCATTCTTACTATCAAACTCACGTCTCTCATCATCACCAGCTTTAGGGAAGAATTGAGTTACAGAGAAGTAACCCTCTTCGTTCTCAAAGTTAATTGCTAGAACTTTATAATGAGCCGTTGGATCCTTTTTACCATCAAATTCTTTGATTTCACATCCCATGAATTTTACATCATGGATGTTCCAAGGAGTTAAAGGACGACGTGTGTTTCTTACTGCTGAGTCTGCTGATATACCAAAATTAAACATAACTTTATTCAATTTAAATGTCTTAATAAAAATTCTTCTTCATCTTTACAATCATATTTAATCTCAATAAATAGAATATTGTTTCTAGAACAATAATCCTTAACTATCTAATCTCTCTTCTACTACTTTTCTAAAGCTAACTTGCCTCCAAAATAATCTGTGGCAATATAATGCTATATTCCGTTATACTCTATGAAATACTACTTTTGGTTAGTATTAATGTAAAAGTCTATACGAACTTTATACCCATTAATATCTAGATTATACTAGGGGATATATGGAATGTTATATTTATCTAGAATAGAAGAAATTTTTATTTCTCCTTTACTTCTAGAACATTTTGGACATCCCTTTCCATTTAGATGGTCATTAGGACGCTAATAGAAAGTTCCATGAATTGGACATTCTATTTCTACCTTCTGATTAGACCTAACATATTTAGTCCTATTATAGGTATAATAATTATTATGAATGCGGCAAGCTTTTCTAATAAACTCTTCCGTGTCCATACTCATACCTCCTGGATTACATTTAGGACAGCCGCTACCATTAATATGGTGCTTAGCAGCCATCCAGAAATCCCCATGAATAGGACAAGTAATACATACCTTATCCTACATTTTAGTATAAATAGTATTATGGTATAAGTAGTAGTTATTATGTTTTAACTAACACCTTTTAATAAAGTCTCCTTGAGATATCTTCTTAGGCATTAATTCAAATTAAAATCAAATTTTTCTAAGTCTTTGTCATCTTCGTCTATGTTTATATTATCTAATGATTCTATATCGAGTTCATTCTCGATATCAATTATCTCATCAGGTACAGAGTTTTCTTCTTGTACCTTATCTCCTACTAGATAATAAATTCCTTTATCCTCTGTAGGCTCTAGTTTAAAGGTAGTACCATAAGCTGAGAGCTTTTCATTAGCTGCACCTCTATAACTTACAGTATTACTCTTCGTTAACTTGTTTCCACTTTTAGTTCCGAAAGCGGCATCAGTTCCAATAATAGGAACTGCTTTCTTATCCTTTTTCTTATACTTGATGTCTACTCGACAATCTGCACAAACCTGTAACAGGTCTACAGCTCCCTGAGTTAATATTAACTTGTTGGAATCAAGCGTAATAATAGGATCTGGATTAGCATCTACCTTGGCTGCAGAAGCCTTAGTAGATGTCTTGGTAGCACTTTTCGTTGCCTTAGTGTCAACAGAAATTTCTTCTTTCCCAATATAGGTGATTTCACCAGTTTGTTCATTCACCTCGTAGTGAAACAGTATGTCTAACTTCATTACTCTCCTTCATTATAAGCGTCAATAACATGGATAATCTCATTCAAATCATTGTCAATCTCTAGGTCTTCAAACATACCAAAGGATGTCTTAGCCACACAAGTACCGTCATTATTAGTGATTAACTTGTACTCCATTCTACCAGAATCTCCTTCACTTACCTTAGTGAAGAAAATATAAGTAAACAGACCTTCCAGTGTTACCTTTTCAGACAACAACTTTCCAACAGTTTTAATGACAAACTTAGGATTTACATTGTCTCCAACATTCTCCGAGTGTGTCAAGAAAATCATCTTACAATCCTCTCTCATCTTTTCTGAATATCTCAGAATTTCCATAGCGTGTTGAGCCAGCTCACTAAATTTGGTATAACCAACTTCTGTTGCTCTGTCAACGAACTCATAAGAGAGAACATATTGGAAGTCATCGATAATTACCTGTTTAATCTGAGGCATCATCTTGTCAATAATTTGAAGAATTTTCAGAATTTGATCCCATTTGGAACTAATGTAATAGTTACCACTTACGTTCTTTCCCTCTATTTTAATAGGGATATACTTCTTTTTCCATGCTCTAAAGGGGAGCGGTTTACCCGTAGTACTTATAATAAAAGTCTCTTCGGGATTAAGATTTCTTAAACTTGTACTCTTTCCAGTACCTGATTCACCTACGATAGCAATTGTTTCAGCAGCCATTATTCTAATGCAAAATTAAAGTTTTCATTCGAATCATCTAATTCTGTAATATCATCTAGCTCCTGTTCTACTATAGAACTATTATCTTCTAGTATATAATTTGGATTTGTATACCTTTCATAATCATAAATTTCATCGGGCTTTGGAAGCTCGTGGAACATATTAATCCAGCCAAAGAAGTTTACTCCAACTTCAACATCACAATCACCATATCGGTTCTTAAGTACCATTATGCTTCTAAAATAAGACTTTAGATACTCAATATTATAATGTTTATAAGTTTTCAATCCATCCCTGTGTGGATTATACAGTGCAATCATGATATTACAATCCTGCACAGTATTACCAGAGTCTTTAGCATCGTGAATAGTAAACGCACTCTTTCCCTGCTTAAACCTTTCAATATTTCCTTGCTCTCTATTAGCTTGCTGTATTACTACAGGACTAACGCCACACTTATCTCTAAAGAATAGAAGATAGCTAGAAAGTAAGTCTATGTCAGGTTTAGTACCAACCAGACCAATATGGTCTACTACGATATTATAGATAAGATTAGGATTATTAGGCTTATATAGAAGTCTTGTCTCACTTTCAGAAAAAGTTCCCATTTCTTCTAACCTAGTTTTCAAGATAGCATACACCTTTTTTGGAGACACTTTCTTGTCATAGATTTCCAGCTTTTTACTAATCTTATCTACCCAGGGCATACATTGCTTAACTAGGTCATAATGTTCCTCTGACAAAATATATTCCTTTTCTCTTGAAAGAATCTTCTTAAAAGATAATTGTATTCCATACGTTTCGAAGATATATATGGATAATAGCTTGATATATAAGGCTACTTCTCCCATCTCTAGACTAAAATACAATACCTTAAAATCATCATCATCAAGATGTTCCATTAGTGGTCTATAAACATAAGCATAAAGGGCAAATGAAGTTTTACCCGCACCAGAGTTAGATAGAATCAGTGTATAGGTTTCCCTAGTGACTCCATCAATAATGCTCTCTAGCTTAGGAAGTTTCATAGATATACCATGATTTAACCCCAATCTACCTCTATCAATTTCGTAAAGAAGTTTCTCAGAAATCATAGCAATCTCATGGAATCATAATTAACTCCGCCTTCATCTTTTAGTGCTTCAAGTTCTTCCCACTTATGGTCTATTACAAAGTTGGCAATAGTGGTACATAGAATATTGTGCTCTCTAGCCCACTTTACTAGCTCTATAATTTGATTATGAACTTCTGGCTTCCATCTGATAGTCCTACCATAAAACCTATAGAAGTCTTCGATGGTGTCAAATTTCTTAGACACGCTTCTAAGACCTACTTGTGAATTATTAACTATCCCGAATTGAGGATAGGTATCCCATAATTCCTTACCTAGCTCAAATGAGCATTTGTAGAAATCTTTAACCACATTTTTGTTTAGTGGAATATCTAAGGGATTAAATACACTTCCTTTTTCAGGAATTTTATAGGATTTATGAATAATTCCAGCATCGCGAAGTCCAGTTAATAGTTCTATTGTAAAACCACGAGCACATACTCTAGAGGAGAAATACTCATGGACAATTTCTGGTTCGTCGCCTTCTTGGGCAATAAGAATAATTTCTAACAACAACAACTCGCTCGGATTTATACTATATTTCTCACAAAACAGAAGCTGTTGTTTCAATTCAAGATTTCTCACGTGTACAAATTAATAGATTTTCTACTAATCTATACACTAAGTCTAGTTTACCTGTTAAGGTGTTAAAACTTAGTTACGTGATAAACTTTAGTCCTCAACTTTTTCGTTGGCGGTTTCAAGAAGTACTGCATAATCCTTCTTTAATTCCTTCAACTCAGATGTCAGTTTACTAACTTTAGTTTCTAGCGACTTACATTTCTTAGTAAGTGCAGATTTCATCTCATTATACTCTTTCTTAGTGTAATAAGTTTCCATAATTAAAAACGATAAGTAAAATTTTGTATTTTCTTCTTATAAGGCTCATAGGGTTCTCCCCTTAGAACTTTCATAAGATTCTCTTCATCAATAGTTATATAATTCACTCCTTCGTGTGATTTCTTGTACCATTCACACTCTACAGTGTTTTCAATAACAATTGTGAACATTTCGGCATACTTAGTAGGTTCTTCCTTTCGTATTACCCTACCAGTTCTCTGCTTACTCTTTATAGGACTGGAATCTAAACCAAGAACAATACCAACAGATAAACCCTTACAGTCTAAACCCTCATTAGCTAGCTGGACGCTATTAAGCACTCCAGAACTAAGTGTGGAAAATTCTTCTATGGTTATTCTGTTTTTCTTTTTACTCTCTCTTCCAGTATAAACATATCCTATACCTATGCTTTCAGCCATTTTCACATTAGCTGAAAAGGTAATGATTTTCTTATCAGACCTATACTTGATTATCTCCTTGGCTATTTCTAGCTTCTTAGCATGATTGTATATGAACTTTTTCCTACTCTGCAAAGCTCTCATGAACGCCGTAGCATGAAAAGTAATTTCCTTGAAAACTTCTTTCCTATCCAGCTTGCTGTTTCGGTTACATAGTTCGTCCCTATACTTAGCCCTATTGACAAATCCGTTTGGACCTAACATACTCATAACTAAGTCAAAATCAAAGTTAAAATATTCAAAATGTTGAACAAACTCCTTGTTATATTTTCTATACAAGTCTATATCGTCCACCGTTATTATAACTTGATATTCTGAAAAGTTTGATACCCAACCATTGGCTTTGGCTACTTCTATAGAAATATTATCAATCTCTGGACAGTATTTTTCTATGATACTGTGCTTTCCATCGAGTCTCTCTATAGTAGCAGTTAAACCAAGAATAAGTTTATATTTTACCTTAGTAAATACAGAAGAGAAAGTATCAGCAGGACATCTGTGAATTTCATCCAGAATCAGAAGGTCACAATCATACCCGTTCTTTGCCATGGAATTAATAATTCCAACTTCGACATTCAATCCATATCCCAAACTGTCTAGGATTCCAGACCATTGTTCTTGCAAAGTAGAATTTGGAACGACTACTAATACCCTGATAGAAGGGTACTTAGAAATAAGTTTTCCTATAATAATAGTAGCAACCCTAGTCTTTCCATACCCAGTACAAGCAACTATTGTACCTCTTCCTTTGGACTTAATCCACTTTTTGACGGACTCCTCCTGCCGCTCATCACGAGTGACAGGAGTAAAAAGGTCCTTCATTAGTCTATATTTCTAGTGATGTCCCAACCTTTAAGTTCGGCAACTTTCTTAATTTCTTCCATTTTGTCCTTCCACTGTTTGGCTTGACTTTCGCATTGATTCTGGAAGCGATAAAGAACCTTGCTCGACAACAGTCTCAACTGATCACTAGTTAAGTTTGCATATTTATCTCGTTTTAGTCTACACATTGATCTAAACTCAGCATAACTTAATCCAGTATCACAGATTTTAAGAGCAATAGAAGGATTCAAACGAAGTTCCTTGCTTACCACCAAAAGTCTATTGACAGCTTTACCTGTTACAGGGTCTTTACGATATAAGTCCTTTTGCATTTCTTGCTGTGTAAACCAAAGTCCCATCTTGACAATGAAATTCAACGTCAAATGAGAGTTATCAAACAATCCCAAAGAATCCAGACAAGCGTCCATAACTAAACTTACAGGTACTTCTCTAAACTCTACAGGGATACCATTAAGAATATTTCCAATAGGATAAACTTTAATAGCCTCATTGGTCAAAATCTCTTTATTATTCTTGATGGTAATTCTCAGGTCTTCCAAACAGCGAGTGTTTGTGTATTGTTTCTCAGCTCTAAGCCATCTAATAAGAAGCTCTGCTCGACATCTCTGTATTTGATCGGACACTATATCTAGTAATGTTAAACGACCTGGATTCTTGGTATCCGAGTTGTACAACATTTGTTCACAGTGGTTATAGAAGCGTTTCAGCTGGTCATAATCAGCATCCACTAACTTTATTTCCTCCTGGACTCCGTTTACTTTAGGTCCTTTCCATACATAGCTATTAACATCGTTTGCTTTATCATTCAAAGCCTCTCTCAGCTTATCTCCTAATACAGTCATAAATTATTCTTTAAAAATACTTCATAGTTCATCTAATTTTAATGTTAATCTAATAATATTTGTCCACATTCTAGAGACGGTTTTTCATGAATAAATTTCAGGAAAATTATATTTGTCTCCTTATATGGAACGAAATCTGTACCATCGTACCATTTATCGATGCCTTCTTCTACATATCTTAGAGATACATATCCGACATCGCCTAATTTCATAGAACACTGGTTCCAATTCGGAAATCGAACACACATTATGTCTTTGTAATCTAGATTATCATATTCTAGACGTTCAAAGACATAATTTGCATAACCCATTCCGTCCTCACATTCAGCTACAAACTTAACATGGTAAGTTACTTCTTTGGTTTCCACACCTCAAAGGTATTAATATCCTCGAACTTTCTGCAACCATAAGAGGCAAAGTCCCCTTGTAGTTTGTCCATATTTGGCAAACAGGGATAGTTCTTACACCTAGTACAGCTACGTTCAGGATGTTTATAGTGAAAACCATCTTTGTCCTTAAACATTACTTCAGTAATAGGCATAATAATATTAATACACATGAGCCAGCAGCTCCATATTTGATTACGTTCTGCTTCTTCTTTAAAGACTTATTAAGACCTTCAATTGATCTATTTTTATCTTCAATTATGTTTCCATAATACAGTAACTGGACTCTGCGAACAGAATCCGTTTTCTCCCAACTTTTGTTTATAAGTTCTAAATTAGTTATTTGACTCTTCAATAAAGGAACAGTTTCGGACAATTTCTGATGTTCAGCAAATATCAGATTAGTTGTCTTTAACTGTTCGCCGGTTATTGTAACGGTCGATGTATTCTGAGAAAAAGCACAAATTGATGCTATCAGAACTAGACATAATAGTAGATACTTTCTCATCATACTCCTTGTCTATATATTTAATTTTCTCAACAATGGAATCATTAACTATATAAATGCTATCTCTAATGATAGAATCCCTTACAATCTCTTGCACATTAGGAGTGCTAGGATTACTATCTCTCTTAGGGATAGACAAATATATAATTATTAATCCCATTATGACAATTAAAATATAGCAAAACTTAGTCTTGTTCATTTATCTCAATACCTGCAGCCTTAGCCTCTTCTACGAGCTTAACGCATCCGACTACATCCACACCTTCCTTCATTGCCAGTTTCACAACAAGTTTCTCATTATCAGAGAGACCCTCCACCTTAGCTTTTAGAGCTTGCTTTTTGTCGAAACGAGCTTTCATCTGATTATAACCCTTGATAATTCTCTCTGGATTCTCTTTAAGGAAATTAACCTCCTGCTTCAAGAAAGCCTTTACCAAAGTCTTACTAGCTACTCCTCTATCTCTAGTATAGATAGTAGGACATTTAGGGTCGTGCAAAGCTTTATTGTAGGCATTAGCTTTACCTCTCTCCTTGTCAAACGTATCAGTTGGGTGACACACACTGATACCAACAGATACGACTCTACAAACTTCTGCGTAATCTGGATCATCTACACAGACAAATTCGTCCATTTCGTTCACCCAACCTACTGCAAGTTTGTAACCATCCTCACTCTCTTCTGGAGATTGGCTCAAAGCACACGCTACAATTTTGTGTTCCTCACCTTTAAAGTCTACAAACGAGTCAATCAAATACTCAGCTACATCCTGTTTCATTTTCTACAATTTTAAAACCGTTATTAATTAAATATTCTTCTGGAGCAAACTGTAATTCGAAAAATCTATGCAATGAATAGTTTTTTCTCTTTACAGAGATTAAATTTTTCTTTTTAAGTGTAATAGGCTTATCAGAAGCATAATACTTTTCTTCCATAAGGGCTGCTCCCCATCCCCACATTTGATAAACCGAACTACAGTAGATAAACTTGTCGTGCGTATGCACAATCTGTCTATCTTTCTCGTAAGTCTTCCGTAAGGTCGTCATAAAATACTTGAATAGTTCTAAAGATAAATTTATTCTTTTCTGAATTGTAACATTCGTTCCAGCTACGATTTTTATAGTGGTCTAGAATTTCAGAAGCTCTTACATTATAATATATATTTCTGCAAAAGCTTTCGTCTTCATCACATTCAGCAGAATTTATTGTATAATTTCCGATACCAATAGCGTAATGATAGTGACTTCCAGAAATTTCACTAAATCTATCTTCTAACTCATAATCTTCGTATATTATTACTCTAAACTTGAACTTGTCCTTACTAAGAAGTTTTGCCAGGCAATATGCTACATAGCAACACCCTCCAGCGTTAATATCGTACTCTTCATCTAGAAACCTACAAAGTTTATTCAGCCTCTCCGCTAGAATTTCTTGTACTTCCGTAGATTTGGAGTTCAATCTCCTCCTTTGCTTTTTTAAACTCATCCAAGTACTTACCTAAAGTTACAATTTCATCTTTTCCGAATTTTCTTCTAACTGCATAGTGGATACATCTCTCCACTGCAGATTCTAGCAGGAATCCATATCCTACTACCTTAAACTCTTTTCTCGGATTTTTACCACCAATATCACATAACAACTCCAAGTCGAAACGAGGAGATGAATCGTTAATTGGGGTTAACCTGTAAAATGGACCTTCAATTACCATCTCTTTTTAAATTACTATCCGCATACATCTATCACTGTTAAATTATTATTACTAGGCTTATATCCATAATCACAATATGAATTAGTTATTATAACACGATCAAAATTGTTACACAGCTTTACCAAGCCTTTGATATTTACAGCATGACAAACTATAATCTCGAATTTAGAGTCTGGATATCTCTCTTTAAGAACTTTAAGCTCCCCAAGGAATGTTCCTCCAGCGTCACACAAATCATCAATAAAAGTAAAGGTCGGATAATAACAATTAACCTCTCTTCCAATGGAAAACTCCTTAATCTTACCAGTTTCCAAATCTCTCACCTTATTGAACACAATATGTCCCCAATTATTAGAGAGAATTTTGTACCTTTGGTAAGCTCCAGCATCTGGAAATACAATATTAGATTGAACATCCAAATGCGATTCAAAGTTAAACTTTTGAGGATAGCATCTAGTTCCTAACAATCCCTTAGTTCTTTCCGAATGAGGTTCCAAAATCATAATATAACGATAGTTCATAGTATTCAAGATACTACAAACCACTTTTAGAGAAAATGGTCGGTTAAAGTCCATTACTCTATCCATACGCATAGACATTAGATAGGTAATAAACAAATCCCACTCAATCTCTTGTCTATCAAGAATGTCTCCGACTTGAGTTAGAATAAATAATTCTTCAGCAGAAGTAATTCTACATATAACCTTTACTGAATCTTTCCTATCAAATTCGTCAGGAAAACTTATCTGAGGTTCTCCGTCAGGAAATCTAGTGAGGTTATACTTAATCTCACTCTTGTCCAAGTTAATTAAGTTTAATAATTTCATCTACAACATATTTTAAAATTTCGTAACTTTCTTCTAAGCCTGCTCTATCATCCAGTAAAATATTATAATAGGGCTTTTTAGAATTTGGGAATAGTCTACTACTTGTAAAGGGAGGTATGATCATATCATTGATAAGATTCCCTACCCTCATTTGAACACACTCCACTTGTTTCTCTATAATTCTATCTTCATCTTCTTCAGTGGAAAATAAAATCATTTCAAAACCTAGCATAGTACAATGTCTCAATAAGTTGACGACACAACTATAGTCTCCTCCATTATTATGGTAGTCAAAAATAGTGTTGTCATAATCGAAAGCGACTATTAGCTTTCCGTATTTTTTATACTCTTCTAATAGTCGCTTCTTGCAAGCCTCTTTTCCGAATGGATGGTTAAAACTTTCCATAAAGCCCTTCATTAATTCGCTGTCTAATTTCTTTAAGAGTGTATTCCTTCTTAAGAACACCGTCTTCAAATACAGTTTCTAGACAACCTCCATCCTCTACTTCAGGGGTTACTTGGTCTTCAGCATAGTAGACACCATTGACATCCTGATATACTGCAATCAGACCTTTCAAAGAGTTCTTAGTTCCATCATCAGTCTTAGGATGTTTGAATATTTCTTTCAATTCTCCATTAATTACACAAGCAGTAGCCTTAATTGCAAATCCTAAGCTGTCTCTACTTGCATACTGATATGAAAATGAACCTACTCCTAGAACAAGATTGCAAGCTGCCATATGAGCGTTCTCAAGTCGCATATAGATTTGCTTCTGACGTTCAAGAGTAATAGAATCACCATACAACAAACCTATTTTCGTACTAGGATAGCGATAATCCTTAGAAGTAGTATTCCAGCCGAATATTTTACCAAGCATATAATATGCTCCGTAATATTGACCTTCTGAAACTTCTACATACTCAGCATCATCGTTAAATGGAGCATAGCAACAATAATACTTACCCTCTTTCATCCTAGTATGGAGGTGAGGATTAGTTCTTAAACCACAAATAATATCAACAGGGTCTCCGCTATCTGGACGAATAACTACACGTCCATCACGAGCCATAATATCCTTCTTTAATTTGGGAAGGAAGTTTTCAATAACATTCCAGAAGTCCCAAGTATCAGAAACTATAGAAACGAACCCAGATGGATACAATTCATTAATTAATCGCTTAAAGGTTTGAAGTTCATCCTCTTCTCCGCCAGCACACATTACAGAATGTTCTGTGGCTGGAACAGTAGCAGCAATTAATTCATTGTCAGAATTTGCACCATAATATTCTTCTAGAGCAGCAATAGCTGGAATGGTCTCACTTCCAACAAACGAAGTCATATGTGCCATACCAGAAATGATAGCAGCCTCTAAACCAGCCATTCCTCTCATAGAGAAGTCATGACACAAGAAATCCAGATTTATATCTTCTGGAAATCCAGTATATACTGCGTGTCTTTTAAGTTCCTTCTTATAGAGTCTTGCTCTAGTAGCAGAGGTACAAGGCATCCACAGAGTACAACTAATCAAAGTCTCTAGATAATTAGTTAACCAGAAGAACTCTGACTTTGTATTAGTAATAGTCATCATGGGAACTCTGATAGGGCATACTGAACCTTCTGGCAACGCTTTAATGCGAATAGGAAGATAACCCAAATCATACAAGGCTTCAATATGTCTATACCCTACAGATTCAATTCCCACGAAGTTGTGAACTCTTCGATAAAACATTTCTACAGCTTTCTCTTTAGGCAACTCAAAGAAATTCTTGTTAAATTCGTCAATCAGATACTTTTTAATTAAATACTGGATTCCGAATACTACAGAACCTTCAGTGGCTTCTGGAAAGTATTTGTTACTTCTTGGAGTCCAATTACTGTAAACTTGTTCAGTACCTTCTGGGTACATTCTGTGGTGGCCCAATTTATAGCCATCTGTTGCATTAATTATTTCCATTCTAAAAATTATTTTAATAACTAATTGTTAATAAACTTTTCATGCCTTTACCACTAGCTAAATTCTTAAAGCACTGAGTGATAAATTCCTTAGTTTCTGGATGGATAGCCCTAGGAGAACTTATATACTTAATCCACCAGTTATATTCTCCTTGAAAACTATTACCATTATATACTTTGCCGGCAGCTAGATAATCGCATACTAATTCCAGAGCATACTCTTTAGGCATCTTCACTGGAACGCCTCCAATGTCTAGCTTAGTTACCCAGTACTCGTAGTGATGTGGATTTCTTCCTCTGTGATGTAAATAAGACCTAGAATATCCTAGAATTTCTTTTTCCTTGTTTAAGGGAGATGTGTCATCATCGTAAAATTTTACAGAACGAGAGAACTCATACCATCCGAATTTAGATAAGTCGTGCAAGATACCCTGTTTGTATAGACCTAACTGAAAACAGTAATAAGCTACCCAAAACTTATGTCTAAGTATTCGCCTAAGATGTTTCAGTGTTATACACATACATTTAAGAATTTCCATATCTTCTTCACTATTCTAGTTAGAAAATTATTTCCTCTTAGATTGAACTTATGTGTATATCCAAACAACTTATCTGGATTCCACACAGCATGAACTATATAGAATAAATATCCTACTGTGTATAGCATAATGTTCAGTACTGGAATAAATCCTAGGATTAGTATTACTAAAACTAGCCACACTGGAACTTTAAGGTCATAGTCTTCTTCTATATGTGGCCCACTTCTGCTATACCAATTGTAATAAACGGTTACATGGGTATCTTTCAAGATAAGCACCGTGATGATTACCATCACAGTGCATATTACTAGATACATCATTTGTTATTAGCTACGTCTTTAAATAAGGTGGGAACCTGACCATAAGTAGGAAGTTTTCCATCCCACTTCTTAATCATATCCTGCTGAACTATGAGAACTGACAAAGATGCTGAAATCTTTCTATTATATTCAGCTTCTGCATCACCCTTAATCTTAAGAGCTTCTGCTTCTCCTTGTGCGGCTGCTACTTTCTTTTTAGCTTCTGCCTCAATAGTCTTAACTTCATTCTCTGCCTTCAAAGCCTGTTGAATTGCAGCATTCTTAGCATCAATAGAATTGACTAGCGTCTGTGGATATTGAAGACCAGAAGTCATTTGTTCAAGCTGAAAGTTCTCAGCCAAAAGTTCCTTTGTCAGTCTATCTTCTATGGACTTCTCAAACTCCTCACGTTTACTTACTAGTTCATCAGTAGTATAGTTATTCAGCTGAATACGAAAAGCATTCTTTACGTAGTTATACAAAGTAGTATTAATTACCTCTACAATATCTTCCTTTCTATACTTCTTAAATACTTCTGGTGATTTCCCGTCAACAATCTTCAAAGAAATTGTAGGGTCTACAGTAAATGATGATCCATCTTTAGCATTAATACTAAATGGAGGATAGTCCACAGTCTGTACGAATGTCGGATATTCGTATACAGCTGTAGTAACAGGGTTATACCATACTGCACCAGTGACAAGAGACACATCATCTACTCCTTTACCGTCTCCGTATAGATTCACCTTAATGCCTTCGTAACCAGCATCAATTCTCTCGTAGCCACAACTAGACAAGCCAAACACCAAAGTTAATACACACAAAAGCTTAATAATTGTCTTCATTTTCCTTATTTAAATAATGTTTCTTAATATATTTGAATATCCTATAAACTAAACTTGGGATTGCCACTAGTAATAGTAACAACCCCAAGATATTTGCAGCATACAATGATTCGGATAATAACCATAAGCTGACGTTGTAAATTACAACGATTAATAGAACGGCAACAAATGCCTTAATTAAGTTTTTCTCGACCATAGAATAATATATTCTCTATTGCCACTTTTATTATACCATAGTAGTACATTATCCTCTGTAATATCTACATACGGGTCATAATAAATATACGCGGCAAACATTACGCACACAATTATAAATGCAACCATGATTTATCGAGTTTTAATAGACCCAGGTCTGGTAGTTGCAGCCTGAAAGTCTTCTCCTTGTTTATCCCACCACGCCTGCTTTGCTTTTAACCAAGCTACTTTTTTCTTATATTTCATTGTTCAGAAATTATTACAATACGATTAAATTCATTATCTCCAAATTCAGTGGTAATTCCACATCCCTTAACAACCAATTTATCCTCTGGAGCACCGTAGCTAATCAGAGCCTTCTTCATAATTAAATTAATTAAATTAATCCCACCAAGTTCTCATACGTTCAAACCTAAGTTTATTGTACAAGTACCAGGCTTTTTCTCTTCTCAAATGGTCTTGAAGAATAGGTTTACCCAAATCAAGATCAGCAGCTTTAGGACAGAATCGCTTCCAGTTCTTAATGTTTATGTGCCTATCTACAAATCCTTCAGACCCAGGTCTGAAATCGCAATGATAGGCAGAATCTATCTCTAGAACAATATCTAAAAGTTCTAGTGCGAGTTTTAGATTCTTTTCAACAACTTCATTACCTTCAGCAATTCTAGATACCTTGAAGTATTCATACATTCTAACTAAAGCTTGTTTCTCTAGGGAGAGAACAAAACCATAATCAAACGGATAGAACTTCATAGCCTCTTTAATGAGTCTCTTGTTTTTGTTCTTTCTTAGTTTCATATTCTTGACTTGCTTCAACTGCTAATTTATCTGCTAAATTGTTCATTTCAGAAAAGAAATCGGAATTTGAAGTGTGTCCTTTAACCCAACAAAATTTTATGTCAGGACAAAACTGGCTTGCCTTAGCAAAGACTTTGTCATATAAGTTCCACAACTCTACATTCTTTTTTCTTTTCCATCCTTTTGTAGCACATCCTATGACATACTGAGAATCTGAATAGATGGTAAGAGATTCTATCTTACGACTTACTGCATTAAGAGCATATATTACAGCTAACAACTCACATTTGTTGTTAGTAGTATTTGGAATCATCTTGCTAAATTCATAGGACTTTTTCCCATCAATTACGAATACAACTCCTACTCCTCCTGTGTTTCTAGATGAACTAAAAGCTCCATCAGTAAAGACCTCTAAATTACTCATTCTGAGTATTAGTCCTGAGATTAGTTCCTAGTAGTATTGCTATCTTTAGCAGGTCGTCTTGATTATCACAAAATATATTATCTAAAATATAGTTTGCATAATCACTTATTCTAACTCTCTTTCCTACAGCTCCATACTTCTCATTAAGCCACTTAATTTGTGGAATGAAGTCTTCCAAGTTATCCCCAAGATGCCTCAAGGCTTTTCTAATAGAGACTGGAAACCACATTTTTTCTTTTATCCAATCTAAGTGACAATAACCAAAAGCAAAAGCTCTACTCAAATCCTTCTGAATGAACTCATCTAGCTCGAAATTTCTCTCATGCCTTCCTAATTCCTCAAAATCATCTTTTAAATCTAAACAGAACACTTCATTGAACTCAATCATCGCTCCAAGATTCTATAACACCAACCAACTCTAGCATACCATATCTACACATAGCCTTAAATGGTCCAGTAGATATAGAAACAAATGTTGATTTACTGTTTCTATAATTTCTTATTACTTGCGTAAGTAAGTCTCTAGCTAGTGTTCTTAGGTCAGAAATAGATGGAACTCTATACTCTCCAGGACTTATATACATCCTCCAAGGAGACTTTCCTACACATTTCCCATCATCGTCATATGTTCTATGACTCTTGTCCCAACTCATATATTCTAGAACCTTGTCAAAGTCAAAGTTCTCCATGATGTAGTTATACTGAACATCAAGAGGTGGGGCATCACTGAAATTTCTTGTCTTCTTTACTTTCATTTTTATAACATTCAACGAGACGTTGCAGATTGGGAAGTTTGTCAGGTCTCACACTGACAATTAAACCTCCTTTCCGCAGATTGTAACTCAATTTGATTCCGCAATGATTAAGAATTTCAATAAACTCTTTCAATGCGTTACCTTTCAATACATTTCTATAGACTAGCTTCTGACCATCTTGATAACCTTCACGGTAGTATTCATTCGCAACATCAGAAATAAGCCATCGTCTAATGGGTGAAACCTTTTCTAGGAGTTCACTAACTCTAGTTGCGATGAAATCCATACTTACTGAATACTATCGTTAGATACTATAGAATCGACAGCAGTTGTGTCTACAACATTCTCAACGACTACAACAGAGTCCTCTGCAACTACAGTTGCCGGTTGAGTCTTGTGTGTGCAAGCTGACATAGCAGCAACTAACACAAAAAGCAATAGTAACTTCTTCATTTTCAATAATTTTAATTAGTTAAACATTTTATCTATCAAAAAAAGAGTGGTTCCAGTATCTGTGCTTCTCAGATACTTTCCCCACTCCTATCACTCCGAAGAGCTTGTACCGTTATTAGGTCGGCCAACCTCCCTCTTCATCTTGTTGAGAATTTGGGATAATAGTCACCAAGTTTAAAGATTACTTGTAACTGAAGCAAATGCTGAAACCCTTAGCAGGGCTTCGTAACTCCTCCAACAACTTGGTTGGTGAGCTATAGTAGGAAGCTAACACGCAGGCAAAGATGAAATCAAAGTCAAAGACCTGGTCACACTAGCGAAGACTAAGACAAAGACTCTCAATAAGAGAGTAATTTCAAGATTTTTGTGAGACCAGCGAATGTGCAAGTCAGAAATCCTTAGATTTCCAAATAAAGATTCATATATTATTCCTAACGTATATATAAATTGTTAGCTTCCTACAAAAAATTCCTCTAATTACTTAGAGGAGGGATCGCCTTGTTTCCTAATCTCTTCGAAAATTCCTAGAAGATTCGTTGGCAAGGTAATCTTTAGTTGAGAGATTCTCTCCTGTTCAGATGTTCTCCAGTTATTAAACTGACTTCTAAACTCTTGCATTTTAGAATTATATCTCTCATAGTTAGCCTTAAATTCTGCCACCCTGTCTTGATATTCCCTTTCTCTAGTCATATCAAGTTTATTTACAGTCTCTTTAAGTTCTGCCTTCATAGCGTTTAGTTCTTTTTCATAAGAACGATACGTATCTTGAAGAGACATAAACATCGCATCGACGTCCTCTACCTTAATAGTCGGGTCTTGGTAATAGAGAATCAAGTCTCTACCAGTTCCTTCCTTGTAGATTGGGCAGTTTTCAGCAGCATGAACATCTTTTCTAGCTTTACTAAAAGCTCCTTTTGGGTGAATATATTTCCCATAAGTAGAAGCAAATGCTTCAAGTCTTAGGTACTTGTTTCTCTTATTGGCATCCCATGAATCCATTACCTCTTTTTCGTCCGCCTTAATAGGTGAATCTGGATATTGAGGTTGTTCTGGAATTTCAACATTGTTTTCTCTAGCCCATTTTTCGATAGAGCAAGCAGCAGTATAGGAAATCAATTCCTCCTTTTTCTTAATAGCCTCCCGCACCCAAGCACAGAAGCTATTCATTTCCGCTGACTTTTCTAAGTCGTCCTTAATAAAGTCTAGAGAAGTTTGACCTACTGTCATTAATTGCTTCTCTCCACCTCCTATAGAGGCTACAGATACTTGATAGAACTTCACACTATTCAGACGCTCAGTAGCAGCCTGAATCATTTCCTGCGCAACATTAGCATAATAGTTAGCAGATGTAGAAGTCAATCCTTCGTTTCCAAAAAATACACTTTCTTTCATTTTTATATTCTTTAAATATTAACTGCAGTGACGCAGAAGGGAGTCGAACCCTCAATCCCATAAAGGGCAACGCATTTTAAGTGCGTTTCGTATACCAGTTCCGACACTGCGCCATCCTTTTATTTACTTATGTTCTTGCCACGGTAATTATCAGTAAAAGCATGACAATTTGGACAGAGTAATTGTAAATTTTCTATTCTCACGAACCGCTACCGAGAGATAACCTAAAGTATCATTTTTCTAATCTTCTTACTAGATTAGTCTCCGAATTGTTAAATTCAAAGTTAAAAACTGTTAACTTACTTAAATTGTAGACAGGTGTTAATAAACTTATCAACATCAGTTCCACAATCAATATAGTTTGGAGTAACTTTTTCAAAGTATCTTAGATTAGATTCTATACCAATTAACCCAAGCTCTTCAGAATCGTAACCCTCTCCATGAACATCAAAGGGCAAGCCAGGTCTAAATACCAACCAGGCTGTCCCTTCAAACTCACAACAAATACAAACTGTTAATCCGCTTTCTCTCAGTTTGTCTAAGATTTGTGGACTAACAGTCTTTAATACTACACACTTACCCGAGTTCGGCGAGTCTCCGTTTGATTTCATCTTCGGACAAGCTTTCTAACTTCTCAGATTGTTTCTTAGCTAACAGTTCCGTTAAGCGAGCTTTCTCAGCAGCCTTATTCTTAGCTGTCTCTCTGTCAGCCTTCTCTTTTAGTTTATCCGTTATAATCTCCTTCACAATATTGAACTTCAATTCAAGTTCGGTATTGCTAGGAGTATCATTAGTTATGAAAGACTTTCTTGGACTTTTAGCTAGTTCCTCATCATAAGAAACAGCTAATTTATCCAATACTGGCAGGCTCAAGTCCCACAAATCTTCTACACTCAGATTACCTTTACTAGTTGCGAAACGCAACTTCATTTTTGATGCTTGTTTAAACATAATTAGAAAATAATTTTAAATGATTTATTATCAACTTTTACAACAACATCATTGTGTGATGTGCTAGAAAATCCCAATCCACTTAACTGGTCATCACTGTACTCAGCTTTTGCTCTAGAACCAAGAGCTTCAAACACTCTTTTATGCTCCTTTTCAAGGTCAGCTCTCAGATATTCATTAAAGAAACCTCTAACAGGATCTGGATTCTTACATCCGTCTATCATAAAGAACAGATGCTTGTTTCCTATAGCATTGCCTTCCCAATGGTTAGGAGAGAACATAATACAAGAAACCTTCTGGAATTTCATTGTATCAATTCCCCACTCGTTAATAGATTTGAACGATGTAGAACCCTCTTTAATGGTAGGAGTCATGGAAATGTTTCTTTGTCCATCAACATGGATACGAGCAACTTCAACATATTCATCGTTCGGAACTACTTTTCCATACTGGAATTTGTGAAGTTCTCCATTAATCTCAATTTCCATTTCGAAACCAAAATCAATACTTTCTCTCTTATTGAAGTTGTGCACTCTTACCACATAATCTCCCGGTCTTAGTCTGCTAGGGTCTGTCCATATGATGTTCTCAACAGCATCTCTAGTTTTTCCAGAGCCTGCGTTCATGTCAACATCAAGAGTCCCTCCAGTATGACCAGTTTTACTTCCAAAATAGATTTCTCTTCCACTAGGCTCGGTTACATGAAGGTCCAGGTCATCATAGTTAAACCAGTGAAGAGAGCATCTCATGAAGCCGTCTACATTTCCACCAGCAGCCTTTACCTTCTCCTTGAAAGAATCAGCTACAGAACCATTATAAACCCAAGCAAAGTTGTTATTCCACTTAAACAACTGTCCAGCATCCGGATTCTCAGGAGCAGTCAGAGTAACAAAGTTGGGAATGTGTCTGTTCTCTACCAAGATAGAAACCTCCTTAGCTCCAGGAAGTATATTCTTGACAAAGGCATCAGCAGAAACCTCTTGGGCTTTGGTAAACTCTTTTGGATTTACTGTAGAAGTCTCAGAGAGCATATCAAACATTCCTCCCTTCATCTTTGCTCTAGTATCTCTATTTACGAATAGAACATCATTCACAGAAATATCTTCCACATGAGCATGACGACGAGGAAGTGCATCAGTAAGACCTAGCTCTTCTACCTTCTTCTGAGCGGCTTCAATTTGTTTCTTAGTAATAAGAGCAGTAGGTCTCTTATAATTAGCAGGAGCCATGATGTTTTCATACGCTCTTACGGCTTTCTCCAGATCTACACCATTGCTTAGGTCAATAAGTAAAGTTCCCATAGCCGTATTTCTAATCTTAGCTATAGGAGACTTAAAGTTTAACCAGCAATAGTTAGTTCTTACTTCTGGACTCAGAGTTTGAGCAGTAACTAGTGTTCTTCTAAATTCCTCCAAACTCTTCAAGAACTCCGCACCTCTATAGAGATTGTTTCCTTCTATAAGCTCAATAACAGTTTCAACTGCCTCCAGCTTAAGCTCGCTGATAGAGCGTTCAAATACCCCAGCTCTTGCTCTGACATCTCCCCTGTAACCGGCAGCAGAGTCAAAACCATGAACTCGCCTGTTGAATTTGAAGCTATTCGGAATAGTTACGTACAGATGCGTCCAAGTCCTGGTTGTTCCATCAGGAAGCAATTGAACATTATGGTCACAACCATGAAATTCATTCACATCTTGAATAAAGACGTCTCCTATTCCAGCTTCCTTAACTAATTTAGCTAAAGCCTGTGCTGTTTTCTCATATCCAGGAGTATGCACATCATCCCAGAATGTTTTAATCTTATAAGTTTGAGGGTCAATCGCTACAACTTTACCATAATGCCGGATAAAAGATTTACAAGCATTGCAGTTATGGTCTTGTCTAACAGTTTCGTCCTCAAACGACAGAAGGTAGCCCATCCAAAGGAGGTCTTTATCAACATTAGCAACAAACAGGTTTTCTGCAATCATATTGTTGAAAGCAGCTTCTACATCTTTCTTAAAATTCTTAAATTCCATTTTTAAATCTATTAAGTGTTCAACTTTTTGTTCATTTCTCCCTCTAAATTCCTAAGAGTTTCTATACTCTCCTCATAGAATTTGTCCTTACCTAATTCACAGACTTTGTAATTAGATAATATTTGCTGGAATCGCAAATGTGGACTACATTCTATGATTTGAGCTAGTCTAGTTAAAATCTTAAAGTTAGCTTGTTCTCTAAGCTTAATAGCTTTTTCAATCTGAACTTCCATACTTGTTAATAATATCTAACTCTAATTCTTTAACTTTACTCTCATATAGAGAATCTTCGGCATATCCAATTCTATCCAGGAATCTATAATAGTCCTCTTCTGGATCGTACCTACTTAGAATAAATTGCTTATAAGCAAATACACAGCTTATCCAACTGTCAAACTTGAAATAGGACATCGTTCTTGAATTATACAATCCGAACAAATTATTGTTGTCCTTACAAAGTTTAGACTTGAAGTTACCAGATTCTAGAACAGCTTGAGCTGTTATAATAGCAGGGCTTGGGAAATCATAGTGTTTAAGGGTATTATATAATACTTCCTCATTCACCTCCTCCATCAAATAGAATGGATGTTCCGGCATCAGCATAATTTTCTCCTCTAGAAACCTCGCAGAATGTATCCAGTGGTGCAAGGAATAACCAGTTGCAAATCCGAATACAATACTAATCATTAAAATAATTAAAACTCTCTTTTTCATATCTCAATAGAATTAATAAATCTTGCATCATTGCATAATTGATAAACAACTTTATCAAGTTCTGGGACATAGACTATATAATAGTAATCAAAGAATTGGTTATTATCTTCGAACCCTATAATTATCCCTTTATGTCCACTATCTACCACACAGTCTCTAAATAAATACTTTGAAATATCTTGGCAGATGTCATCGTGGCCTGCCTGTAGAGCTGATATACCCCAGTAGGAGGTATTTGTACCCCTAACTTCATTTCCTAATAAGTCCTTATTGTATGAAATCTTAGTAATCATGATGTTTTCTCAGGCTTATCCTTTTCTATGTTAACTACTATCATAAGCTCGGAATTAGGATTCTCACGATTCTTCGCCTTCCTGGCATCTTCTTCGGTATCATACTGACCTATAATGAATGGGATATTATTTCTGCACTTAATCAGGTAGTATTCCTTCATTTTTCAATTCCAAAATAACTCTTTAATAATTCTATATTCCCTTCCTTAAGATGTCTTATAATAGCTTTCCTCTCCTTTTCATAAAAGATAATTTTACTTTCTAAGATACTTATCTTATGGTTGAAATTATTCTCGTATTCTTCCAGAGCTTCAGCAATGACTTTAATCGCAGTACAATCCTTCATCATACTCTTCGTTATAATAGTCCTCGCTTCCACTATCGTCTCCGATAGGATTCTCCCAGCCATACTTTTCCGCAGTAGCCTTAAATAATGGCAATCCATACATAGCATAGTTATCCTCTGGATAATCCTCCAAGCCTTCCTCAAGAACTCTATTCCATCTAAGAACTACAGCAAACATCAGACTTGCAGAAATACCTCTCTTGTCAAGGGCTTTTTCAAATCCGAACTCTACATCTTCTTTAAGTTGGGAAAGAACATTCTCTCTAGTCCACTCTTTGGGTTCGGGATAAGGTTCATCGCTATTCCACTTAAAACCTATTTTCTCTAACTGTTCCTGTGTCAGAAATTGAGCTAACCTAACTCCAAATCTATCGTCAAGAAATACAGACCATTCTTTGTAATTGTTTACGATTTCATCTAATGTTTTCATTATAATTCAGACAAGTAAATATTTTGAGGATATTCGTTAAATACTAGTAGAGTTACCGGACAAATCCAAACTCTATCGTTATAGTTCTTACTCTTACACAAGTAAGTAGCTCCATTCTCATCTTCTTCAATCTTAGATAGAACAATCTTAGCTACAGGAGGATCAACCATCTGCAACCTAACAAATCTATCATCAAGAGAATCAAGAAGATCGTCAGCCCCGCCAACCATAGCTAGCTCTCCTGGGTCTCCATCGAAATCTGGCCACCAATAAAACCAGACTCCTCCCACTTTTACAAATTCAAATGTTTTTCGCATTAAACACAAATTAAATTAAACAAAAAATACCCCAACAACTTTCGCTGCTGGGGTACATAGTAACGCCAACGGGATTCGAACCCGTATGCCAAGAATGAAAATCTTGTATCCTAACCCTTAGATGATGGCGCTATCCAGATTACGCAATAAGACTATAAGCCTCTTGCAGTAATTTAATAGTTGGAGTCTTATGATTATCTACAACAATTATTTTGTAAATGTTCAAAAACTCATTGTAAGTCAATGAAGTACAAGTTAAGAAAATCTGGACATCCTCATTTATAGAACCATTACTTAGTCCTAGGTCTACTTTTACCATGCTAGGCAATGTTCCAATCTGAGAAATATCCCAAGTTGATTTAGCTCTTCTTAATACTTCTCTCTGCTTTGCAGTAAGATTTTTCTCCTTCAATCTGGATTCAATAATATTTCCATCAAATTCTAAGGAATTTGTATCTGGATTTGTATTATTTAAAGCCAGTTGAATCTTCTGTACAGCAGAATCTTTCGGTTTTGGTGCAGAAGTAACAGACTCTTTAAGTCCTTTCATTATTTGCAATGACGGAATAAAATCCTTGATTTGGTTAGCGTTCCAAACTAGAAATTTTCCAGGACTATCTTTAGTAGTTACTATATACTTAGTTCCTCCATTATAAGGAACAAGAACGTGCAAATCTGCATCACTATTTTTACTCCAATGGTCTGATACTCGTATTTTTACATTACCTATAACAAAATAACGAGAAACAGTGGTTTCAGCTTCGATAATCTCAGAAGCTGTCGCTAATAAATACTTTTCTAATCTAGTCATATAATTAATCTAATTAATAATAGATCCCCCACTCGGATTCGAACCGACGACCTTCAGGTTATGAGCCTGACTAGCTACCTCTGCTATCATCCCGCGATATTACAAATGCTTTTTAATTAGTTTACAATGATTATACTCCCCTCCCCATCTAATGGGAAACTCTTTTTCCTTAGCCTCCTTATACTTCTCTGCCTGTTTCCTATCTAAAAAGATTTGACAATCAGTTTCGTAATTTTGAGGAGCATTAGCTGGGTGATAATTTACTACAACTACATATACTTTCATAATTCTTTAAATAAAGTTTGTGGACACGCAGGGACTCGAACCCTATCTTCCGGTGTGCAAAACCAGCGCTCTAGCCATTTGAGCTAACGGCCCATTTTTGGGATTTTCTTTTTAATTGGTGACATACCCATAAATTTCCACTGTTAAGATTCCATAACTTAACAACACCAGATAAGTTTTTTTTGTTTGAATCATGTTCTAGTAGCATAAGTCCGCAACCATACTACTCTCTCAGTTCATCGGTTCTCGTGTCAGAAAAGGTCTTTATGATTCCGCAGGGACTGGCTTCAACTTAAACCCCGAATGGATTTTTACCTTGCCAGGTCAGGATATTATTACGTTTCTAGCACTCTGAATTGATTTAGCCTGTTTAATCTTATAATCACGAACTACTTCTTTCATATAAGAGTTAAATTCTTTCATGTCTTTCCATGAAATCTCATTAGCTAGTTTCGGAGTTTGAAACATTTTGTACTTTTCTAATAGGTCTTTCATTTCTCTCTTTAGTTTTCAAAGCGTTTTCACACGCTTGTTTCTTCATTACATATGGACAATCACAATTTCCATTGTAATACCAACAGCAATATTCACACTGATGCATATATTTAAATCATAAAAAGAAAGGCAAGGAGATGTCTTTCGACTGCCTTTCCGAACCATAACTATATAAATATACAACTATTACTACTCTCCTCAAAACCCTCCTAAGTTTCTCACAGTAACAATTTTAAGAATAGCGTAATGGGGATGCACATCATACGGAATTGTTACGTAACCGTATAGCTCAGTGCCGAGCTGCTAATACACATTTGCTTCCCTACAACTGTATTAGTTCCTTGTTTTTAGCTGAACAATAAAATTATCCAATCCAGTAACAAGCAAATCTGCTAAGCAATCATTTAACGTCTATTACTTGAGACGAATAATTTATTACTGAAATTATTAACAGCGTAATCTTTCATTAGGTAAGTTTCTAATTCTTAATAAGCCCGATTTCTCGGTGGTAAACTCTTTACCAGTTAAAGACCTAACTAATGAATTACGATATGGATACTAGCCGTTTCTATTCCATTATTGCGTACTACGTTGCTAGCTAACGTCTTGGCTACTCTCTTCCTCACATCTTCCAAGAATGATGCTGGATTACTATTGCCTACAAAGTAGGGAGGATTCAGCAAAAAGCTCTTTATTTCTCAGTCTGTTTGGAAATTTCTAATGCGGCAGTTTCATCACTGATACATTCAGTAGGACATGGAATAATATTTCCGTGAATTTCTCTATGGCAATTAGCACAAACTAATATGCATTTATCCAATTCTTCTTTAACACGTTCCCATGAACGTGTATAACCCTTAGCGGATATTCCGAAGTCCTTTTCTTCTGAATTAATATGGTGAAACTCTAAAGCCCCAACATATTTGTTATATCCACAACATTGGCACTTTCCACCTTTGTAAGCAATAGACATAAGTTTTACTTTATCTCTTCTTCTCTATACTGCCTCTGCTTCACATTTAAGACATTTCCATTTGGTTCTATTACCATCTTTTCGTTCTGCAAATTCAGTTTCTCCATGAATCTAGCAGAACATAATTTCTCTCTTATTCATAATATTACTCTTTAATAGCTGGGGCACATGGACTCGAACCATGATTCTTTGATTAACAGTCAAAAGTTCTGACCTTTGAACTATACCCCAATAGTTAATTTTCTCCACGGGTGTAGATAAGTACCCCTTTGGTACTTACCTTTTAGTAGTATCTTTACTCTAGACCTCTGTAGGGAGGTGGAATAGTTCCAGAAACTAACCATGGATAGCTCTTAGAACACTGTTCAAAATACCACTTAGCAGCTTTCTTCACAACATTAATTACTTTCTTCATAACATTAAAGTTTAAAATTGTTAATAATTAATCTAATTCAGAGCCACAAAAGGAGTTTCGTTGCGGAGGTAGGATTCGAACCGTTTATGACGATTTCTAGGTTATGAGCCTAGCGAGATGACCACTTCTCTACTCCACGATATTAGTAGCTACTTTACATCCGCTACCCAGGGATGCCTCTATCACCAGTGAGGCACGGACTATTCTAACCGTATAGCACGACTGGTTGGTAACGTCTCCAGACACGGCATTTAGACTGAAAATGTCGAAACAGTGACTCGGTGGTCAGATTCGAACTGACGAACTAAGGATTTGCAGTCCTAGCCATTAAACCACTCTGGTACACCGAGATTTGTTCCGATTAAAGGATTTGAACCCCTGACCTCCCACCAATGCCTTTAGTTGTGGGCGCTCTGCCAACTGAGCTAAATCGGAATATAGAGTAGGTAATGAGAATCGAACTCACATCCTCGGCATGGCAAGCCGATGCACTAACCGTTGTGCTATACCTACAAATGTGCAGATAGAGAGACTCGAACTCTCCCCTTCAGATTGGAAGTCTGACGTGCTCAAACCATTAACACCACATCTGCATAAGGAGAGTTATACGATACTCTCCTAAACGCTATCTTAAGATAGTAATTCCTGTGCCTCAATCTCGCCGATTATTTTAGTAACCGCAATCTTGAACGGATTTCCCTTAGTTTTGTCAAACAGATGTACATCACGTACCTCGTCAACCTTGTCAGGAACATTCACCTTTCTTTTCCCTCTCTCTATGGTCTTCCAAGTGATGACTTCGCACCGTTTCACGTCATAAACGCTATCGTTGCGGTCTACATAGACCCTGAAGAAGTTCTTCTTATGCTTCACAATCTCAACTCTTTTAAAGTTTTTGATGTTAGCATGAAATTTCAAATCGCATTTTCCGTTAGGTAAGAAAATCAATTCTGCCATAATGATACTCCGCATAGTCGGAGATTCAAAGTTAAACTATGTTAATTCCAGTCTTTCGTCTGGCACTCCACCTCGTTTTAACCAATAGCTACTGTTCTTCACTACTTGAGCTAAGCCCTAAACTGGGATAAAGGTATTATTCTATATAAATAAATGGTTTTCCAAATTCTTGCCTGAAAGACTCAAACCAGCCTTCCATTTCCTCATCACTATCAAAATAGATAGACTCATCATGCCTCTCCGAGAACTCTAGAATAATATGCGGCTTCTGATATACTATTCCATCCTTGTAGAAAGATGTTCTCTTACTAATTGATTCGAGCATCCCTTTCTCAGAGTAAGTTCCAAAGCATGGGTCTAGAAGATACCAATAGTCAATATGTTTTTTCCAGAATAAGAATTTAGTATCTGCTATTTTATGCTCCCATTCTGGATGTTTTCTAGTTTTAAAAACTAGTATCCTCCTTATTAAATTTCCATTAATATATTTATCCATAATTAATCCCAATATTCTGGGCAATTATCTGTCATTAATAATCTCTTCTCGCATAGACCTCCATCATAGAATATGCATGATGAGCATGAAAGATTGTCTCTGGACTCATATTCCTGAATACCTTCCTGAATATCTTTCTTAGCCTTATATCTATCTTTTCTATTCTCTTTCTTGTATTCGTATTGCATCATCTTACTTCTGTAAGGAGAAGTGCAATTCTTAAGCATTTTAGCATACTTAGAATCATTAAGAAAATCTGTAATTGATTCACAAACTCTAACCGAACCGAAAGTAAATCGTGTTCTATAATCTTTAATTCCTTTTATTGGAACATAAAATTCCTTATAAGAATTGTAGATTTTTTTAGCTCTAGAAATCCACTTTCTTTTAGAAAGCTCTCTTCTTAATTTTCTGTCCATAGGCAAATAAATTAGTGTAGAATCTGGAGTGGGATTCGAACCCACGAAACACGGTTTTGCAGTCCGTCCCCTTAGACCACTCGGGCATCCAGACATAAGGGGGAGACTAGCTCCCCAGTTTTTAAAGTACCAAAGAATCGTATCTTCCTGTACGATACAGGGATGGTTTACTGTTAGGATCTTTAATCCAATAGTAGTTAATTTCGTTATCGTTCTTAGTAACAACAACATTCAACTTCTTGTCAATAGCGATAATCTCGTCATTGTAGAAGTCGTCTCCTACCTTAAGATTGCTGAACTTGGTAGAAGAATAGATAAAGTTATATGACAGGCTGTGGAAGTTATGACGACGATACTCATAATATTCGTTGAGGGCTTTTCTTTCCTCTATAGTACAATTATCCTCGTCATTAACAATAGGCTTAGGTATAGGATTATTAAATCTCTCAACAGCCTTGGAGAAGTTTTCAATAGAGAACTTATTCTTGTCCTGCTCAATTTCTTCAATGTAAGCATAACCTCTGATACAAGAATACGCATACTCATTAGTTACTACGTTGAAGAAACTCTTAGCCTTTTCAAACCTTCAATTCCATGAATGTTAACTTCATTAACTATAGTTTTGAGAATATCAATAGTTGATATAGTCAAAGAATCAATGAAGTCAAGTAAATCTTGACGTGCTTCTGGAACCTCCAAGGCATCGTCTAGATATTCGTTTACAACCTTCAAATCAAGATTTTCAAACTTCTTGACGTAGCGGATTCTAGACGGACGTCCTACCATATTCTCGTTGATAGACATTGCATTAGTAGTCAACAAGAACACCTTACGATACTTGGAGTTATAAACTCCATCCATAATTTGGAGGATTGTAGAATCCGATTCGCTGAAGTTCTTTTCAAACTCGTCTAGGAAGAGAACACAATCTCCCTCAATGCCAGAGAGAAACTCAATCATAGATTGATTATGGTCTCCCATATCCTTTACGATAATAACAGGAAGGTTCAACTTATTAGCTAATTCTTTAGCTGTGACAGTCTTTCCAGTACCTTTTGTACCAGTAAGCATAATTCCCAAGTTTCCTTCTGTGTTATTATAAGTTTTGATTACATGGTCTATGAAATCTTCCTGCAGTCCATACATCTTGTACGGAAATACGAACTTGTCTGCATACTTATCCAGGTGATAACCTGTCATTGTCAGACTAATACTGTAAATACCAACCGGAAGAGATTCCGAAACCTTGTAACCTGAGCCTACTTGGGTGTATGTAGACTCAGAACACATCCAAACTTTGTTCATTTCTTTATTTTTAATTGTTATTTAATATGAATGTTCTGGAACATTCAGTTAATTAAAGTTCTCCACTGTTGATAAGTTCTTTAGCCTTATCCATTCCAGCTTCGTAAGCCTCCACAACATACTGTATAGCAGTTTTTGAATTAATTTGATTCATGGAATTGCTATTGTCTACCAATTCTTGAATAATTTCACTTAACTCTTTCATAATCTAATTGAATAAAAAATCTTACATATTAACTGGGTTCTGGTAGATATTCCCACTTATATTTATATGCGGTAACACTCTTGTGCTTACAGCATTGAGTTATTTTACTACTAGCTTGCTCGGAATTAGTAGCCTTACATACTCCAATATCCTATAAATGTCTTATAGCGTCCTGGGCAGAGAAAAACGTCTGTATATAGTTTCCAGCCAAATCATATTGTGCTATCAATTTACAGTTAGATTTGCGCAACTTACAATTATGCGACTTTAATACTTTATATATAGTGCTTTTACAGCATCCTATCTTGCGTTCAATCTGGTCACTAGTATATCCTAAATTAGCTAACTGAATAATTTCTTTATAATCATAGAGAATAGTACCATCCCCTCCTTTAGAAGCATTATAACCTTTAGAACCATAAGTCTCTAGCTCTTTTATCCAATAGATTTCTCTTTCAGATAGAAGATTCTCATCTTTAACTTGTTCTAATTCCTCTATTATAAAGTTTTCAATACCATACTTATTCATAGCATCGTATAAAGGACGCCTCCCACATCTTTCTTTCTGAGAATCTTTACAGTGCTCTTGAAACCGCTCCTAAATGGACTATGTAGTCTTTCCTACATAGCGTTTGTTATTAATTAAATTTGTAATACAATAAATATAACTCATAATTTTATTAGTTTATTAATATTTGTAGTAATTTGCGTTACCCAGAACTAACCACGTGGAGGTTTACTACTTTAGTTCCTAGGGTAGGAGGGACTCGAACCCTCACACATTTCTGTACTAGATCCTAAGTCTAGCGCGTCTACCAATTCCGCCACTACCCCAAGGTTATAATTCCCTGTCTCTTATTTTTTCAGCCATAGCACACATTTCTTGATAATATTTGACTACTTTATTGAACAATTCTTCAGGAACTATTGTACACTTTTCACTTCCCTGTCCAGGAAGCCATTGACGATTTATCATTCTCTTCTTTTCAAGACTTATTCTAGTTGTATTACTGTTTATGAAGACCTCATAGAAATCTTCTTTAACATCTCCTCTAAAGGCAGTAATATCTTTAGTTATCTTAAAATAACCAAATGATTGTCCATTGAAGTTTATTTGAAAGCATTTTCCCTCAAAACTTTTTAGAAGTTGATTATTTTCTTCTTCTTTTAGTCTCCTTCTTTCTGCTTCCTCTCTAGTGATATTATCTAAATATTCACAATACTCTTGAAGAGAACAGCCAGGATGTTTCCTGGCATATTCTTTCATTGGACTTTCTCTTGACCACATTATTTCACTAATTTTAGTTCACAGCAAATGTTGAGTTTAGGAATAGGAATCCACTCACATATTCCATTGCTATCAACTGGTTTTCCTCCATTGATTGTACAAATAGTAATATGTGGTTTGGCATTTGCGCAAGGCAAGTCTGGTATAGTAACTCTAAAAGCTATTGCTTTGTTAGAGAAACCTATTCCATTTACTTCTACCATCCATGATTCACCAATCTTCTTTACAAGAGAGTCATATATCTCTTTATCGTTTTGATTTTTGTGGAGCAGAGTACAATGGTCTAGGTATAAAGTACTTCCTCTTTGAAGGACCAGATTAGTTATAATAGGATTAGCAAAAATGATTTTCATAAGCTCATTCCTATTATGTTCATTTAAAAACAATCCGAAATACTGGTAATCCATATTTTACAAATCTAATGTTAATAATTCTAAATTGTGGGAGTGTATTCAGATTCGAACTGAATGTATGCTATTATTTTACCCATATTCACATACACAGGTGTTTATTTTCTATCTTTCGATGTTAGTAAACTGAACTAGTATTGTTTACCCTTTATTTTCAGTATACCTGCTCTAGATTTCCGTTTATTTCTAGTACACTCCAAGTGGACCCAGAGGGCTTTGAACCCCCGACCTTCAGATTATGAGTCTGCTGCTCTGACCAACTGAGCTATGGGTCCAGATTTAGTCTCACTATCGTAGGACTATAAGCTTCCAACGTCCGACTGGCTACGGAAGGTTATTTACCGGTCTAATAACCTATTTTACCACATCTTACACACCAACAAACTCCGAATGAATTTTCTCGAACTTTACATTTACCTTTGTCACAAAACTTGACAACTTTTCTATAATTCTCCTTATCCATAATTATATAATTTAGAAATACAGCCTTACTACCCCTATGTTCCTAGTTATTCTTTAGCTAGCTTTAGATTATTACTAGGTAATACCGCAACGGATTTATTCAGCTGACTTTACCGCCTCTTGGTATGCAAGGCTAGGTCTCCCTAGCGAAGCTGTATTTAGTTGGGCTACTAGGACTCGAACCTAGACTGACAGAATCAAAATCTGTAGTGCTAACCATTACACCATAGCCCAATTTTGGCTTAGCTATTCTCACGAACCACTAAGTCTATTTACCATGAAAACACACAATGCGTGGGAAAGTCTGGTTACGATCCAGATCCTCCAGTTTTTCAGACTGGCGCTTCTACCAAGTTAGCTTCATTCCCGTGTCCGTTTATAATATATAGGCATAGATGAAGTAAACGGATAAAACCTTCGTCTATGGAAAAGAGTCCCAAAGCAAGTTATACATTTCTGAGTATGTTACGCACGTACTAAGGCGACTTCAACAGACTTGTGTCTACTAGCATTGTACACTACTAATAGAGTTTTGTTGGACCATCCCTCAACCACCGCATCATATACTGACGTAAGGGGTCTACGCAGTCGATAGTCTACTCTGTGCACTTTCAGCTATCATTGTAATTTTAATACTTTTTTGTTCCACCAGTTAGTTAAATCTTGTAAAGAAAACTTAAATTCTTCCTCAAACTTTTCTACTGGAACAGTTTCATCTCCTAATTCTATTGCCCATCTCCAGCAAGCTTCTGTTTCAGCTACGTCAATAGGCTCCTCCATTAGCCAAGTATCATCCATAAGCATATCAAGAAATGACTTATGAAGAGACTTAAATATTTCAATTCTTTCTTCCATAACACATTTTATTAAGCGGAGGCAGCTGGATTCGAACCAGCGGGACCCGAAGGCCCTCCGTCTTAGCAGGACGGTGGTTTAAGCCACTCACCCATACCTCCAAATTGCAAAGGGGCTTTTGTTATACTTTACTATTGAAATTGTAAAGCCCCTTCGCTGTGAATTACTTCACTTCTTCAAACTCAGTTGTTTCGGCTTTCTTCTTGCCGAACATTTCCTTTACTGTGTCAGCGAAAGGAATAGAACGCAATAAGTCAAGAGCAGGATTCAAGTTCTCAGCAGTCTTAGCCATGAAATTACCAGCAGTATTCTCATTACCATAAACAGTAACCTGTCCAAGGTGAATGTGTTCAAACATCTGGGCAGATGCTTCTGCAATACCTGTCAACTGATCAACTGTCTTGTACTGAACCACCATTTCCGGAGTCAAGCCAGATTCAATCATCTTCTGGACTGCCAGAGCAGGAGCCATTTCGATAGCTTGAACCTTATCAGCTTCTGCCATCAATGATGCTCTCTTACCCTCAGCTTCAGCAAGCAGTTTCTTTCTTGTACCTTCAGCTTCGGCTTCTAGCTGCAACTTTGTAGCATTTGCTTTAGCTTCTGCTTCTTTCAGAATTTCAGCAGCTTTAGCTTCTGCTTCAAGTACGGCTTTCTGCTTAACAGCTTCTGCCTCAATTGTGATACGTTCCTTCTCCTTTTGAGCGGGAACAATCGTCTCAGCATGAAGCTTAGCTTCCATAGCCAATGCAGCTGCTTCGTTTACTTCCAGTTGCTTTTCTTGCTTGGTTTTCTCGATAGTCATTTGAGCTTCTACCTTAGAAGTTCCTGCTACCTTTTCAGCTTCAGCCTTAGCTTTCTCGGCCTCTCCCTTAGCTTTAGAGACTTCAATTGTAGCATTTTGTTCTGCCACTCCTGCAATCTTATCAGCTTCGGCTGCCTTTACACGCTTGTCTGACTCATACTTAGCAACTGCAGCTTCCTGTTCGTTAATTGCCTTTTGCGTCTCGGCTTCCTGTTTTTGCTTAGCCTGAGCAATACGAGTTTGTTTCTCTGCTTCTGCTTCTGCTTTCTTAGAGTCAGCTTCTGCTTTAGCCTTAGCTACATTAGCCTCAGCCAGTGATTCAGATTCTGCTCTATTAGAATCGGCTTCTGCTTGAGCCTTAGCTATAGCTGAAATTTTCTCAGCTTCTGCTTTAGCTTTCTCCGATTCTGCTGCAGTATTAGCTTTAGCAATATTGGCAGCTTGCTCAGCTTTCTGATTGGCAATACCTGATTGCTTATTCTTCTCAGCTTCTGCAAGTTTGATTTCCTTCTCCTGGTTAATCTCTGCCACACGAACCTCTTGCTCTTGTCTAGTCTGAGCAACAGTAGTCTCACGCTCTTTCTCAGCATCTGCTACAGCAATTTCGCGTTGTTTGTTGGTTTCTGCAATCTGAATATCTCCTTTCTTTTTCTCTTCTGCAATGTCAGCTTGTGCTTGAGCAAGAGCTTTAGTTGCAGCTTTCTGACCTAGATTCTTGATATAGTTTGCATCATCCGAAATATCAGCATTGTTAATGTTGATAATACTGAAACCTACTTTATTCAACTCGGTCTCAATATTCTCCTTAGCTTTGCCGATAAATTTGATTCTATCAGCATTAATTTCCTCAATCGTCATCGTAGCCATCAAGCTTCTCACTTCACCAATGAGAATATCCTTGATTTGGTCTGAGATTTCAGAAGTTTTAGCTGTTAAGAATCTACTTGCAGCATTTTGCATTAATGTTTGAGTAGTTCCAATACCAGTGGTCAATGTTACAGGAATAGTTACCTTAATCATTTGACTGGAAACACCAGTAACATTTACTTGAATTTGGATAGGTTTCAAGGACATTTTAGCCCAGTCTTGAATTACTGGCATTACGAATGTACCTCCACCATGAATGATTTTGGACGGTAGAATAACTTCTTCCGACTTTCCAGTCTTCTCGTTAACTACCTTTTTCTTACCAGCCTTACCAAATACAACCAAGATCTCATCACTAGCACACTTACGATACCGTGACAAAAGCCCAATAAAGGTTAAAACTACTAGCAATACAATAACACCTGCTACAATAAGAGTTTCTGTTGTCATCTTTTAAAAATTCTTTTTTAGTTAAAATAATACTTTCCATTCTCAAATTTAGAAATTACCACACGAGTACCAACCATATATCCCATTTTTGGGACTTCTGGATAGGCTACAATTTCCTCAGAACCTCCATTTACTTCAATAGTAATGAAGAAATGGTTTTCACAAGGAACTGTGATAATTCCAACCCTTCCAATCAAGGCTTCACCCTCTTCTGGAATAACTTGATGCTGGAGTCTTAAACAGAGTTTATATAAGTAGTAAAGTATAACCACGAAAAGAATACCGCATACTAATGCGATTAGATAATCATACCATTCTACAGAATGAGATACGGACTGCTTAACACAAAGCCATCCACTAGCTCCCATTATAAAATGGACTAATCCCTTAAATGAGACAATATCACTCACGTTCATATCTAGTTCTCCATCTAAATCAACATCTAAGTCAGTGTCTCCACCAAACCAAGATAAGATGAATTGAACTAGAAAAATGCCATATGAAATGGCTGCCAAAAGATAATACACTTCACTCATCTCTTACAATATTTACAATCTGGGTCATGAACTACTCCACTGGTTCTAGATCTTTCATATTCCTCAGTAAACTTAATGTAATAATGGTTTTTGTACCGAAAGTGAATCACAGCGTCAAACGGAATGATTCCATCTGGAACACTCTTTGTTGCCTTTGACTCAAGAGTCGATTTAGAGCAGCTACACAATAGAGCCAACCCCAATGAAATAATTGTTAACTTTTTCATAATCTAATTTATTAATAAATGAGCACGCCCGCTAGGATTCGAACCTAGGAATAATAGTTTTGGAGACTATCCTCTTAAACCACTTGAGTACGGACGTATTTGCGGAAGGACAGGGATTCGAACCCTGGGGACGTGTTACCGCCCGACGGTTTTGAGGAAGCAGTGGGACTCCAACCCACACATCGCTTTTACACGATTACTGGTAGTTTTCAAGACTACTGCCTTAGCAATTAGGCTTATACTTCCATTACAATGAAACTTTATATTTGTCCCATTTATCCGTGAGAGTTAGAGTACTTTTAACTGTAATCTCACTTGAAGGAATCTCATACATATCACCGTTGACTACTACAATAAATAATATATCACATGTAGAATTATCAAAGTGTCTAATCTTTGATTGTCCAGAAGAGCCACCACAATTCTTTAATAGAACTTCATAGTTGCCACTCTTTGATAGGCATTGAGTAGTTTTAACAGAAACTCTCTTCAACCCATCTTTATCTATTGCTATATCATACTTTTGAGTATCATTTAAAGGAATCAGGACAGGAATACAATTAGTTGTATAATAAGCTATAGCCCTGCCCAACCCTAAATTGCCTTGATGTGATTTGTAGTCGCTTTCCCAAGCGTTCATTTACATAACATTAAAGTTTCTAACTATTCATCTAACCGTTGCAATAAACCTGACTCTGCCACCCTTCCAAAAGCTAGTCTTATGACTAGCTAAAAATCATACCAAGAAGCAATATTACACAGAATATAGCTAGAATACACCAGCCTATAGCCTGGATTGCTCCTCAGCCAAATATACAAATCATTGAAGATATAAAGAACACAACTCCTCCTACCACACTTATCCAACCTCCAGCATCTTCATCGTTTTTGGATAGTTTACCTCTACCAGTCAGTATCATAAATACTGATATTCCTAATAGTATGGTGCCTACTACAATTCCAGCTATCTCCTTATAGAGGAGTTTCCACACTACGATAGTTATTGCTGTTTGTCCTAGGTCGGATTCTGCTATTCTTATGGCTGAATCTTCAACTGCTTTTAAGGTTTCATTGACTGCTACGCCAATTTCCTTACCAAGATTTGCATACTCAGAAACTTCCTTGATTTCACCCTTTATAGCTTTCTCTGTTGTTATCTTCTCGATTTGAGTTCTAGTTTCACTAGGCAACTTATCATAGTCTTCTTGTGATATAGTTATCTGAGAGAAAGCTGCTATGCTCATCCAGAGCATAGCAAGCATAAGTACAAAAAACTTCTTCATCAGTCAAGCCATTCAAATTCTTTACCCTCAAAATGTCTCGCAAAACAAGCCTCAAACACTAGTTTTCCAAACTGGATTGATACATATCTAGCAATCTCTTCAGATTTGCACGCAAGCATCCCAACATTGGAAGTGGCATCGCCGACGCCAAGGCTAGAAGAGAAAGAGCCAAGACCCGCACGGCCACCATAATTCGCAAAGCCGCCCACCAACGCGAATTTCTCGCCCTGATAACGGAAGTGTCCAATGACCTCTGCATCTTTCGGCACCGATTTCATTCTAAAGAACCGAACCCAAGGATACCATACAGTTCCAGTTAATAGATTGAACTTGTGCTTTTCGTTCAACGCATTCAGAATTATTTGCAACTTAGCTAGAGAATTTACGGATTCATTATAGCTAACCGCATCTCTAATGACATATCCAAGATAGTCTCTAGCGTCCTCATAGGTCTTTATTCGTCCCATAATATTCTCTGGAACAATTTCAACATTACCTGTTTTGGCATTGTAGATAGGCTTGTAGCCATCTGGACATTCAATTTCAATAGTTCTTTTCATTTGTTATAATATTTAATAAAACATGGTTTGGGTGTTATAGCGGATTCGAACCGCTGACCTCTACAGCCACAATGTAGCGTTCTGACCAACTGAACTAATAACACCATCAAATTATTCAAATAGCGGCAATAACTTTTTACCAAGAATCTTTACCGCTTTCTGTGCATCAGCTACAGTTCTAAAATAAACAATACCTGGATATTTTACGTTTTGATGCATAACGACGTACACTCCTTTTATATCAGTTTCCGTCTTTCCAGATAGAGAAGAACCTTTTCCAAGAAAATAGCCAGTATTACCTTCTGTTTTGATCCATCCTTTATTTAGATAGTTAGCAACTATTTGTAAATTAGCTAGAGAACTGAGTTGTTCTGTCATGCTTGGAGGACATACTAATATATTCCAAAAACCATAATCTTCTTCAGACTCTACTATCTCTTTAAAGGAAGGAATTAGCATTTCCTCACTAAATGCAGTAAGAGCTAATTTCTTCAAGTCTTCATTACCGCTTTCATACCATTCGCGTGCCTGCTCCAAAGTTACTTCAAGGCAGGCTTTTGTTTTAATTCTGTTCATCTTATTTATTAGTTTTTAATGGACACCAATCTGGAATTAATACCTTTTCGTAAGGTCTTAACATTCCCTCAATTAGTTTATTCTTAGACTCTTTACAGAGTGCTTTCTCGTCATCATCGTTGAACCAGTCATTAGGATCTGGGTCAGGAACAATTAAACAGTGCGGACATTCTCTACACTGCTTAATTTCTTTTTGGAATGTCACACTAGTACCAGATTTCTGGTAAGTATCCTTCTCCATATTCATACGTTATCATTTTGTATTTATTTAAAGGTTAAACTAGTTTCCATCCTTCACTCCAATATGACTCCTGTCTATCCATCCAGAATAGTGAAGGGTCAACCATTACACCATCCTCAAATACATATAAACCATTGGAGTTCATACTTACCCATTCATCAGGTCCGAAATACCTATGTCTTACTTTCTTTCCTTCAGACATAGCTTTAATTGCTTCTTCTTTTGTCATAATCTAATTAATTATAGTGTGGGATTGGGAGGACTCGAACCTCCAGTCTCAAAAGAGAGCAGATTTACAGTCTGCGCGGCTACCAATTACCGGTTACAATCCCGAATCAACCTAGTAGAGAACCCTGGTTTCCTCATTTAAATATGACTAACCTATATGCAGTGGGTATACATATTTCTAAAATCCATATCCTAGGTCTCGCTAATAGAGTTTTATTCATAGACAGATTTATAATAATCTATCCAATAGTCTGCTTCCATATCTTCGAAGATTTCTTTAAGTTCTTCATCAGATAATCCTTCGTATTTGTCTTCCATTATATTTTTCTTCTATTAAATAGTCTAAAATATTCGTCAGAGTATACATTACATAAATCCTTATACTTTTTTGGCATAGGATAATCAAAGTCATCAAATGCAGATTCTTTAATAAATCCATCATAGAGAGCCATGTTTGCTGTAGTAACAGCAATATTACAATTGCGCTTCTTTCCCCAGTCAACAATGTTATTCATAACACCATTAAAGTATTCTGTATCATTATCAACCTGTAGATAAATTTCTACCCTGCAAATTGCAGGATTTTTGAATCCTTGTTTACCTTGTCTAAGAGTTACCTTAGATACGAAATTCAAGTCTAGCAAATCTGCTATTCTATCCTTAGCTACAATTCTAGAAATTCTTATCATCTTTTGGTAATATTATTTTACATAATTGTGGGATAGGTAGGATTCGAACCTACTAAGCCTAAAGGCAACGGATTGTGGGGAAGGAGAGACTTGAACTCCCAGAGCTATAAGCACAGCATTTACAGTGCTGCCCGCTACCAGTTACGGTTTACTTCCCCTAATCTTAAAATAGTTCAACTTTATATGGTAAATACTTTTCTCCTAGATTAATAGTGTTTTTACTTGTGATATTTCTAGTCGGAATTGAGTAACAACTTCCATTTTCTAATAAAACAAATAATAAATCCGAACTATTATTCTCAAAAGTTTTTACCTTGTCTTGACCACTTCTGTTACCTCCATTTGTTTTAAGAGATACAATAGGAATCCCATGTTCAGATACTTGAGAGCTAGTCTTAGCTTGTACCTTTAACAAGTCTGTTCCAGTGTCAATAATAAAGTCATAATCTTGTGAATCAGTTAAGGGAATACTAATAGTATATCCTAACTTAGAATAATATGCAATAGCATAAGCCATTCCAATATCACCCTACTTTTTCCAAGTGCTTACATTCTCAAACATATTTTAAAATTTTAAATTACAGTCCGTCCCAACTCACCATCGTTGGCGCTATCCCATAAAAACAATTAACAGATTTGTTCTAATTAACATAACTACTACAATTCTTCCTCTTGGCACCCCAAGTCCTCTAGTAGCTAATAGCCGCACTAGTGCGTGGTAACAATTTTAAGGAACTCACCTCTGTTAATTGGAGTAATCAGGGATTCATCTACGTAGGCACCCAATAGACATTATCTATTCTACTAGTGAATGGTGATTACTTCGTCTGGATAGTGTGGCTCGAACACACGACCTCTGCATCCCAAATGCAGCGTTCTACCTACTGAACTATATCCAGATATGAGTATGTGTTTCACAACAAATACTCACTGCGTAAGAAAAAGAAAAATTCAAGAAAATTGCCTGTGACTCCGCTGGGATTTGAACCCAGGACTCCTACATTAAAAGTGTAGTGCTCTGACCAACTGAGCTACGGAGTCATTTTAATGATAAAGTATCCCGTGAAGGATTCGAACCTTCGACCCACAGCTTAGAAGGCTGTTGCTCTATCCAACTGAGCTAACGGGACGTCGTGTTCGCTATTATATACAGCGAACTACGTTCTTCTTAGTTAATAATTGTTAAATCTTCTCTTCGGAAATAAGAGCATTACCGCACGTTATTCTGTCAGCATCCTCTTCTTTAGACGGAACAAATACGATAACATCCCAACCTTCTTCAAGTAAAGGCTGTTCGAATTGACGATAAACATTATAATCAGAGTAGCCAGTTACTTCAAAACCATTCTCAACTGCTGATGCAGTTTCATGAATAGGAGTTATTTTCACAATAAACTTCTCTTTATCGAAAAGTCTAGATAACTCCTTTGCATCTAAAATAGTCTGTGCGGTAACTGGGAAGTTCAACGTATACTTTCTACCTTTCGGCATAGGTAAACGACCAGCCATTTCTGAAATAGTAGCTAATGAATGACTTTTGTTGTCAAATAGCTCTCTTCTCTGTTCATCATCAGTAGAATTTATTGAGAATTGAAGACCTGCCTCACCTCCATAGAAATCATTCTTGATTCCACACCAAGTTTGTATGAAGTTCTCTAGTTTTCTATTAGCCCTAGGAAGCATAGTAGAAACTACTGGATGGACAGTCTTAGCTATCAATCCGCAACTCTTTACTACCTCTTTTAGAACAATCCCAAATGCTAGTACATTATCATTCCAAGTTGGTTCTCCCATTCTTGCGAAATGCACATTGAATCTATCAGTATTCCTAACAGTTTCATTCTTGATAATATTTCTTATTTGCCATTCCATCTCTTCAATAGAAGCGTTTCCATAGAATCCAAATTTCGGAACATCACAGAACTTGCATTTCATCGGACAACCTTTCTGGGTAGAAATGGTCGCAACCCACTTCTTACTAAGGTCAACTTCAGTATTAGCTACCCCATTAATCTCCTTAGTTAATCCTAGGAAATTAGCTTTGATATTGTTCTCTTTCCCATAGTCTCCTACGGTTAGAAATTCAAGTTTATGTTCTGTATCAACATAAATCTTTCCTGTGTGAGTAAGTATTGTCTTCATTGTTCTTCAATTGCCTTCCAAATGATAATTAATATTATGAATACTACTATATAGGTCATGGTACAATCCTCCAATCCAATCTATTCATCACTATTCTGAATTTGTTAGCTTCTGACCAGCTACGGAAAGACCTAACGATCTTCCCGTAACTGTCCAATAGATAATATTTCATACTTAACTAACTCTCCATTGATATAAATTGTACAAAGGATTATATTGCCTACAATAATCATAGTTTCCACCATAATTATCTCACCGTTTATTTCGGTGATTCTTCTCATTATTGCCATAAACTAAATACTTTTTTTGTTAATGGATAGTTTCCTCTCCACTTTGTTGCATACTTAAATATACGAGAATCGCCTGTACGACGCCAAGTAGATCGAAATAGCGGGAATAAAATCGCCATAACGACAAGTCCAAATACTAGAACAATGAAAGTTAAACCTTTCAGTATATGTTCTAATAACCAAACGGGCAAAGTAATGCCCCATCTAACAATTGCTAATAAATCTTCCATATTAGTTCTCAATTATCAGAGTGCTATGGGTTCTCAATTCCTCTTCCGAAATCGGAATTAATTCTCCAAATACTCTTATGTATTTTTGTTCTTTAATTACTAATGATGTGGTAACTTCAGTGATTACCTCGATGTTAGCATTGTGCCATCTCTTTAAATACTGAGAATGTATTCTTCTAGACAATTCATAATTGTCTGAGGATGCAATTCTCGAAGCTTTGAATCTTTTTCTCATGGTTTTTTGTTTTGATTAGTTACACAACCCAAGTAAGATGTAAAGTCCTACTTGACGCACTAGACCTAATGCCTGTTTATACTCGTCTAGTCGAGTCTTAAATCTTATTTATTTCAAAGTAAGATTTAATTTTTTCTACATCACCTTTAGATGCAATACGGATACCTATTTCTTCAACAGCTCTTCCTCTCAAGAATTGATATTTTTCTATGTATAAAATAAAGGCATCTTCAGTTACTTTCATATCTTTCAATACACCATCTAAATGAACTTTAGAATGATGCGCTTGTTGATACAAATATTCTATTGCCCCCCCAAGAGAATTAAAAGGTTTTCCATTATCAGTTCCATCTGAAAAATATATATATTTCATAGTTTTTATTTCTAATTAGTTAAACCATTATAATCTCCAATAACACACAACAATAGTTCCCTACTCTGGACTTGAACCAGAATCTTCTCCTTTAGAGGGAGATGTACTGACTTGTACTAGTAGGGAAATACTCCACCTACCTAAGCTCCCTATGAGAGCTATAGGCTATCTAGAATAAGATGGAGAGTTATTTAGATAGTTTCCTACGCTATCTACGTTACTAACGTCCACTAAGAATATAGGTAGCTAATCCATATTCTTGCGACTGAGTTCGAGGTAGGAAATATGCCCTTATGAGGTATCCTCTTATCAGCTAGCCTATCCTTATCGCTCCGCGATAAGGGTTTCTAGCGGCTTATACTAGGCAACTTCTAAATAAATAAAATGCATAACTATAAGTGATATGCTTTGGTCGACTGGCATATCAGCAGTACTTCATAATATTGCTATAAGTGACCAACCCTATAGCTCAATCCTCTTGTAATAGTGTTTAAGTTTGCGAACATACACATTACAATCGTAGCAGTTATTTTCGGATATTGGGCTATCTGCGTAACCCCGCTTTTTGTTGCCTTTTTATGGGCTAATGTTAGAGTAAATAATCATTGTAGTATGAGTTATAAAACTCGTCCTACTGGCGATTTTTTGAAAACTGGAAAAAGTCGGAAAATTGGGTGTCGGGGTTGTGGACAATTATTCTCCTTACTCTCCATATTTTCACGTGAAACATACACGATTTTTACTAGAAAATGATAGTCTTTCCTATCAGCCAGACATAAAACTAAAACTACTACAAAAGTTAACTCGGTTTTTGATTTTTTTTGTTTTGTTGTTGATTTCTCCGTTGACCAATATTCCAATGATGGAGTTCATATGGGCATTTTATTTTAACTCATAATACCTTAGAGCTGCACGTTTGACTTATTTTAAATCTCGTTGTGCGCTGAGATTACAATTAGATTCTGCCACTCTCACTTATTTATACACGAGAGAGTCGTGTTAATCTACAAAGACAATTCTTATTACTTTTGGGATGTCTTCTTCTGACTTTTGATAAGTCATAATCCATGCTTCAGAAGTTTTACAATAAACTCTGTCTGCTTTGAGATTTAACTTTTCTCCAGTCTTTGGGTCATAGATTGCTCCCCAGCTATACAAACACTTTTTCGTTCTGAACTTTTTTCTCGTGTCCATAACTACAAAGACTATTTGTATATAAAAGAAAGGGGATTTCTCCCCAATCTTTTACTCGTAATCCTCAACCTCAAGTTTGTAAGTTCTTTTGGTATAAGCCGGAACATTTCCGTGTGCTTCGATGTCCTCAGAGGTGATGCTTTTAACCACAAATGTTACTTTGTGGTCTATGCACCAAACAAGGAAATTTGCATTTTCCAAAGGAGTAGAACCAATAGCAGGAGCTTCGTCGTCGATAGTCACGCCAGCGAAGTGTTTAGCTCCGATTGATGCACCACTGTCAGTTGTGAAAGTGATAGGCACAAACTTTGCTTGTCCTTCTCTTTGTGTATTGTTTGTCAGTTCCATTTTATTCATAGCAACAATCTGGAACTTATCGCCTTTCTTCAAGCCGACAACAACTGAACGTTCATTACCTTCCAAACCTAATGAGTTTACCACTGATTTAGCACGTTCTTCTACGCTGAGATTACTGTTCTTTAATTCTTCGAGTGTCATAATACTAAAAATTTTTAATTTGTTATTACTATGAGTTACTTTTGTTTTTGTTTTAGTTTTATATCAATATACAGGGGGGGACTAAAGGGGTTGTAGGCCGGCTCTACAGCCACTATGTTAATTTTACATGTATAGTTTATGATAAAAGCCCAGTCCGTTATAAAAATATTAACATTAGAAGCATATTCCTGATTTCGAAAATTTTAACTTTACCCCTCAGGATATTTTGAGTAATCTAGCATAGATAAATATTGAACAATTAAATTTGATTAAAAATGAAAAGAAATCTAAATTTATTATTTGCGATAATAAACGCATACAAAGGAAAAGAAGATTTAGCTCACTTTAGTACTTGTGAACTAAATAAAAAGTTCGGAATATCAAAAAATGATATTCCTAAGATGTTAAAAGAATTAGTAGATCTAAATTATGTAGAGAACCATACTATTAACGGTTTTTACAATAGATATAAAATTTTAAAGGATTATCCATGTCCAAACTTTATATTAAATGAAAAATTAACTAACGCTCAAAAGGGATTCTTGTTAAGATGTATAGAGCAGAATATAACAGAAGATTTATCTAGAAAAGAAATAGCTAGAAGAGTAAATGGGAATGAAAACTGCGGAAATTTAAAAAGAACAATAGATGGAATATTACGAGTTTATAATAACGAGTCTTCAATATTTGGAATACTAAATAATTATTCATATATTTCTTTGATTCCAGAGAATGCGGTTTATATAGAAAATAAAGGGTATCGATCAATTACCTCCCAAGAAAAAGCACATAAAAAATCTGAAACACAATCAGAGAAAATTGCAAAACATTTAAGATATAAATCAGAAAATAGAGCAAAGAAAAGTTCTAGATATATAGAATATTCAATTACTGAAGATTATATTGAATCATTATTATTAAAGCAAGAATATAAGGATTATTATACTGGATTAATTCCAGAAAATTACGAAGATTACTCAATAGATAGAATAGATAGTAATTTGGGGTACGTAGAAGGAAATATTGTTATCACAACTACCAGAGTAAATGTTGCTAAGAATGATATGACCACAGAAGAATTTAAAAAATTAATTTCTGATTTATATAATAATATTTCTAATTTCTAAATTCCGAATTTATTAAACCCCCAGGGGGCTATTTATATAAAGTACCTGTACCCATTTACGGATAACTAAATGAAATATGTATAATATTAGAATTAGAATTTTTTAACTTTGTATTTAACTTTTCAGAAGGTATTGTTGTATATAACTAAAAAAGAAACAATTATGATTACAGACTTAGAAACATTACTAAATTAGGACGAGTTTAAGAATCTCGTTGATGCAATTAATAAGAACTAGGAGTATTATCTATCAAGTAATGGTCTAACCATTAAAGCGGAATCCACAGATGATTCTTTATTCTTATTAATATCTTATGAAAGATAGAAAGAGGAAAGCTGTCTAGCTAATGAAGAAGTAGGCAAATTCCAGAAATACTTAGAATCTTTAGATGATGATTTATTTATAGATGTCTGCGAATATCTAGGAGAGTCCGAATTGAATAAAATTCAAGAATGTTTGGAAAGTGGAAAATTGGAATCAGTAAGAGCTGGTATTGCTAAATTTAAAATGGCATTGTCAGATATAGCTAAAAAGAGAATTGAACAACTGAAAGCTTATGTATGAATAGGTTGCTCAAATGAGAATACTATTAGCTAATATCAACGCTACTATGCAGGCTTTATTTCACGAAAATGAACAATTAAGAAAAGAACTAGAGAAATTGGCAGCAGAAAATAAATCTCTAAAAGAGAAATAAGTTACTGCCCTATGGTGTAATGGTCAGCACAGATGACTCTAAATCATTTAGTCTGGGTTCGAATCCTAGTAGGGCAACGCCAAAATTAATAGTTATGATAAAATTAAATGAGAATTATGTAATAACTCCAACAGGAGCTAAAACTCTTATTATAGAGGAGGGAGACGATTGGAATAAAGTTTGTGAGAAGGTAGTTGGAAGTAAGTTTGATTATATCTTTGTACCTCAAGAATTTGAGAATCAAGCCTGCTATTTTCTTCCACAAATAACAGTTCAAGGAAAACAGATAGGTAAGATATGTACTTATAAGGTATTGAAATGAAACAGTGTGCAGTCGTATTGAATGGTAATGATGTTGTCAAAGTTTCTAATTTAAAAAGAAAGTATGACAAAATAATGAGTAATCCCAATATGAAAATATTGGAAGAATGTGATAAGGAAATACTAGATGAGAAATACAACTACTGGAATAGAACATTAAATAGAAATATAGAAGAGGAGAAAAATGAGGAAGCAAAACTCCATCATTTTAGGAATCCAAAAACAGGTTGCACTATAGCAAGTATCTATCCAGATTTAGAGGAATGTAAATCATATATAAAAGATTGGATGGATTATGTTAAACTTGACTGATAAATACAACGAACTAACTAAGCCAAATTTAAAAGAGTTATCTGAAACTATACTCCTAGCAGCAGAATCTTTAATTGAGATTGTTGCAGAAGAAGGGAGACAAAATGAACAATGGTTTCTAGATTACCTAGATGAATTAAATAGACTAAGTGTGATATATTAAATATGATAGACTTTAAAAAGACATTGACAAACTTACATAATGAATTTCCAGAATTTGACTTGGATACATTATTTAAAATACTAGATGCTATAGTAGAAACTTCTACTCCTACAATAACCATCCCAAGTGGTATTAGATAGCCATCAGATAAACCTTGGTGGGAGGATGGTATAAATAGAATCACTTGTACTTATGATACAAAGTATAATGTTAAATAAAAATAGGCGAACCTAATCTCTAGGCTCGCCTATTTTTTTATAACTATTTAATAAACTTAATCCAATTACTTCTGTTCTTTCTAAAAGTATTCTTTCTATCTTTTATAATATATCTTTTATAACTATCTTTAGTTACCTAGTAATTAGGATTGTCCTCATTAGCATAGGCTTCCATTTCATAAGGAATAGTATAGTAAGCACTAATAGAAGGATTACTAATAGGATTACCTTTAATCCAGTATTTAAGATAGCTTAAATAGAACTAATACCATCTCTTATAACTCTTAGCTGCCTATAGAATATGAATCTTCTCATGCCACAAAGACTATTCTTTTATATTAGCATATCTATCTTTTTTATAAATAATATTTCCGCACCAAGACATATAAGAAAATCCATTAAACGGAAAATACTTCATCTAGATTAATTTAGGTTCTTCTTTCTAATCAATATCTTTAAAAAGACTGCCCGCCAAAGTAAATAATTCAGAAAACCAACTCATAAGTAATTCTATATTTAGTTACTACAATTGTTTTAATTACCTCTTTAATTATCATATTATATAATACCAATCATTACGTTCCATAACTCCTTTCTCCTTGAGCTATTTGTTATCTAAATGATAGTCTCCATTTCTAAAATTTAATTCATTCTTAGTATAGTCCCAATAAAAATATCCTTTCCAGCCAGGGAGTAATAAAGTACGACCAGTAGCCGCATAAAGAGTTGCTCTATTATAGTCCATATTACTTATTAAATATAAATAGTAAATAAAGATATATCTTAAGTATAAATTCTTTAATTAATTTAACTACAGCGTTCATTGCTTTCTTGTTTTAATTAATCCATAATTTCCTTTCTTTAATCTAGTAGTAGGAATCCATCCATTATCTAGAATAGATCTATGTCCACTTGGTTTATGTATCTTAGCTCCATCTTCGTGTTTCCATTTAGCCGCGTTTCTAGCAAAGTTAGCACGCTTCTTCTGAAGAGGAGTAGCATTAGGATTGTTTAGTACAGATTTAGCATGTTCCTGTACAGACTATCCTGCAGCCTTAGCAGATGCTGTAAATTTGCCTCTGTTCTTCTCTTTAATGTGAATGCCCGACCCATTTTTAAAAATTGGACACCCAAATGTTGTAATTTTATTACTGTTAGACATTTTTAATATAATGTATTATTTATTGATTTGTATCTTACAAAGAATATTAATATACTTGAAAAGTATCAAATAAATATAGATAAATGTGATAAATGATTAAATGAATTATGACTAATGGACAAAAGTAAAATTACAAAACAAAATGGGAACATAGCTTTTGAGGAAGAAGCTCATATTTATTATGATGTTACAAAGCCAGAACAGAAGTTTATATCTGTAACGACTTTAATTCATTCTTTCACCCAACCATTTGATAAGGAGTTCTGGTCAGCATATAAAGCACTAGAGAAACTCTTACCTAAAGAAGATTGGGCTATAGAAAAAAAGTCTTTGTTGAACACTAAGAAATTTGATAAAGTTCTACTTGAACTTCATAACATTACAGAAGACGAGTTTAATAAAGAGCAACAAGCTATCTTAGATGCTTGGGATTTAGAGAATAGAAACTCATGCGAGAGGGGAACTAAAATCCATGCAGATTTGGAAAACTCTTTCTATAAAAAGAAACAGAACATAGACCTTAGTAAATATCAAATAGGTGGTAAGTTCGAGTGTATAAAAGACCACAATGAATTAGACTTAGAGAATGGTGTATATCCTGAGTATTTAATATCTAGAGTATCGGATGATGGAAAGCTAAGAATAGCAGGACAGATTGACTTATTAGTTAAAAGGGGAAATAAGATAATTATAGGAGATTGGAAGACCAATAAGAAAATAGAAACTAAGAGTTTCTTCAATTCTAAAACCAAAACTTCTGTTAAGATGAAATATCCTCTAAATAATTTAGATGATGTTAATTACTGGCACTATACTTTACAATTAAGTACTTATGCTTGGATGATTCAAAAGAAAAATCCAGAGTTTGAAATAGAGGATTTGGTTTTGGTACATTTCGACCATAATGACAATATGACAGTATATCATTTACCATATCTAAAAGATGAGGTTATAAAAATGCTAGCCTTCTATAAGAAGGAATCTATATTGGCAGAAAATAAAAGAAAACGTCAACGTATTGAATATTAATTATGACACTAGAGGAAATAGAAGAAAGATTTGAGATATGTAGACGCTGCCCAATATGTGACCAAGATAATGGATTATGTAATGGGCATTTGTATCTAAATCCAAAGAATAATGATATAAGTATAAGCCCTAAAGAAGGGTATATAAAGGGATGTGGATGTTTACTAGAGAAGAAGATTCCAAACGAAAAGAAACATTGTCCAGCAGGGAAATGGTAATTTATGGAACTCCTATATTATATAAACCAGATAAGCATTATATACTTACTGTCATAAATAGGGAAATAAAGGAGGAAAAAGATATGATATGGAAGTGGATTAAAGCAATATTTACTAAACCTTTAACAATATTGAAAAGTATATATTTCAATATATTCGGAATAAATCAAGATTTGGCAACCAAAAGATTAAAAATTTGTAACGCTTGTTCCCATAAATTACAAACATCTGTTGGGGAAGTGTGCGATGAATGTGGTTGTATATTAGAGAATAAAACAAGAATTGAAGATGAACATTGTGATTTATGTAAATGGTAAAATGAATTATGGAAACTTTAAGAACAGAATTAAACAGTAACGAAAAACTAGCGCTATCATTAACTGGAATGGAAGGTACGGGAGAACATTTTATTTTAAATGGGGAGGCTGCAGACCAAACATTATTAAGAGAAAAACAAGAGAAGTTTAATACCTCAGTAGATGAGTTAGAAGATAAATTCTCCAAACATAATCAGGCACTAGAGGATTACGCTAAGTCATTATCTAACGATATGAATGGACTTGAAATTATGCCGATGTATGGGTATGCATTAATTAAACCTTTTGAACAAAACCCATTCCAAAAAATAAAAACTACTAAAAGTGGTCTTATTACTGATTTAGGTGGATTTACTCCTACTTATAAATCTAATGAGACTGGAGAAATTGAAGAAGAGCAACAATTTATTAAGGTAGGAACTGTGATAGAAGTAGGACATAAGTGTGAGTTCTTGAAGCCTGGAGATATTGTATTTTATACAATAGCTAGTGAATGTATGGTTCCATTCTATAAACTAGGATTTGTAGTAGTTAATGAGAATAGAATCATGGCTGTAGTTAATGAGAAACTAACTGAAAGAAGAGACGAATTGAAGCATGGAAACAATTGATGAAAAAGTTTATTTTAAGCCTGGGGATTGTGTTACTTTACGGTAGTGTAAAGTAATGCACTCTCCAGTTATGCTTGTTCTAAGAAGAGAAGCAGCTTTATTTAAAGATAACCAAGGATTACGAGGACTAAGATGTAGATGGTTTACTGATTCTGGATTAATGCAGGAAGCAGTATTTAATACAAAGGATTTAATTAAAGTAGAAGAGTAATGGCTAATTAGGAAGAATTACGGAAGGCATTCATGGCATACTTGATACAAGATGCCCAAGCACAAGGAATACAATTACAATCAGAGCAAGATTTATAGGCTTACGCTGAATAGCTTGGAGAAGATGGAATTAAAGCTAAGTATCAAGAATTTATGTAGAAGATGCAAGGCGGAGTTATGGCTAGACTTGGAGCTAAACTAGAATACTATAAAAAATTAAAAGGAGTATGCCCAGAAGGAGAGGAACTTGTTTATTTTAAACAGGGAGGAAGAATCTGCAAAGCTTGCCAAAAAGCATAGAAAGGAACTAAGGTTACTAAGAAAGCTAATGAGGTCGACAAGTTCAAGGCTGGAAGAGCTTAGTATAGAAAGGATATGAAATCTGCAAAGGATGAAGCATCTAGAGATTCTGTATCTATTAATAAATATAATGACTAGGAGGTCATGGCAAATAAGGGACATAAAGGAAACTTTAAAAATGGAAAATGGGTTCCAGATAGAACAAAGTATGCTAAGAAGGATTCTTGTGGTTCTAAAATGAAAGTAAGTAAATGCGGTTCTAAAATGAAATAAAAAGATTAAAGATGTTAATGTTAATGATTGATGAGTATGAATGTATTTAATTATAACACTTTAACTAAATAGTTAGAAATAAATGAACCAGAGCTTCTTCTAGTTAAAGAGTTTAAGGCTTTGATACAGAGAGATAAATCTGTTGACAAGGAACGAGTAACTAGAGAATTATCTTACATTTATCTAGCTATTGATTGGAAGAGTCCTTATAGCCAATATTCAGAACATGAAAGACATGATGAGGCTATTAGCGACTCTGGACTATCTGAATCCGAATTTAATGACCCATTATTCAGGGAAGCCTGTAGAAAATACCGAGCATTATAGGATTCTAACAAATCAATAAAACTTCTAGAAGCAGCTAAAAGAGCAGCTGACTAGTTTATTGATTATTTTGATACTATAGTAGATTTAAATGAACGTGATAATAATGGCAAACCCGTCTTTCAAGCTGAAAAGGTAATGAAAGAAATGGCTACTCTTCATAAAGTTCATGAAGAATTAGTAACACTAGAAGAGCAGGTTAAGAAAGAGCTTACAGAACAATCTACTGTAAGAGGTGGAGCTATAGACGGCTTTGACCCAGGAGACTTTTAATTATGCCTAGAAAGAAAAAAATATTACCTGAAGAAATCTAGAATATAGTAGATTAGGTAAGAGAGAAAGAACAAAAAGAGGATGCCAAAGAAGCTAGAGAACTAGTATAGAAGATAAGAGAGGAAAGAGGCAAAAATGCTGATTATTGGGATGTAAAAAGAGGAGATAAGATAGAGGTATTTGACCCTACTTTATCTTATGAAATAACTGGATATAGACCAATAGATGAAACACACGGTCTTGACTTCGACCCAGATTGGTTTACTGAGACCAGAGAAGTATATAGAAAAACTGGAAAGTATTGTCCATATCTAAAAGATAGTAAGAGATATAATGAGTTTTGGAAGGAATAGTATAGAAGATGTAAATATGGAATGACTGTTAATGGTTATACAATTACTGGAGATAACTATTTCTTCCTAAACTTCTACTAGCTTCCTATTATTGATGATAACAAGGCATCTGGAGAAGGAACAAGTAGTGACTTTCCTATATTTTTCGCATCTCATTATATGTTCTTTCATTATCTATAGATGGCTAGAGTCCTGCATAAACACGCAGCTCTCATGAAAGCTCGTTCTATTGGATTCTCTGAAATAAATGCATCCTTATCTGCAAGAATGTATTCAGTAATCAGAAGAAGCAGAGTAATGATTACTTGTTTTAATGATACCTTCCTTAAAGGTACTTTTAGTAAGTTTGATAATGCTTTAACATTCTTGAATACTTGTACAGGAGGAGGATTCTTCAAACTACGTTTGATTGACCAAGACTTAAGAAAGAAGTCCGGTAAACAGATTAAGGTAAACGGGCAGTTTGAGGATGTTGGGTTTAAATCAGAAGTAGTTGGAATAAATGGAGCTAAGGCATCTAATATTCGTGGAGACCGTGTTGACCTATTAATATATGATGAAGCAGGGTCTTGGCCTGGACTAGATACTGCTGTAGTGCAGGGACAAGAGCTTTGTGAAGTTCAGGGTAAACCTCGTGGAACAATGTTATTTGGAGGTACTGGTGGTGATATGGGTGCTCCATTAGCAGGTCTTAAGAAAATATATTATAATCCAAAAGCTTACAAAGTTCTTCCATTTAGACATAATTATACACAGGATGGGACTACTATTGAAAGTGGGTTCTTCATTCCATATTTTGTCTAGTCTCTAAATTCAGAATACATGGACCATAGAGGTGTGTGTAATACAGTAGAATATAAAAAGTATCTATAGGAAGAGCGTGACAATTTATTAGCAGTTCCAGACGACTATCTAAAGAAGTGTGCCGAACGATGTTGGAATGCAGAAGAAGCATTTAATCTTGAAGGTGTTAACAAGTTCAACAAGATTCTTATTGCAGACCAATTAGCTAATATAAGACTTAAGAAAATAGGACCAAGACCAGAATCTGGATACATAGACTACTTCTATAAAAATAATAAACACACCTAGGATAATATAGATGGTTTTAAATGGATTCCTAATATTAACGGAAAAGTAAAAATACTTGAACATCCTGTATGGTCTGATTTGTATAAAGAGTAGATGGATAAACTTAGATAGGAAGCTGAGGAAAGGGGAGAAGAATTTGAATCTCCAGCGTATAAAGAAATGCATGATTTATATGTTGCAGGAATAGACGGCATTGATATAGGAGCTAGTCAAACTTCAAAAGAAACAAGAGACCCTTCTGATTTCTGTATAACTATAAAAAGAAGAGCATTTGGTCTAAACGAACCGTAGTATGTTGCTATGTATAAAGACAGACCTAATGACATTAGAGAAGCCTATAAAATAGCTATGTGTTTAGCTAGATACTATAATTGTAGAATAAACATAGAAGCTACTCGTGTAGGTATGATTACCTGGGCTAGAGAAAAGGGTTGTTTAAACTACTTTATGAAAAGACCTAGAGCTACTCTAACAGACGTCAAGAATGGAACTACTAAATAGTACGGAACACCCGCTACCAAAACTATTATAGAACAACATACTGATTTGACAGCAGCCTTTATTGAGGATTTCTGTCATACTATATGGTTTGAAGAAATGTTAGACCAATTTACTGGATATAATGATGAGAATAAAGGTAAATTCGATATTGTAGCCGCTGTAGGAATGACAGAATTGGCAGACTAGGAATTGTCAGGAAGATAGCCAGTGCTTGTTGAAAAAGAAGTTGAACAATTCCAAGATTATGGTTATTATTACGACGAGAGAGGAATCAAAAGATTTGGGGTTATACCAACTTCTAAGACTTTTGAAACTAACATACAAAAAAATGAATACGATGACCCATACAGAATTGAAACAAGTGATCCTAGGTTATATGAGAGACTTGTACAAAATGGAATACGTAGGTGGGCTTGAAATTCAGAACCTAGATCCAGTTGGTTATAAGGTATCATTTAACTTTGATAGGTCAGAGATGCCTTTAGTCATTATAGCTGATTTACCTGATGAAGAATTTCTCCCATTTATAAAGGAAGAATTAAGAAGTAGGAAGTTACAAAGAGTTAAATACTATAATGCAACTAAACTTCCTCCAGAACAGCATAATTTATGTTATGAAAGAAAAAGAACTGATAGACAAGACGAACGAGGCTATTGCGGAGCTTGTATATGATAAGTACGAATTATAGAAAGCCTATAATTACTACAACGGAAAGAGAGATCCAGAATAGTTTCGTTACCTGGAAGAAAACTTCGGAATAGGTAGTCCTACTTCTGTAGAATTTACACCATTACTAAAGAAGCACGTAGATGCTCTAGTAGGGGAATATCTAGGAACCCCTATCCTTCCGAAGATTTCTTGTAAGGATTCAGATACCATTAGTAATATCACCAGAGAAAAATAGTTGGAAATAACTAAAGGGATAGTTAAATTTCTTAGAGACCATTTAAGTAATTCTATTCTGAAATTTATCGACGGAAAAGATATTACAGATAAAGCCGTGAAGACTTAGTTAGATAAAATTATTCAAGACATTGATTAGTCTTTTATTTCTCAATATGAGATAGCTGCATAGAATATTATTCATTATATCATGCAGTCTAGAGAAACCGATTTAATAACTAAACTCCGATAGTTACTTACAGATTTATTAATTACTGGCTATACATTTTTCAGAGTAAAATCATCATCTTCTGGAACTAACATAGAAATAGAAGTTCTGAATCCTTTAAATACTTTCGTAGATAGGAATCCAGAATCTCCATATGTTAAAAATTCGTATAGAGTAGTAGTTAGAAAATGGATGAGTAAAAGCTAGATATTAGCTAAATACGGAAAAGAAATCTCTAGAGAAGATTTGAAAAGACTAAAAGATGAATGGAGAGCCGATGATTCAGCTGCAGTTTATAGAAGAGTTTATGGTGACACTTGTACTATAGTAAATGAAGACTAGAATCATGAAACTATTCCTGGATATCCAGATAATGAATATAGTGCTCATAGATTTTAGTTAATTCCTGTTTATGATGTAGAGTGGATAGAAACTGATGACGATTTTGTAATGTAGAGATACAATACCATTAGAATTGGAGAAGAAATATATATTCTGAGAGGTCTAGACAAGACTGTTATGAGGTCAAAAGATAATCCTAATTTCTGCTCTTTGTCTGTAAATGGGGTATATTTCTTAAATCGTTCTCAACAACCATACTCCCTGATATTAAAATGTGCACATCTATAGGATAGATATGACTTGTTAAATTATTATAGGGACAACCTGATAGCTAACAGCGGTACTGCTGGAGTAATCATGGATATGTCATTGCTTCCTACTAACCTAGGCGTAAAATGGCCAGAAAGAGTGTAGAAATGGTTAGCATACAAGAAGGGTGGTATCATGTGGATTGATTCCACTTAGGAGGGAAGAAATGATGGAGCGCAAGCACCTAACTAGATATACAATGGATTTGATGATACCTTAAAAGCTTAGGCTGTATAGGCTATTGAATTAGCAATTCAATCAGTAGAACAAACTACATCATCTATAACTGGAGTATTTAGAGAAAGATTAAATGGAATAGAAACTCATGATGCTGTAACTAATATTAAGCAAGGTGTTACTAACTCTTACATAGTAACCAAGCATTATTTCTAGTAGATGGATCTGATCACTTGTGAGATATTATTGGACAGTCTAAACTAGGCTAAAATAACATATAAGAAAGGATTGACTGGTACTATTATACTTGGAGATAAATACCAGCAGATATTTACAGCGCTTCCAGAATATTTTACGGTTACTGATTATGACATCCATATAACTTCTAGCTCTGAAGTAATGGAAGATTTACAAACTATTAAAGCTATTATTCCAGAGTTTGTTAAAAGTCAGCAAATGGATCCTGACATTATATTTGAGGCACTAACTGCTAAGAGTCTTACAGACCTTAAATATAAGGTTAAGAAAGCAGTATAGATTCGTAAAGAAGAAAACAATTAGCTATAGCAGCTATAGGAAAAATTGGAAGAAACTTCACAATAGGCACAGCAGTTATAGCAAGAACTATAGAAAGCTTAGTAGAAGATAGAAAGCTTGGATGAATAGAGATTAGGATTAGAGTAGCAGAAAATATAGTTAGAATATAAGGTTAACTGGCTCAAAGCTCAATCTGATTCTACATATAAAGATAGACAAATGGATATAGAAGAAAAGAGAACTGAAATAGAGTTGGCTTAGCTTCATGATGGAAATCCGTATAATGACAAAATAAGACAAATACATTAATATGGCAACTGGAACAATTGTATATGATAAGGATTAGCAATAGATTTATCCTATTTCAGATGGTTCAGTAATTATTAGTAATGCTTCTGGTTCCAAATCAAATGTGGAAGAAGATTTAAAGAAACTATTTAAATAGGTGTCAGACCTTTCTGGTTCTAGTGAGGCGGTAAATAATATTATTATTAAGATTCATTACTTACCTGCTGACACTGCTGACGAATCTGAGATAAAATTATCTAATAAATAGTGGACTGATACTTTTGAACTTCCAACTGAAGAGAATCCATACATCTGGAAAAGAACTAAATTTACTTTCTAGGGAGCTGACGAATCTCAGGGAACTACTATTTATGAGATTGTAGCAAGTGATGTTTCTACTATTATTTAGAACATATACACTAGAACTGAGGGAATAACTCCAGTTATTGAGTATAAGTAGAAAACAGATGAGGAGGGAAATCCTCTATATGTAGATTCGGAAGGACATGAAACAACAACTGTTACTCCAACTAAAGCATATGACTATAATTATTATTGGAATGGGGAACCAGCTGGTAAGTTAAATAGTCTACCACCGACTCCTGAAGGTTAGTCATATACATGGACAGACTATCCTCAAGATATTAGTTTATCATTTAGTTCAGTTTTTATGTCTAGACGTATACGACAAGAAGGTAAGTGGAAACCATTTTCTATCCCTGCTCAATATGGTCAATGGCCTACTACTGAGTCTTAATTATTATAATATGGAATTTAGTATTGATATACATACCCAGATTAACGGGGAAATAACTATTGAAGACTTTTCAAAGGAATATGGATAGTATATTGATGAAGATTTAGAGGTAGTAACTTCCTATGATTCTTATAAGTATAGTGAAAGTGCTACCCTAAATACTATCATAAAAGTTAGTATAGGAGATGCTACTTTGATAGACGTACTTCTCAATGACCATACAGAGGATTTAGACTCTTGTACATTTAAGGTAAAAGAAGATGGATATTATGTAGTAGACCACATAATTCTTCCTAATATGAAATGGTATGAAAATTCATCTGATGAATACAAGGAGTATTATGAAACTATCTATATAACTGATGGAGAGAAACTATATAAAGAAGTAGATGGAGAGCTAGAGGAATGTACTGTAAAAGAAATCCTTGAAAGGAATATAGAAGGGACTACTATCAAAAAATGTAAGGTAGATGTGTTCTTTACAGGAAATCTGCAATAGTGTTATATTAACTACTGTAAGAAACTCTTTGACTTTTTATTAAATAAGTGTCTAACTAGAGAACATGATGCAGATATATTTGCAAGAGATTTTATCTGGATGACACTTAATATTATAGATTATTTAATAGGCTTTAAACAATTCATGGAAGCTGAAAGATTGTTAGCAATGTTCCGCACTTGCGGTGGATTCTGTGACAATCACCATGAACATAAACGTATAGGTTGTGGATGCTCTTAAAAGAAAGGCTATTAAAAGGTATGAGGATTTCCTTAAAAGGGTTAGAAAGGGATATAGACCAGATTATTAGGATATTTTGAATCTAATTTGTTTTATTAACCTACCCGTAAAATTAGATAATCACGAATTTATTAAATAGCAATTATTGAATCATAATGATACAGCCTATTTACACTTCGGTAAGCAATGCTGATATAAAGCCTTGTGGAAAGAAAGGACATTTAATAAAAAGTGAACCTATACCTCTCCTAAGAAACAACTATCTTGGAGAATATAGAACTGAATTAGAAAGAGCTAAGGTTAGAAAGAATCTAGGTATCGCTGATGAGTAGAGTCTTCTTTGGGGAAATATAGAAGGAACTATAGAAGCCTAGAAAGATTTAGTATAGTACATAGAATAGAAATGGACTTATACTAGTGATGTTGCAGAGAATATCAATACTGTAAAAGATGCCTTAGATTATGCTTTATTCTTTATAAGTTAGTACAAAGCTAATACAGAAGAAATAGAGGAAATAAAAGTTGATATAAGTAATATCAGAACTTCTATTACTGTACTTAAGGAAGAACTTGAAGAAGAAATTGAATCTAACAGAACTGGCATAAACAATCTTTCTGAGAAAATAGTCGAGATTAATGAGGCAATAGAGGGTATTAACGAGTCTATCAAAAATATAGATGTTGACAAAAACATCTAGAATTGGATAACTAATAGTCTAAGAAACTCCAAAACCATAGAAATAAAGGATGATAATACTCTAGAAGTAATTCTATCCTAGTAGGAGGATAACGCAATACATCTTATTTAGTAGGAAATTCCTCCAGTAGAGGAGGAAGGAGAGCCTTCTACAGTAGTCCTACCTGGAATATATGTAAAAGACCTGGAACCATCTCTAACAGAGGTAAAGGAAGAAGTTAAGGGAGTATAGGAAGCTTAGAAGAACACTGATTCTAAAGTAGATTCTAATACTGAGAATATCACAAATATATAGACAAGTTTAGAAACTATAGCTACTTATCAAACTGAACTTCCAGATGATACCACTTCTGCTGTTATTCAAGGAACTACAGTTGAAAAATTGAAAGGAAAGCCGTTTAATGAGATTATAGATACTCTATTATTTCCTACTGTTGTTAGAGATTTGGTTTATCCTTAGTTGTATTATAGCTTCACCTCTTAGATTGTGGAGGTAGGATCCGCTTTACTTACCCCTACCTTAACATTTATAAAAAATGATGCTGGAGAGGAAACTGATAGAGAAGAAACTATTACCTATAATGATTCTCCTGTAGAATCTGAAATATATGATTCTATTGGTGTTTATGTGCATTCTGGTACTGTAAATTATGCTGCTGGAGAATATCTTATTAACAATAAAGGAGAAACTACAGACAAGAGGGTGGAAGCTGGTTCAATATCAACTACAGCATAGGTGACTGCTACCTACCCTTGGTATTCTGGTAATACAGATAGTTTAATCAAATAGAGTCTTGTTCCATTTGGACAATCTTCTGGAATTATTACATTTTCATTAAGTGGAAAGGCTATTATAAAATTACCCGGAAGTAATACTTAGCTAAATTCATTTACAGTAGATGGAGGACTGGGATACTTAAATGTTGATTTAAGTGGCTGGGAAACTTCTACCGAATAGATAAATGGATTTCCTTATAAAGTATGGACTAAGAAGGATACTTATTCTTCAGCATTGCCTCATCAAATTAACTTTACTTTATCACAATAATGGCATTTAAATATACAGGTGATGCTACATTAGGTGTTGCTTTAACCGTAGAAACTCCTAAACCTCTTGATAATAGAACAGTAGTCAATAATTTAGACGAATTATATTCTATTCCGGAGAAATATGCTTATCAAGGCATGACCGTTTCAAATATAGATAACGGAAATATTTATATGTTAGTAGATAAGTCTAAGATTAAATACAAAGAAGGTTGGAAAGCTTCTTATGAATCTATTTAGATAATCACCTGTACAGAGGCTGAATATAAGGAATGGTCTGAGAATACCACAGAAGATTTTAAACCTATAGACGAAGGTAAAACATATCTTCATGCAGAAACATATTATTACATATATGAAGACAGCCTAGATGATGATTAGTTTTATTTATCAGCAGAATGGGGTAAAAAGATAGAGGAATAGTTGAAATAGAAAGCTCTAAATACTACTGTCGTACAGATTAGAACGGATTTAGACTAGACAATCTCTAACCTTTCCAAGTATGCTACCCTTGAAGAATTAACTGAGAATTATGCCCCTAAAACTGACCTAGATTTAGAGGACCCAGAATCCTTGTTATCTAAAGCCTTGTCTAACCATTACACTAAGGAAGAAACTGATGACATATTTGTTACCAAAGAAAGTCTTAGAGGAGAAGGAATGGAAGGAGATGATTTTGTCTTTGTTACAAAGAAATAGTATGACGAAGACCAATAGGCTATCCAAGATGAGCTAGATAAGACTTTAAAGGTAGATGGAGATGGTTCCCTAGAAAGTATTACTGTAGGATAGATAAAGTCTCCAGTAGTAGGAGAAGAGGATTAGCTAGTAGTAGATGTTAAATCTAATGGGTTGTTTGTTGGAGAAGACCAATTCGCCATGATGTCAGATGTTCCTAATCTGGTTACATTAACTGAAGAGGAATATTTAAGACTGGTAGAAGAGGATGCTATAGAACCTGACACATATTACTATGTGTATGATGTAACAAATGATGCTAAAGTCTATATTACTAAGGAGTACTTAGATCAAAATTACCATACTACACATCAGTATTAGTCCTGGGTTGCTACTAATTATTACTCAAAGACATAGATTGATGAAATTGTTTCTGGTTTATAGAAACTAGGAAGCTACGTTACTACAGAAGATATTAAAGCATACTACACTAGCTCGTAGGTAGATGAAAAGTTTCTTACAAAAGAAAATGCTCAATCTACATACGCCACTCAATAGTCATTAACTGACCTTTCCAATTAGATAGCAGAGGAGTATGTGACAAAAGAAAGTTTGAGAGGAGATTCTCCTGAAACCGGTGATGACGATTTTATATTTGTTACTTAGAAGAAATATTAGGAAGATTAGGATGCCGCTTCTAAGGAATTTAGCACAGAGCTTCTAAAATCAACCTCTATAGAAACTTCTGATATTACTATTTAGAAAATTGTCGAAAAAGAAGTACAATAGAGAACAACTGGAGAAAGTTCAGAAGATGAAACAACTGAACAGACTATTGAAAGTTCTGTTAAACTTACTACAGAAGACGATAGATTATTAGCATCTGGAAAGCAAGTTGCTCTTACAGAAGAGGTTCCTAAATTGGTATGTCTTCCACAAACAGATTATGATGACCTAGTTGAAAATAATAGGACAGAGAACGATACGTACTATTGTACTTATGGAGAAAAAGATATATAGGATACAGGATATGTCAGAAGTGAATATCTAACAGAACGTTACTATACAAAAGCTGAGGTGGAAGGATTAATAAAGGCTGCTGTAGACGAATTGTAGAAGAAAATAGATGCAATATAGCCTGGTTCTGGTAATGTACAGGTAGATGGAGAAAATGAACAATTAATATTTTAAATAGTATGGGAACAATTTGGGTTGAAGGGTAGTTTAAGAACTCAGCAAAACCAGTAAAAGTTGTTGGAGGAAATGTAGGAGGATCTGGAATAGACCCAGATACATTAAAGAACTACGCTACCAAGGCTGAACTGTAGAAAGCTGTTGAAGACTTAACTGCCTCCATAGAAAGAATAGATCATAATGTAGAAGAAGAAACTTTAATAATACAATAATATGGCAGCTATCAAATCTATAAAGGTTGGAGAAACCGTATATGACTTAAAGGCTACCTATGATGGCTCTGGAAATGCTATAGATTAGACATACGCAAAATCTAGTGCCATTCCAACTAAAGTGTCTTAGTTATAGAATGATGAAAATTATTTAAAAGAACACTAGGATATAAGTGGTTTAGCTACTAAAACGGAGTTGGAAAGTAAGGTAGATAAGGAATCAGGAAAAGGACTTTCTGAAGCTAATTACACAGAAACTGAAAAACAGAAACTTAGTGGTATTGCAGATAATGCAAATAATTATGTACACCCAACTACTTCTGGAAATAAACACATACCTGCTGGAGGAGCACTTGGATAGATTTTAACCTTTTCTGAAGATGGGACTGCATAGTGGGCAGATACTAGTACTAAGTTAGAGGAACAATTTGATGCTCTTAATACTGCTTGGGAAGAATTACAAAAAGAACAATAGAGTCTAAGCAAACAAGTCACAGAGTTAAGCAGTAACGTAGACTTATACTCTTATGGAGTAGAATGGGACATCACTGTATCTTCTCCTATCCTTACTAGAATAGGAAATCCACTGTTACATAAATCCCTTCCTATTTAGTCTGCTTACAGAGGATGTGTAGCAAATAACGGTGTAGTAAATTACTATTTATATCCAGACGATTGGGCTTACAAAGAAGATGGAATTACTCCTTCTGTGCTTGATGGAACTGATGGAACTGTAAGAGTCCACACTCCTAAATTTTATGGTAAATCAGGCTCTAATGGAAATAAAAGATGGGTTAGAATTTCTCTAGTAAAGCTTGATGATTCGTGGGCAGAAATACCAGAACTATTAATTGACGCATATAGAAATACAGTTGACAATACTGTGTCAGAAACCCCTAAAGCTGTGTCCGTGGTCAATACTACAGAAGCATTTAGAGGCGGTGGAAATAGAGTACAATTCGATAAGTATCTAACTACTGAACTTGATACCAAAGATGCTTTTAGAAGCGATTTAGGAAAACCTAGAACTAATGTTTCTAGAGCTAATATGAGAACTTATGCCACAAATGCAGGCTCTGAATTATTGTGTTATGAATATTATAAATGGATATTCTACTGGAACTATGTAATAGAATACGCTAACTTTAACTCTCAGGCTGCCTACAATGCCGAGCTTACCTCTGATGGTTATCGTCAAGGAGGACTTGGTCCTGGAGTTACAGACTGGAGTAACTCTGCTACAAGTTGGTCTGGATATAATGGAACTTATCCTATTACTCCATGTGGTTATTGTAATGATATTGGTAATTTCACTGGAGTCAAAGATTTAGTTATTCCAGAATGTACTGCAACAAACGGAACAGATACAGTAGCTACTCACACTTTCAAAGTACCACGTTGGAGAGGTTTTGACAATCCATTTGGAGATATTTGGACAAACTTAGATGGAGTAGTTATTCAAAGAACTGCGGCAAATGAAATCAGTAGTGTATATACTACCACAAATAAGGAAGAGTTTACTGACGTAATTGGCAGCAAGACCATAGCAGGATATGAGGTAGCGCAAGATGGATACATTAAAGAGTTTGACTTGGGAGAGACAGCAGAGATTATACCATCTTCTTGTACTGGAGCCTCAACTACAACTTATATGTGTGATTACCACTCTTGCAACGCTAGCTCTACAGCGCTTCGCATGCTGCTGGTGGGCGGCACTGCGGCTTCTGGTGGCACTGCGGGTCTTGGCTATTTCTATTCTGGCCTTGGCGTCGGCTATGCCGGTTCCTATGTTGGGTTCAGGACTCTAAACAGAGTATCTTAAGAATAAAATATAGAAATCGATTTAGATATAAATCGTGGGATATTACTTCTAAAAGCCGTTGGTTGGCAAAAAGAACTGCTAGTAGGCAGCAATGCGAATAATGGTAGCAATGCAGGTCTTAGCTATTTCAATTCTAACAATGACGTCAGCAATGCCAATTCCAATGTTGAGTTATTATATATTTAGAACAATTTATTTTATTTTTTTTAGTTTGTTAAGTGATATCCTTGCCTCTAGGCAAAAGACAACGTAGTGTTAAATGAAGGGTGTTAGTAGGTTAAATCTCGAAAGCTTCCGATGAAATATATAAAAATTGAAACGTGTAGGATATTTGCACGAACGAGTGTATGATTTGAAAAACATCGAATTAGCTGATGATAAGGCTAGAAGAAATAAATCAATTCGATGTGGTATTAAGTAGCATGATAAGAATAGATTAGAAGAAAATAAGAAATTATCAGACAAATTAAAATAGTTAATCTATTAGACTTCTGAGTATAGTACGTTTGTAATATATGAGCCTAAAGAAAGATTAATCTTTAGACTTCCATACTACCCTGATAGAATCACTCATCATGCTATAATGAATATTATGGAACCTATCTGGACCAGCATTTTTATAGATTAGACATATTCCTCTATAAGAAATAGAGGGATTCATAAGGTAGAGTATGATTTATTCAAGGTATTGTAGAAATACTCAGATGAAACTAAATACTGTCTAAAAATGGATATAAGAAAATTTTATCCATCTATAACACATGACATCCTGTATGAGATGTTGTAGAAGAAAATAAAGGATAAGAAACTGTTAAGTCTATTGAAGGAAATAATATATTCAGCCAAAGGAGTTCCTATTGGGAACTATCTATCATAGTTCTTTGCAAATTTATATCTGACATATTTTGACCACTGGATAAAAGAGGAGTTAAAATGTAAGTACTACTTTCGATATGCTGACGATATTGTGATTCTTGGTAATGACAAGAATTATTTGAGAAATGTATTAGTATCTATAAAACTGTATTTAAAACAAGTTCTTAATTTAGAATTAAAACCTAACTACTAGATATTTCCAGTAGAAAGTAGAGGAGTAGATTTTGTAGGCTATAAATTTTACCACACTCACGTTCTATTAAGAAAATCTATAAAAATGAGAATGTTTAAGCTTATAAATCTATATAAGCAAAATAAGATTGATAGAGAAGAATTGGAAAGAAGAATGAGATCTTATTTCGGATGGATGAAATTCTGTAATTCTAAGAATTTGTTGAAAAAGATAGAAACTTTGACTGGTTTGAAGTTCTCAAATTGGAATGGAAAGGAAGTCAATATATCTAAGTTTTATAATAAGTATATTCACATTATAGAGGTAGTTGATTATCATAGCCATTTTAGAGTGCACTTTATGTATAACAACAAACCCTATTATTTTAAAAGCAAGAATAAGAAATTACATTATTCTTTGCTTAGATACAAATTTCCTATAAATTTTAAAGTAACACCTTATGTTAGAACCGAATAGAATACAAATGGACGTTTAGCCCCAGACAATCCAAAAACTTGGGAACGGTACTTATTACTATAACTATGATATAAAAGAAGTCGAAGCTGAAGTAACGGACTAGGAAGGAGATACTAAATTAGAGCTTTAGTATAACTTTATCTAGGTTTTACTTAGCGGACAACCTAATTATAAGGATTGTGTAAAGGCAATTGTTAGAAGTTTTCTTACTGTTGATGAAGAATTTGATTTAATCAATTCATACAACAGTTATACAGAGAATCCTACAGAGGATTCCGAAGCTTTACTGGAATACAAAGAATATCTCAGTAAATTAAAAGAGATTAAAGCCAAAGTCAAAGAAGATTTTGCTAAATTATGATATATAGAAATGGTAAATTAATATTGTAGGTTCAGAAAGATATTCTAGAACTTGTAGACCAAGTATAGCAAAGAGTACAAAAAAACATTGGAGCTATATATAAAGGGTCGTAGTTAGTCTGGCTTACCGTATATGATGCTGTTAGAAGCTGTTTTGGTAGCGGTACATGGTTACCTGATAGACCCTGGTTAAAAGATGATTTATGGAAAAATAATTAATTTGAAACAATGGCAAAATTTGAAGATTTACCTAATCAAATTACTAGCTTAGAAACAGAATGGGACGGTCATTCTGGAATGGAAGTAGAAGATTATATAAGTAGGAACATAGAAGAATTAGATAATAATGTAATTGAAAGTGGAATATACGAAGATGAAACATTAAAGTTATATAAAAAGGATGGGTCATCTGTAGATGTTCATATTACTGTATAGGAGCCTACTTATTCTTATGGTATTTATATTTATGGACTTAGAGTAGATGGGGGGAATCCTATTTTAAGAGGGTAGGGATTACAAACTATTCAATATGTAGATAGTAAAAAATACGAATTAGGTATTGCAATGTATGCTACTGCTGATACTTCTATAAGATAGGATAGAGTTGGACCTTTCTCAGTTAGAGTAAAATATGGGAGCAGTAATACTTATACTTACAGTGTAAATAATATTTCTTATACCTATTTTAATTTAGATGATTCAGGTAAGGTATCTGGATTAAATATACCAGAAGAAGAGAATATTAATGATGTAGTAAAATGGATTGATGTTAAGGATATATTTGGATTTTCTCAAGAAAATGCTTATATTTCTGCTACTATTGTTAATGATAAGGAAACAGCAAATGTTGGAGTGTTAACAGATACATTTACAACTCCTATTACTACATAGGTTATTTCATTAGCATATAATGGAGATATTGTTGTTAACTCTAATGTAGCAACATTTACATTAACTGGTGCTAATTCTACTGGATATATGTTAGAAGCATATAATCAAAGTGGGAAAATAACTATAGATACAGGGCAAACTAATTTAAATTGTCCTCTTAATCCTGGTTTAAATTAGTTAATAGTAAGAGCAGTAAATAAAACTAACTCTGATATTAAAACAGAATGGGTATATGTAGACTTAATTAGTACTATAGATTGCAATTAGACAGTTATAGCTATCAATGGTGTTACTGAAGGTATTAAAAATAACTCTATTGCTACTTTATATAATTTAACTGTATATAGTCCTAATGAAGAAGATGTTAATATTACTACATATTTATCTCAATATGATCCTGGTTCTGGAATAGTAAATCCAGATGAATCAGACTAGTTAAAATAGTAGACTATTACTTCTTTAAATTATAATAGTGACCATGTTTATTCTGAAAGTTATTATAAGTATATAGAGAATAAAAATTCTGCTGAATCTAACCGTTATTTGATGGTTAAATTTAATAATAATTTTTATAGTTTTAATGAATTAGAGGAATTATCTTCTTAGTTAGTTTCTACTTTATCTTATTTTAAAGTAATGCCTATTTCTGCAGTAAACTATAATTATTGTTATTATGATACTGGAGTATTACATTCATTTGATCAGTTAACCGCTTATATAAATGATGTATTTATTACAAATACATATTCTGAAGCAATAGGAAAACCTGCTAATGTAAGTGATACTTTAGAAGTATCTGATGGATGGTATGAAGATAAGGGAGTAGTTTATTTTAAAGTATCTGCTTAGGATGATCCTGTAATTACTTTAAATGATTTAAACTTAGGAAATAACTTTACGTTAGAATTAGGTTTTAGAACTTATAATATTAGTGATGAAAGTAAGCCTGTTTTAACCTTAGGAAATATGCAACTTCGTCCAACTCAATTTTGTTGGAATGTTGAAGAAGGGGTTCCTAATGGTGATGCTACTTTTAATGCTAGAAATTCTATATTCTAGGAAAATGTTAAGACACATCTTACTGTAACAGTACAAAGAAACTTTACAATACAAAAAGGAGAAACATACTATCCTGATTATCTTGGAAGTTTCTAGAGTACTTTTGATACTAATATGACTAGTTCTACTTATAATGACAGAAATAGATTTAATTTAGTCAGAGTGTTTATTAATGATGTTATAGATAGGGAATTTATAATTACTGATGATGAATTAGAAAATTTAAAAACTTCTCAGTTAGTAGTTAATCCTACTACTGCAGATATTGATTTTTATCTAGTTAGAATATATAATCAAACAGCTTTAAATTTTGATTAGGTTTAGCAAAATTATATATCTTTCTTAACTAATGATGTATCTATTCCTGATGATGATCCTAAAACTGAGTTTTATGATAAGAATGACATCTTAGGTTCAGATGGAGAAATAAGTTTTACTAAATCTTATAAAAAGCACAATACTTTAGTATTAGTATTCCCTAAAGATCCAGTAAACCCAGACAGAACTGATTACGTTCCAACTAGAGCTTGGGGAGGAAAGGATAATGCTGATCCTACTCCTAATGATAATCTAGCTTGTACTATGTTTTTAAATTATGCTGATGAATCTGTTAATAGAACTTATGGAGGACGTATTTCTGGAATAAGAACTAGAGGTTAGGGAACTTCAGCTATGAGATACTTTATTTGGAACGTAGCTACTCATATGAGTAAAGCTAAATCTTATGTTAAAAGAGAAGATGGTACTATTGATACTTCTTAGACAGAAGATGTTAATGGATTATTTGTTCCTTATTCTAATCTCGATCCTGATACTAATAAATTTACTGGAGATAGTGGAAAAGTAAAAAAAGGATATTATATGCCTCCTTATAGCGGGTAGCCTAATGAAAAAGATTGTAAAGGAGAAACTATTAAAGTTAAAAAAGCTGTAGGTAAAGTAAATTATGCTTCTTCTATGCAATCTCATGTTATGGGATTTTGTAAATTATATAATGATTTCTATCAATCTCAAAGAGGAGCTTTATCTACTGGAGGTAGAAAAAGTAAGTAGCAAGAACCTTTCTTATATTTTTATTGGTATGCTAATACTTATGATGTATCTGAAATTGAACTTGCTGATTTACTTGCCGCTGATGCTGGTACTAGCTTATTAGGTGGAAAACTTAAATTTATGGGATTCTAGACTTGGGGAGGGGCTAAAGCTGATGATGATACTTTTGGGTATGATGATGATTTAACACCTGGATATATTTTATTAGAAGGAGGAGAAAATGGAGATGTATCTGTTAATTTCAGATGTCCTTGGTAGGCATTATAGAGAAATCCTGTAAGTTGGTCAGACATTTCTAATCCTTCTTTAGCACCAAACCAAACTCTTTAGGATGTTCCAGTAATTAGCTATCAAGATTCTTTAAATAAACCTTGGGAAAATCTTTGGATTAGCGGTGACGAATCTATTATTTATGATCCTAATACAGCAGATGTGACAGGTGCTTGGGATGTTAACTATGGGTTGGAAGAAGTAGAGGATGAACTCACAGGAGCTTCGTTAGGATTTAGAATGAATGTAGGTACTGATGATACTCCTAATAATTATTTAAGATAGTCTATGAAGACTTGGCGTGAGTTTTATGATTTTGTTTATACTCATGACTATAATATAATAGAAACAAATAGTGGTGATACTTCTACTTGGAAAGATACTAATCATAAATATGTATGTACATCATCTTCATGTGATGCTAGTGTAACTCATAAAGCTAATGATGTTTATAGATATAATAAGTTATCTGGAAAATGGATTCCTGCAGGAGTAGAATATGATACTATAGCTAATTAGTGGAAAGCATTTAATCTAGTTAGCGATGTTGGTAACAGTTCTGTAAATACTATTGCTAGAGCAAAAGCATATCTTAAATAGGAATTTACCACAATTGCTTGGAATAGTGCTGATCCGAAAAATAGTGGTCCTTTAGATGCAGTAGATGGTGCTATTCACTAGGCTATGATTAGATTTATTTCTGGAACTGATAATAGAGCTAAAAATACTTATTTTAGAATAACAGGACCATTGCTAACAGAAGTTGAAAGTGAAGAACCAGAAGGAGATTCTACTTTTGAACCACCGTCTGACTATGCTGAAAATCCTAGAAAATATCACTATGTTGGGTTTATGCAAGATGATGTTGATACTATACTTGCTACTGATAATAATGGTCTTTAGACTAAACAGTATAATTTATTGGAACCTTCATATAGAGAATCTGATTCATAGTATTGGGGAGATTCTGGAAGTAATGCTTTCTTCTATATGTTTGATCAATGTTATGAAACTGAGATTAATAATTGGGTAAGTAGAATTATAGATTACGCATTTCCTAATCCTAATATTAATAATACTTCTAATAAATTCTATTAGTATTTCTTTAATACTTAGGACTCTTTACCTGCAATAGCATATAATCATACTGCTAAAATTTATTATGAGTTAGGTTAGCTAGTACTAAATGTAGGAGCTATTGAGAACTTCTCTAGTAATGACTAGTAGCCTATTCAACAAAGTCATGGTTCTTGTATTAATAGTGAAAAGAACTATATGAATAAAAGATTAGTATTCTTGGGAACTTAGACTAAAAATAGCACTATTGCAGGGGTTGGTAACTTATCTGTAAATCCCGGATCTGGTACTGGTGGAGCTGTTAAACCTGTAAAAATAAAAGTAGATTTCTCTCCATATCAAGATATGTATCCTCTGTATAGATATACTGGAGTAGATTATTTATATGATAATGGATAGACGTCTGATCCTATAGCTATACGTTATTTAACAGAAGCAGGAAAAGATTATTCTATGATAATTAATAGAACAGCAGATTCAGTTAATAATAATATCTCACTTATAAATTATTATAAGAAATTAACATTAACTGGTTTAGAATCTAGTTCATTAGGTACAGTAGCTTATGATAGAGCTGTAGAATTTAAGATAGATAATGATTTAGCAGGAAGTGATTATGCAGAATCTAACTTTACTGATAGTTCTATTCCTACATTTCCAGTTGTAGAGGACTTTACTTTAGCTAATATGGAACTTCCAGATACTTTTGATGCTTCTTAGTTTGCTAAATTAAGAAAACTTAATTTATCTGGAACTACTACTAAATATGTAATATTTCCTAATTCTGGAAGATTAGAAACAGTTATATTACCACAAACTATTGAAACCTTTAGAATATATAATAATCCTGGGTTACATCCAACTATAGACTAGGATGGTACTAGAGAGGGTATTATATTTGAAGGATTGGATAATCTAACTACAGTTGAAATTAACTGTAATAATGCTGGAAATTTTGATATAAGCGGTTTCTGTGAGTAGCTAATAGAATGTAATTCTCTATAGTCTGTTACTCTTAAAAATGCAAATATTAGGATTACAGAAGAAGCATTGTAGAAATTAGTTATGACTAATACTTGTGTATTAACAGGTGATATTTATATTGTTGATGAACCTGGAAGTGGAACACTTAAGGATATTAGTTTTGATACTAAGCAAAGATTAGTTAATATCTTTGGTGATATTTCTAGCCCGTCTTCTGCATTAAGAATACATTTTTAGAGTTCACAAATTACTGATTTTACATGTGCAACAGAAGTAGCAGTATATTATCAAGCTGGAGAATCTGGAACTATTGTTAGACAGAATTTGTTTGATATAACAGTTCCTGTTGGCAATGATGTCGAAATTAAATAGGGAGCAAATCCATTTAATCCATCTATTAACGGATATTTAGATATTACCTACTCAATGTCTGGAGTATCTTCTGATGTAGCTACTATTGACCAAACTGGTGCTATTACTTTAAAGAAAGAATCTAGTAGTACTGCCACAGTAACTATATCTATGAAAGTAGCTAATAATCCATCTGCAATTAAAAAGACTGTTACTGTTAAATTCACATGGTAGGCTCCTGAACTTGGAGACTTTGCATATGCAGATGGTACTTTCACTAGCTCATATGATGCTACTAAGACTTTAGTTGGATTAGTATATGCTAAGAATGTAAAGACAGAAACTACTGGAACTGTATTTATAATAGGAAAAGAATTTACTGATTCTGATAAGAGTTATTATTTAGGCTATTCGGCTGATGGAAATGAAGGTTCTTCTGAATCTATTTTATAGTAGCTTTATCAGGTATAGGCTTATTTAAATAATGTATCTATATAGAACTATGAAGTTGTCTCTAATGTTGCTACTCCTCAATTAATTAGCAATATTAATGTAACAACATATACAACTTCTGTAAATGACTCATTCTCAGGAGATACAGACACTTAGGCTTATATTAATCATGTAAATACTAAATTACTCCCCACATTATATACTAATAATGCTGTATGTAGACAATATATTTAGAGAACACAAGAATCTGGAGGATCTTGGACTTATTATATTGATAATATTAGAGATTTGAATAATTTATGCGGTGCTATTTAGACTATTTGGACTAATGCTTCTAGTACAGATATTATGAGCTGCTTATTATATCCTTATTTCTATAGTATGCATGTATATGAACCATCAGTTAAAGAAACTGAAACTTTAAATTCATAGTATAAAAAAGGAAATTGGTATGCTCCTTCTGTTGCTGAGTTTTCTAGAATTATTTACTATAGAGGTTATTCTGTTTCTGGAAATAACTTTAATACTGGAGATCTAGTTAGACAACCTATTAGTACTTCAGTATCTAAAGGTAGCACTACTTTAACTACTCCTATTTTCTCTATGGCTTATTCTAGGGCTGGAAATAATTTCCCAGCAGTATGGAATAGTGTAGTAGGTTCTGGAGATAATGCAGGTGTTAATAATATAACAACATCTATTAATTCATCTGCTGCAAATAACTATTCATATCAAAGAACCTCTGAGTATGATTCTTCTACTTCTGGATATACTTATAAGAATGAATGGATAACTGGTAGTTATACAGATCCTTCTTATTGGAATACTACATAGTATAGAAATGCTTGGAGATTAACTAAACACCAAGGTATCCCATTTACTAAATTTGATTATTCTAAGGATGATTGAAAATTTTATGCAAATAGAATACGAGGATCGCTTTTATGTAATAAATAAGAGCGATTCTCTTAAATCCTTATTAACTCATTAGGAATTGTTAACTCTTCCTATGAGTGTTTGGAAAACAATATTTGAGGAAAAAGATGGAGTCTGTTATTTTAATATGATGTTATAGGTTCTTTAGGAAGAAATAAAGTTCTATGATAAATCTAGCAACGTTAATGGATTCTATTATAATGGTAAAGAATATTGGTTAGATAAATCTACTAGAGTAGGATTATAGAATTTAGTTAATAGTAGTTCCGATAATATTTCATTAGTATTAGGTAATAATATTATAGAACTTGAAGTAAATAAAGCTAAGGAATTTTTATCTAATCTAGAAGTATATGCTGGTAAGTGCTATATTACTACAACTAAACATCTATTAGCTACAAAAGAGTTTAAAACAATTGAAGATATAATAAATTATGATTATACATCTGGATACCCAGATAAGATTACATTAAATGAATGAAAATTTAGAAAAGGATAAAATATAGCTAGGGAATGAAAAACCCTAGCTACTTCCTTCTAAATCATTACTTAATACTATAAAACTTGGCTACAATGTTAAGCCAGTCCCTCCGCCTCCTGTGAATCATATTGATTTCATAGAAGGGGATTCTGTGATGACTACTATAAGTACGGGATTTGAACATAACGATAAGCCAGTCCCTCCGCCTCCTGAAATAAATCTAGGCTGTAAGATTCCTAAGAAAAAGAATCCAGATTCGGTCATAGGAAGTATAGATACAGGATTTGGTTGTGATAATTAGGTCGTTATAGATTGTCCTAAACCGAAATATAAAACTCATTTATGTAAAGAAAATTATCTAGGAGAGTTTAAAACAGAATCTGAGAAAACATTAGCTAGAAATAATCTAGGAGTTTATAGTAAAGAAGAAATAGATAAGATTGTTGGTTAGATTGTAGAAAATAATAACAACAATTTTATTACTAGAAAGGAAGTTTAGAATATGATAGCCAACTTAGATTTTGTAGACTCTACACTTAAATCTTATGCAGACTACCAAATACCTAATAATTTATTTAAATTATGAGTACAACACAAATTAAAAGATTATTTCAATCAAAAACTGAATTTGTACCTATTACCCTAGCGGAAGCAGTAGTTGTAAATACTTCTAATCTCCCTGGGCTTTCATCATTAGGGATAACAACTCTTGATAAAGTATTGAGAACTACTATGGGAGTAGTTGGAACTAATGCTGCAGATATTGTTAGATTAAAATCTACAGTCCAAGAAATTAATACTGCTCTAGAAGGAAAATAGGACAAACTTACTGCTGGTGTAGGTATTAATATATCTCCAGATGGAGTTATTAGTACTACTAATAGCATAGAACTATACAAGATAGTTACTTAGCTACCAACAGCATCAAAAGACTGTTTAAATTCTATATATTTAGTTCCTGCAGCATCTGGTACAGCAGGAAACATTTTTGTTGAGTATATTTGTGTCTATGAAAACACATAGACTAAGTATATTTGGGAAAAATTGGGGGAAGTTCAAACAGATGTAGATTTATCTGGATATGTAACTACAGAAACCTTCAACCAGACTATCAATACAATTAATGGTTAGTTAGCTAATGCTATAACAGCGCAGGATGTTACTACATCAGATGGTAGTGCTAAGGTTGTAGTTAATTATACTATTCCTAAAGATTTATACGACAGTATGGTCGAGACAGATTCCTCAGACCAAGTAATAGGAGGATAATCATGGAACTAACTATTAAACAACTTAAGCAACATGGTTAGATATTCGTTCCTTAGACTACTGCTGAAGCTGTTTTAGTTAAAGATGGTGAGGAAGTTATTACTCTTGATAATATGCTAGAAAGAAAGGTTGAGCAGATTATTACTCCTGCTGGGTCTGGCTTGTAGGCATTTAAACAAGGGTCTAATATAATTCTTGCTCACTCCAATTCCATAACTGCAAATGAATCTCCTTCTTCAGTGAAGGTAAAATATGATAGCCGAGGACATATAGTTGAAGTAGCCCCAACAAGTGGAATGACTGTAGTTGTAGACCAAGAAGGCTATTTTTAGTATAATGGTTCAGAAGACCGGAATCTACTTCTGGGGAATGATTTTGGAATAGATGAAGATAATAAAATTATATTAAAATGGAATCATTTATAATATGGCACTATTAAATTTTGCTAATACCTATGCTGAAATATCTGGCAATCTTTCTTTGCCGGAATCTACTTCTGGGGATTTTGTGAAGCTATTCTTTTCCAAGGATGGACATATTATATCCCACGGAAAAGATTTTACACCTACGTTTACTCCGAATATGAGAGGTTTAGTTCCTATTTCTAGAGGTAAAGCCACTGAAATATTTAGAGGAAATGCTACCTGGGCTGAGATAACAACCACAGACTTGCCAATAGCTGAAAATACCTCTGTAAATAATACAACAACCCTATTTACTACTCAGTAGGTTCATTAGATAATTAATGCTAGCTTTGCTGCTAACGATGCAATGCGGTATAAGGGTACTATTACTTATAGTAATGGAAGCTATACGACACATACCGTTGCTGGAGTAGAGGTTTAGGGATTTCCCACTAAATGTGAGGTCGGAGATACTTATAGGGTGACGTCTTAGGGAACATATGCTGGATAGACTTGTTCTGCTGGAGACTTACTTATTTGTATAAAGGATGGAACTGGAAGTAGCTTAAATACTGCAGCTTATTGGACTGCCGTAGAAGCAAATATTAACGGACAGGTAAAACATACAGTAAACGGTACTTCTATCTATGTTTATAGTAATAGTACTAATACCTTCACTATTTACGCTCCTACAACTGGAGGTACTTAGAATTAGGTATTGATTAGTTCAGGATCTGCCGCTCCTATATGGACTAATTAGAGCAGTTTAAAAGTTGGAGAAGCTAGTAGAGTTACCTATGCTCTATCTGCTGGTGTAGGACTGACATTTGGGTCTAAGGTAACTTATAACGGTAGTGCAGCTAGAACACTAGCTCTTTCTCCGGCAACTGCCACAACTTTAGGTGGAGTAATTGTAGATAAAGATTCTACTAATAAGACAATATCTGTTACCAGTGCTGGTAGTATATATCTTACTAAGTAGAATGTTATTAATGCTCTTGGTTATGACCCAGCATCTAAGGATACATGGAGACCTATCACTATAGGTGGAACATCTATTGGTAAGAAGACTTTAAATTTCGTACCGTCTGGAGACGTTTATTTGAAGGCGGACTCTAATGGGGATGACATACAAGATATTAGTTTTGGAATAAGCTGGTATAATATCAGTACTAAGAAATACGAAACGGCATAATTTATGAAGATAGCATACAATCCTAAAACGGCTGCAGCTCTCACAACTGCTCCCGCGAACAATGATATAACTTTCGACCTTAGGGGCTTAAATATATTCGTTAGAGGGGAGAAATTCAAGGGAACAGATACTACCTACTCAGTATTTAAGAAACATACTTCTGCTGGAAGTGGAGGTTATAACGGATTGGTGCCTGTTCCCTCATATACTGCAACAAATGTTAGATTTTTAAGGGAAGACGGCACCTGGTCCATACCAGCGGCTACGGAACTTATTTATACGTAGTTGACTAATCAAGATCTAGATGATTACTTAGACGAAGGAAAATGGTACTATGCTGGTGGAGGTAATAGGGTAACTCACAAACCCAGTGGTGTAGATGCATTTGAGTTATATGTTGGTAGAAATGCTAATGGTTATCGTTACCAGAAATTAATTACTTCTAATGGTATAATATGGTTTAGATATTACGACTCTACTGCTTGGACAACCTGGGTTAGATGGTATACAGACCAAAATACTGACTAGAAAGTATTACAGTCTGCTACTACTACTGCAAATTTTAGACCTGTAATCTTAGGTTATACCAATACAAATACTCCTTCTGGTTTAAGTGCTAATGTTACTCAATAGGTTTATACTACTACTACTATATATGCACAACCAAGCACTGGTAGTCTGTGGGCTAATAAATTATATTCAGGTGGAAAGCCCGTTCTTACAGAACACCAATCATTAGCTAACTATGTTACTCTAAATACAGCTTAGACTATTACTGGAACTAAAACTTTTGGCTCTAATATACAGTTTAATGGAACTCAGAGTATTCATTGGAATAATGGGACTTATTAGTAGAGGATATCTATAACAGATGATTCCACAGCTAATACTTCTGTTTTTAACTTTTAGCAGTCTACTAATACTGGAACCTCGTGGAATAATATATTACAAATATATGATAATGGGATTTTACATGCTAATGGATATTATAAAAATGGTTCTTCTGATTCATATGTGCTACTAGGAGGTGGGGGACACAAATTAGTATCAGACTTTATGTTAAAAACTGATGAGCTGTCTAACAACCTTACCACTATCACAAAATCATTAAATGTCACACAGGCATGGATGGATACTGGTATTACTTCCACAAATCTTCCTGCAAATGGTACCTATATAGTATAGGTTCAAGTTAATGCTAATGATGGCACTGGAAATATGTGGAATTGCTACAGTTCTGGTGTAATGAGTTGGTACAAAGATGGTACTAATGATACAGAGACAGATGAAATTATATTACATCGCTCTGGTCATGCATATGGAAAAACAATCTACTTAAGAACTGTTATGCAGAGTTCTGGAGTTTTAAAATTATAGATAGGTGCAAGTTCTGGTATTGGAAAGGCTTACACTTATACATTTAAATTTAAGAGAATAATATGATAAAGGTTAAAGATGGATATGGTAAGCTTATAGGAACCACATATCAAGGAAGTGCAGACCATCTTCTCAGATCTAATGGGGATACATGGGCTGTTCATACTGGAAGGAATAATGAAGCTAATAAAATAGTAAGAACAGACAGCAATGGACAACTCTAGGTAGGTTGGATAAACACCACAAGTGGAAACCTTGGTACAGCTAATATAACTAGGATATATTGTTCTAATGATGATTACATAAGATATAAAACCCCTGAGAATTTTTTCTCCACATTATCTAATAATGGAGACAATATTAGTATAACTGTAGCTAGTCAGAACAGGACTCTAGTTGTAGGATATTCTAAAGTAGCAGGATAGTTAAGGTCAAAAGGAACAATATCCCCACAAACCGGAAGGACATAGAGCTTAGGAGATGTTTATAGTTATCATCTCAATGGTTCTGTCTCTGGAGGACCAACTAAATATGCTTCTGTTATAGGTTTTGGTAGAGGAACTTCTGGAACAGTAGAAATAGCAGGAGAGTGGACATCTGGAAGAGGATTGTGGGTAAGAGCATTAAGAGATACTACAGATAACTGGTATGCTTGGGATAAAGTACTTACCTAGGCAACTTATACTGGTATTACAGATTCTAGATATTATACTAAGACATAGGCTGATGAGCGTTTTGTAAATATTACTGGAGATACTATGACAGGAGAATTAATTAACTCTAGTGTAAACGCTTATAGACTGAAACAAAGCAACTATGGAGTAATTTTAAGAAATGACAACAATAGCTTTTGGATATTACTCACTAATAGTGGAAGCCCTTCTGGAAGTTATAATTCCCTGAGACCCTTCAGGATAAATTTACCAGATGGTAGAGTTACAATAGGGAATGGGTTATCAGTTACTGGAACTATAGTTGGAAGTTCTACAATTTAGGGAACTCAATTAATTTCTACTATAGCTGATGGAACTGCTCCCTTAAAAGTAACTAGCAAGACAGTGGTTACGAATCTTAATTCTGACCTATTGGATGGTTATCACGAAACATCATTCTTTAGAGCTAGAGGAAGTCAGACTATAGCAAGCTCTATTCCAACTACAACTGAGTTATCTAGCAATAATAACTTAAGCGGTAATTGGAATGTAACTTTTCCTGGAGCATCTGGACATCTTGTTCAATTTAATACTGGAAGTGGACGTACTAGATATATGCAATTCTACTCTTATTATAGTGGTAGTTTGTATTGGAGAAATAGTACTGATTCCACACTTAGCACTAAATCTTGGAAAACTATAGTAGATAGTGCAAACTATACTGGAATAGTTTTAAAGATTGGTACAGCTACAAAAGGTTCTGCAACTCTTCCCATATATTTAAATGCTGGAACTCCTACAGCTTGTAGTACAACTCTTGGAGTTTCTATTACGGGAAATGCAGCTACCGCAACTAAATTGTAGACGGCTAGAACTATTAATGGCACTTCATTTAATGGTACTGCTAACATTACTACTGCTTATTGGGGAGCAACTAGAACAATCACATTATCTGGAGCTGTGACTGGTAGTGCTTCTGTTAATGGAAGCTAGAATGTTACGATTACTACCACATATCAAACTGGTTCTATAGACGGACGCTATGTTGGAGGTAAGAAAGCAGCAGGACATGGCTCTCAAGGAACTGCGTATACAGCCGATACATACTCTTCTAATTTCGTAAATAAAGCATTTGTAGCATATGCTGAAAGAGGTTCATGGTCTTATGCTAATAATGGATACATAACAACAAATACAGGAGTGAATATTCCTCTTGCTGGAACTGCTGTATTCCAATGGGGAGCTAGTGATACAAATAAAACTTAGTTATTCATAACTCCTCATAATAACTCAGGAGTAAGCAATCCCGCTACTAATGAGATGTTATTCTATACAAGTAATGGTAGTGGTTTCACTTCTGCTTGGACTAGGGTACTAACTCATAGAAATTATACTACCTATACTGTAACCAAGACTGGTGGAGGAGCAAGCGGTACTTGGGGAATCTCAATTACTGGTAATGCAGCAACGGCCAATAGGATAATATCTCATAGTATAAGCGATACCTTAGCTAATAAGACTACCCCAGGATACTTATATCACGCTGGAGGAAATAATAGTGTGAAGGATAAACCTTCTGGAGTTGACGCTTTTGGTGTATTCACTATGTAGACAGCATCTGGGTGGTATGGGCAATTACTAATGTCTTCTAATACTTCTACAGGATTATATTGGAGGACAGCCACTTCTCTTAATGGTGGATGGAAAAAAATATTAGACTCTTCTAATTATACTGCCTATGTAAATCCAGCTAATTTCGTAACATCTCTTGGAACTAATGGAAACTATGTAACCTGGACTAAAAATGGCACTACCAATAATTTAACAGTTCCTTTTGCTACTAATGCGGATAAATTAGATGGATTTCATGTTAATACTTCATAGAATC